GCATTTACTTCTTTAAGACCATCAATTGCAGTTTTGAAAGCATTTAAAACATTATCTACTTTCTTAGACAGATCTACATATGTTAGCCAATTATATTACACAACCCATATTAACTTATTATTGAGCCAGTGACAGGACTTGAACCCGCAACATACTGATTACAAAACAGTTACTCTACCAATTGAGTTACACTGGCTTATGAAACACTATCGTAGTTTTGCACGTCTGATTTTTATTGCCACAGAAACTCCATACAAATGATCAATTTATATGTTAAGAGTTGTTACGCCGCTAATGTCAAATTTAGAAATAACTTATAATGACATAAATTGGTTATAGTTATCCTTGTATCCTATAGAAGTATTCACAAGAAGCTCGCCATGCATGCTTCTACCAGGCATTGGCACCATAAAGTCATTTCCATATATGTTAGTTAAAACACTTAAATATACTTCTGGAGCAGGAAACATTCCTCACTCAAATTTAAGGTAAACCTTATTGTTATAGTCTCTAGCGTTTCTAAGACTTTGTATCTTATTTGGAAATGTAAGATTACCAAATGACTCTGTGGAGAGTACATTATATTGTTGTCGTAGCTCTTGATATTTTTCTCTAAGATATAAAAGTCTAGATGTGTTTTCCTTAGAAGAATCATAACATTGTATTCTTGTTTTTACAGCCAGTGCTTCTAGTTTAATTAAGTGAAGCTGGTGCATAAACTTTTGTCTCTCAACTAGATCATCTGGAACATTATCAAAAGGACATATATCTATAAAGATCCCTTGGTTAAAGGTAAAATGACCTTCTAAATCCTTTTTGTGAATACATGTTGTGTCACTTCTTCTTAACTTCGTACAGCAATAAAAGGTACTGTCTGTTCAGTCATTTTGAACAAAATATGGATAATTCAACTCTTTAACTGCACACTCTAAAAATCTATCATAGTCTGTTCTAGGCATAGCAATATCAATATCATCGTCCCATGGAATAAATCCACCATGTCTGACAGCACCAAGTAATGTTCCTCCATCTAAATAGTACTTCAAATGATATTTATCACAGATATTTTTAAACTGTCATAGCAAATCTAGCTCAACTCCTCAAAGTTCTTTTCTTTCTTTAGACACTAAGAATCCATTTTTTACTTCTGCTTCAAAAAAGTTATCTGGTAATTTAATATTTAAGTTTACCATTAAATAAACATTTAGCCAACTCTAAATCATCAGGACTTGTAATTTTAAAATTCATAAGTTCTCCCGAGATATATAAGCATTTATTTCCATTATGCTCATATAAGTCAGGTAAAGTCTGATAATTATCTATATTTTTAATCTTTGTAATTATATTATAAAGGCTTCTAAGCATAAAAGTTTCAGGAGTCTGTAAGATAGCAATTGGTTCCTTTCTTACTCCAGGAGCATATAATGAGCTGAGATCTTTTAAAGTGCTAACTGTTGGAATGTATGGAACAACAGCCGAATTATTAGAATCACAAGAAGACAAACATCTTGTAATTAAATTTGAAGTGAAAAAAGGTCTAACAGAATCATGAAACATAATTTTTTCAATAGAAGGATAGTAAGTCATTATGTATTCAAGACCAGCAATTCTAGATCTTAAGCATGAGTACCCTCCTTCTATAATTTTGATATAAGAAAATGGAAAAAGCTTTCGAAGAATAGGAATATATTCAGGTAGAGTAACTATAACAATTATGTTAAATAGTCTTAACCTAACAAACTTTTCAACAGTCAAATATACTATAGGATGTCCATTAATATCTATAAACTGCTTAGGAATATTCATTCCTACCCTAGTTCCTTTCCCCGCAGCATTAATAACTAAGGCATTCATACGTTTAAATTTATTAATCTTAATAGTTGCTCGTTAAAGATTCGAACTTTAACTTTCACGTTCAAAGCGTGACGTGCACAAACCAAGTACACCAACGAGCAGAAGCAAATCCGCAGCAAGAATCCACCACAAATATAAAGATAAAAGTCAATATAACCAAATATTTGTACACTTATTTCTATAATTTGTACAAATTTTTGAGATTACTATTCAGTATAATAACTAACACTTACTTTTGCTTCTCTTTTAAATAAGTATAGATAATAATGATCATTAAAGTGATAACAATCATCACGAAGAAATATGTTAATACTGTAACAAAGAAGTTTATCCCTAATATGTTATTAACAAAGTGTAATAAATAGCACACTAGAACACAATACAACAAAATTCTATGATAAATACAAAGTTTGAATGTAAGAGATAAAACAATGAGACCTATTAGTACTACCATAACTGTTACCAAATCTACACAACTAATAATTACTGTAGAAATTGTATAGTAACGTAGTAGTATTTTAAATAATATGTTTAGTGCTAGTAAGAAAGGTGCAAAACGAATGAATATTAAACTAAGTTTCTTTAACATTCTATAAAATAAAATATCAAATTAATAATTAATATAATAATCACCCAGCTAATTATTGTTAATAATCTCGATAAACACCCTAATCTAGTAAGAATATCATGTGATGTAAGTTTCATTATTAAAATTCAGGTTCAAACATACTAGACGCCCAAAAATACCTATGAATATCTTCATTTATGAAATAACAGTATCCATCGTCTTAAATTTGGTTGTAATTATTATTTTCACCAGCACAACTTCCTCCCAAAATAGTACAAACTTTCCCTCCATAACGTTTAAGCATATAATCTACAAATATGAATCTGTAACTTGTGCTCCTACATCCTTTATCATACTGTGACTTTATCAAAACAGTATCTCCTTTTTTATATAATGAGTTCATAATTCAAAGAATTTAACTGACATAAATAACAATTTTTATCTTCGTTATAGCTTAGATTTATATCTAATAATTCCTGTTAACTTAAAAAGAGAACAGTTTAGACTCATATTCAGAAGCGGTCTATAGTAGATAAAGTACTTAGTGCTTTATTATATTAGATTTAACTAGTATTAACTAATACTATCTCTATAACTCAGAGACTACTACTAGGATTTTACTTTGAGATGAAACTTCTTAAACACTATCTAGGTCTTTGTAAGATTCACCTAGTGACTACCACTATTATATTTATATGACCGCGGTAGGTCGTGAGGTTTGGCTTTAAACTTATAGTTAAAAATTAGAGCCTATACCCCCGATCAAAGAGGTATAGGCAATGTTTATCGTCTTTTAAGAGCTTCATAATTTTTATATGGGCCCCTCTTCTTAATAAAGGTTTTTCCTTTATCGTGTTAGAAGAAACTATAGTGTTCTACTATAGAGACTACACCTTTGATTTAGCAGGTAGGCTTTTCTGCTTTGTAATTAGGTAAGTATAGAGCATTATGCCTTACTCTACGGTAAACAGTTCTATACGAAAGTTCTCCTGTCTTTTTATCAAAAACAGGGTTGCCTTCTTCATCTACTTTAACTTCTTTAAAGGGCATTGTAATAGCCTTCATTTTAGGATGTGCCATCTGTGTTATTTAATTATTTTTACCTTGTTTTTTAGCAATATCAAGGAGCATATTCAGTCCTACAGCATCCATAGGATTAGCAGATGCTCCTTCTTTACCTCCAATAATCATTACTTCAGGAACCCAACGAACATTTGAGTTTGCTAATGCCTGAGCTACACCAATTGTGGTTTCTTTATCAATTGTTGCTCTTTGCAATGGGTCCAATCCAGCAAGTACTTTAGCTCGTGCTGCTGCAGCTTCTGCCATGCCCTGAGCTTCAATACGTTTTGCATCTTCCTTTGCCTTTAAAGCAGAAAGACGAGCTACTTCATATTCCTGTTCAGCCTTAGTAACCTCTACAGCCTTAATTTTCTCCTGTTCCCACTTAGCCTTCATAGCAAGTGCCTTACCCTCCTCTTCAGCACGAATTGCCTCTTGAGCAGCAGCAGCTGACTTCGCACGACTAGTTTGAATAAGCATATTTGCTTCCTGTTGCTGAGCAATCTGCCTATTTACTTTATCAGAATATGCAATCTTTGATACAGCTACCTGACCAATCTCTAGTCCATAATAAGCAAATGGGGAGGATTCACTACGCTTGTAACCTCCTGCTGCTAATGAGTCAGGAATTAGTGTAGCTACATTAATAACTTTCTTTTCTCCAGTAATTGCATCAAGTACTTCGCTACGCTTGATTGCAGTTTTGTAGACACCATTATTTAACTGATCAGTAATATATTCAATCAAGTCATTCTTCTTCTCTGCATACGATTCAAAAGCAGACATCAGAGGACCTGAAGCATAAATTACCTTAGTAACAGTCGGACGAACAAGATCATTCATTAAACGATCCATACCATTATAATCAGTCTGAATACGAGCGAGGTATTTAGGGTCAGTAGGAAGTTTTACACGAAGTGATCCATAAATCATACCATCTGAAGCATCATTGAAGATTACAGGAATAGGTTTTCCCTGCTGATCGCCAGCCTCAGAGTCAGATCCGAACCACAACTGTTGAGTTTTATAGTAAGTAGTGGTTTTGCCCCACCACTGCCAGTGAAAACCAGGACTAGTCCAGTATTCCATGTTACCAGTAAACGGATACTGATTGACTACAATCGTCTCATTCTTTACATCTTCCCCGATTTTACCCAGAGAAACAACACAGAAAATAGCAAATACTACTACAAGAGCAGCAACAATTTTTTTGAAATTCATCTTTAGATTTTTAAATTACACAATTACCTTTTAAAAAAATAATAAAATGGAATTATTACCTTCCATGTAATTTTACGATTAGTAATTTTACATGTATCTAATAACTGAAGAGTCATTAGAGTATAGTAAAGAATAAAGGAAATACTAACTAATAGTATAACAAAACGATAAAACCACATTACTTTAAATTACTTTTAATGTTATCTCTTGTATCACAGTAGATTTTAATTTCTTGGGGGAAAACATGAATGATAGTAGTATCTTTCATTTCCTTAAATGTAGAATTAATAATCCTCTCTAGGGAGTCTATCTGTAAAACTAGAGATTTTATATTCTCTTGGTTCTGTCTAAAAAAGGTTTCACTGCGTGTATTATCTATACAAAAAAATGCAAAACTTATTAGGAAAGAAGTTCCAAGAAGAAGTAAGACAACTCCAATTTTTATAGATTTATCTGTCATAACTAAGAATTAGCATATTAACTATTTAAGTTAAGATAAGGATTAGATTTTTATTACAAAAATATATACCAGCTGTGTAACACAATTTTTGCCTGATTGGTACTAGCATTTACCATATACTTCCTTAACCAATATCGGAAACTATATGTACAGGTATATAAATAATAAATAGCTTCTGTAAGTGTACAACCTATTGCACAGATACTTTCACTATCTTATTATTGTGATTGGATAGGATTCAAACCTAATGTTTCCCTATTGTACAACAAGGCGAGTTTCATCACATTCTCCTCTCAATCAACCCCCAATCTTATTGAAAACAATAAGACGCCCTTGTCTTGTCTGGGAGACTTTCATAAGGGTACTTTTTAAATAAAAAGAGGTAATCCCATAAGTATTATTCTACCTCCGCCTCATCTATAAAATCATAGATTATCAGCAGCCTCTGCCAAGGCATCCCTGTTTTTCTATGAACTGGCAGATTCATAAATTATCAGGATAAACAGATTATTAAATTTCTTTAATATTTCCGTTTTTATATTTCTTCTGAGTAGCAATCTTTATTATTCCATCCTCGTTTACTAGTTTCTCTTTTCATTCTTAGCTATAACTTTATTAGTATATTACTAATATAATGCAGAAAGTAGTGTCATTACTTCTCTAATCCAAATTCATTAATAAAATCAATATTCCTCTTACATAAACTTTTTACAGTAGCAACTTTATGAGTTACATTTCCCGCGGTAACCTCAGAAGCTATCTCTGCAATATGCGTAAGATTATTGTATGCCATGATCTCACCATATTGTTTCTTTATTTTATCTGCATAATTAAATGCTAATGCTTTAATTAGAGCAATATTATGAGAGTAATTTGCAGTAGTCACTTTATCACATTTGTTATGTATACAGGTAAACCATAGTATAACATCCTCTTTTGTTGTCATAGTGTTATGTGCTTATTGTTCGGTTTCTAAGAATGAATTTGTACTCCTTTATATATAGACCAGCCTTTATCTTCTGCTATTCTAACACAACGAGACTCCATTTGACTATGGATTGTTTGAATGTTTTGGTTTAGGGAGTACGTTATAGTATCTTCTTTACCATTAATAAGAATTTTGCCATTTTCATAGTCAAAAAGAATCTTATCTTTAAAGATTTCTATAACTAACAAATAAAGGGTTTCCGCATAGCAAGTTGTATAAATAGGATGAGTAGCAAAGTACATATTGGGTTTGAATCTAATTATAAAAAAATACTCCTCTGTAACGCATGCCCTTGCAGGAGTATCAATTCACTATAATAATACTGGCTCCCTATAATAGTTTCTGAACTCAAGACTACAGAATCTCGAAAGTAAAGTTATTCAATCAGAAACTTCTTGTTGTACCTATCGTATCTAACACATTCACAAATCTGGGGATATTGTTTATGCTGACTAAATACTCCTGGCCTGGACTCAAGTTTTTCTACTCCTTCCCTCTAAACTTATAACGAGTGAACTCCCTTAGTAGACAAAGGACTCATTGACAGTTTAACTACTACTATCAACCTGCAGTTTAACTCCCCGAATTTACGGAGTAATCCATGCAACTGTACATAGAACTTGCTCTTTTGTTACACAACACAAGTTATTGTGAAAGATTTACGACTTCCTTAAACGATTTACCTTAGAACATTGCAGAACTTATTCCTTTAACATATGATTATTTCTACTAATACGCATAATAATCTAGAATAAAAACCTCTGTTAAAGTTAAGATACACTAGGTTAATATTATCCTCTAATCCCCGCTATTAGAGTATTCTTTTTTTTAGTTTAACTCCCCTTCTACTATTAGGGTTTATCTACAATGCTTAAGTTTATATTAGAATTCTTTTTATCTGCGTTTGAATTCTGTAATATCCTCTTCATCATAGCCAATTAAGGCTTCAAGAGGAACATCATCAACCATCTCGTCAATAATAGATGTATCTTCAATTTCCATACCCCCCCCCTCTTTAAGTTTATAGGCTACTATAAATAGCATAGTTGAGACTAAGATAATTAATATAAAAAATGATACTTTTTTAGTTTTGCTTGAGGTAAGTATCTAGATGAAACGTTATAATCTAATCAGTCATTTCCTACTCATCTATTTTTATTATATTCCTAAAGGTTTATCCTTTAGCAAGTTTAATGCTGTTTGTAAACCATCTTCTAAACAAGCAGAATAGTGCCTCTGCCGTACTTTACCAGGTCCAGAATATTCCTCAAGTGTAACTCCCAAGTTTAATTTTGTGATTGTCCAAAAATAGGATAGTGTTTGATCTAAGTGAACTAGTACAACTGTTCCACACTCGTTTCTGAGCCAGTCTTGTAATTCTGTTTGATAGAGAGCTGGGATTAAATTGTCATACAGTTCACAGGTTCTTTTTGAATAATGATAACTAATATTGTTCTCTGAACTTAAACTGTATTGTGACATATAATACTGTTGCTGACAGGTAGGATATCCTTTTCTAACAGCTATTTTAGCAGTTTCAAAACTAATTCTTTTCATAAAAGTGATTCAATGAGCAGAAAGATAAATTACAGAGTCATCAGATAGAATTACTTTAGCTTTCGTATTCCTAGGTACATCCCACTTTTGAAGTTTTCTAACTAATGCTTTTAGAGATCCACACTTTCAACTTCCGTATGTTTCAGCTATTAAGTTAGTTCCCCTCATTTAAAGATATACGAGCCTAATCGAATATCTTCCTAGAATAAATAAAAACTCTCTTGTAAATAATAATTGTAATGGGCTGAGATAGTGACCCTTACTCAGTCTGCGTTCATAATAGATTCTGAGATCATGGCAATACATTAAGTGCTCGCTCCCTACAAATTCTATTTAATCACACGAATAAAAACTCGTAGCAGACATAGAATAATTATATTCTATTAACTTTTGAAACTTTAAATTAAAATGAAGGTTACTTCATTCTCTTAAGGTTTCAGGTAAATAATACTAAGCTGTAGCTGTGCTGCTTGTTAACAGTATCCTTCCTCTACTATTAGTTTAACAGAATTAACAATCCTATATCACTAAGCTCAGTATTCAGTGAAATTATTATAACAGAGTCTATAGGCTTTTAACCATTCTGTTTTTGTATGTTTGTGAGGCATTTGAAAATTACGAAGAGACTTATAAAAACGAGGTGCATCATTAACCTCATCACATATTACATAGAAAGCTTGTATAATATCTCTCTTAAATACCTCTGATGTTTTTAGAATTTTACTAACTCTACGAAGAGCTTTGAGTCTCTCAAGAGCATACGCTATTAGTATACCATCAACATGAAGCTTACCACTCTGAAAATCCTCAGTATTATACCTACCCAAAATTAACTGTATCGCAGATCTAATTTCAAGTTCTGGATTGTCTTTTAAAAAGTCCCTTAAAAGACAGTAGGAATTTTTACCTGTTTCACAGTAAGCATAAAGGTAATCCTTAGTTAACCATCTTTTATGTCCTGAATTAAACCTAATAGCTAAGCTAATTGGGTCTTCTTTTGAGTTTATTTTTAACATTCCTAACTCATAATGACGACTAGTATCAATGGAACATAATGTACAGAACGCTTTATAACGATGCTGTCCGTCTACTATATAATTATCCTTTACAAAGATTGGTGGAATCCAATCTCCCCTTTTCATAGACTGCATAATCTCCCTCACATGAGCAGGATTAGTTAGTCTGTTTGCAGATAAAAATTCGAGTGAAGGACTAGGTTTGTCCAAAACAATAATTTCTTCGGTTTTCATATCAATTCCATATTATAAGACCTGAAAGCATTTGAGAACTGTCTTTATAACAATAAAGCTTAGAGATTGTATATAAGGACTGAGTATGTTGTATAAATTGAACATATCTAGACCCTATTCCAATTTCTTCAGTAGATAACTTCTCAGCTTTTAAAGTATTTTTATAAAGAGTCTTGTTAAGAGTATCAATTGTTTTCTCCCTACCTCTAGAACCCCGAGTAGATACAGTAAAAAGTAAAGCCTTAGTACCTGACAGCATAGTATTCATTCTGTAGAATACATTCATTATAGAATACTGACCATATAAAATAGTCTCTTCAAGATCAACGTCCATAACATGAGTAGGGAAAACATCATCAATATAAGCTCTAACAATCCAGTTTTCAACTGGATGAATATCAACTAAAGTAATATTGTCTGGTAAAAAATACTTCTGATATTGCTGTAAAGCTACTTTAGGACTATTTCCAGCTAAAGCTGTTAACTTTTTATTTTCAAATTTCTTAAGACAACCAAATAATTTGTTTTGGACATGTCTCTTTGCTTGAGTAGAATCTAAATCGTAGCTTTTCATCTGTATTAGTATTTTTTAATTATGTGGGCCCTACAGGACTTGAACCTGTAATCTTCGCCTTATGATTTCTTTCTGATTCTTTGAAGAATCTTTCTAGTAAGATTATAGAACTGAGCCACTTTTTCTCAAGACTTTAATTCTTGATACTTTTTGGTAATTTCATCTTTAGTAGGATAATTTTTAGAGTTATATCTACATTCTTTAGAACAATATATTTTACCTGTTGATTTGGGAAATCTTTTGCCACATACGGGACATATTCGTCCCGTTAAATTACTAAAACTAGTTGTCTTAGAATCTATTATGTTAGGAATATTATCTAAAGTTAATTCAGGATAATGCAATTCCCTATGACAATTGGCACAAAGTAAAATACATTTATTTAACTCTTGTTCTAATTTATCTATACTAGTATTTGAAAATCTTCTACTATCTATCTGATATTCTTTTAGACTAGGATCTAAATGATGAAATTCTAATGCAGAAATGTTTTTATTATATCCACATTTTTCACATTTAGCTCCACGGCTTAATATAGCCTCATATTTTCTCTTTATTCCTCTTAGTTTTTGTAATTCGTAATTATTCATATTTTATGTATTTAGATTTAATACACAAAGATAATGAATAATTTCATAATTACAAAGTTTTTGGGACAAAATGTGCTCACTGAGGGACTCGAACCCCCAACCACTTGGATATAAGCCGAGCGCACTGACCATTGTGCTAAGTGAGCATTTTAAAATGAAGGAGTGGGTGACTGTCACTCTAACAGTTACTAATACTAGTATAATGGCCTAGCAGCTCAGTGCCACAGTCTTCCGACACATTAGTAATGTATTTTTACTTCATTTAGAGAGTTGCAAATATAACACTTAATTTTGAATATGCAAATTATTTACAACTATGATAAACATGAAAAGGTCCACAATGAATTTTACCATTTACAGAAGTTTCTCTTCTATAAATAATTTGAAAAACATTTGGATGATCCTTTATATAGTCTTCGACTTGCTGAACTGAAGAGAATGTTGCCAATATTTCCCATTTGTTAGAAATCGCATAATATTTACAATCTTTAGCAAATTTCAACAAATTTTTAGTCACTTCTTTATCAAGAAATGCTTTACACTCTTCAGCACTTTTACTTGATCGGCATTGATCAAAATGAGGACAGTGATGACAATTATCTCGCCAATTTCCTTTCTTAGGAATCATAATCAAGAATTTTTAACTCTACAGGTTCGTCTTCCCACTTTAATTCTCTTCCGATCAGCTTTTTAGCAGATCCTTTAGGTAAAGGAAGAGTCATACTATATGAATACAAAGGAAGAAACCTTTCTAAAATTTCTGATCTAACTGGACGAAATTGAAAAATAGCTTCCATCCCATTCTTATCTACTGCTATCCATGGCATATCTTTATATTTTTTAGTGATCCCAGAGAGGTTCGAACTCTCGACCCCTACATTAAAAGTGTAGTGCTCTACCAACTGAGCTATGAGATCTATTTTTTATAACTTTTCTTCTTTTAAAATTTTATTTGATGCTTTGTCGACTAGTTGAACAGAAGAATATTTCTTTGAAAAACTTTTAAATATTCCCAAACCGTTATCTTCTCTACACATATACACAGAAGATTCAAATTCTTTGTGCATCATATTTTTGAATTTAATAGGAAATACTAAATTGTATTGTTTTGTAACTCCTATAATTCTGATTTCATATCGTATATTATTATTTTTCATACTTAAATTTGTGTTTTACACCTAAAACTTAAAATTAAAAATAATTATATATTGGTAGTTGTTTTGTACCTCAAAAATCTTAATTTTTACCTTTTAAACTTGTTACATACACAAATTGAAAGAATTAGATCTTCTCTATAAAATATTTTTTAATCATAAGAAACTGGTGCCCTCAACAACTTGGGAAGTTATTAAGTTTTTGAAGATTTACCGCATTAGTTAGCCAAACTAAATTATTTCAATATTGATATTATCTCAGAATTTTGATTACTCGTTGAAAGCTACTTCAAGGTTGTGGTAAAATATATTTATTTAATTTGCAATACCACCTGAAAGAAGTAGTTAAATACTAAACATCTACTATCAGGAATGAAACTCTTTTAAATTCAATTAGTCTTAGAGAAGCAGTAGAGTTTATGATTCTGCCACTAAGATAAAAATTACCTATCCAGCATTTTCCAACTGGTAAAAATTTGGCCCATATGCCTTATACTACAACTCAATGTGGCAGTGAAAGGTTCAATATATCCTGCACTCTTTAATCTACAATACTTAACAACTGTGGAATCAGTTTTACAATGTTACATACTTATAGTCATTTCAACTCCTTCCTGTCCGTCCTTAGCAGAAGTACGTTACTTCTCCCCCATTATATAACATTGTATAAGTATCTTCGAAATAGGTAATACTATTAATCCAGATTAGATTGTCATAATTACGGCCTCATCTGTTGTAGGAATTTCACCTAACTCACCTGGTAGCATCGTTACTCATTTAATGCTTTGGCTGAGCTGCTTTGTAATAATCATTACTCACTAAGATTCACTTGGTCTTTTACTTAAGCCTGAAAGCCTATAAATTTTAAAAATAAAATTTCAGAGATTTTGATCAGAATCTCCGAGAAATCTACTCTACGCCTCATTAGCCTGTTACTCTTCTATCTAGGTGATCAATCCTTTCAAGCAAGTGCCTATTATCGTATTTTGATCTATCTCGATCCCTGTTTCCTTCTTATTTCATAATGGATATAAGGAAGTTATCAGGTTAGTAAGAATTTGTAGATAATCTCTATCTACCGAAACAGCCTTTATTTATACTCCCTGCTTATACTGGAGTATAATAATAAACTAAGAAGAGGTTTTACCGAGTTCCGCGGTTTTTTATTTAGAGCGCCCTGAAGTCGTTACCTTCACCTTGGGGTCCCTCTAAGCTATAGCAAAGTATAGCAAATAGGTATCATTTAGTTTTCCTAACTACATTTCCTATTGATACATCTTATAGTATCCTACCTCTCTATACCTTTCTATGTATATCCTTAATTAGTCATGTAACCATTAAGATCTTAGTTTATAAAAGTTATCTGCTTTTGTTATATCTATACATTGGAGTCCTAATAACAGGTTACAGCCCGTGTATTAAAAACTAGTTTCCTTCTTTTTTATCTTCCGAAGCAATAGAATCTAAAAGTCTATTAATAGCTTCAAAAGACTTTTCAGGAAGCTCCTGTAATGCCTCAGAATTTTTAATTACTTCTGTTGCAATTGTAACTCCAAAAATTTGGTAACAGGTAGATCTTGAAGGAACCAAGATAGTAAGCACTATGGAAATTATCCCAGCGATACCAGTATATTTCCACCATCTCTTGGCTGTCTTCAATTCACATTCATCACAATAATACGCAGTAGATACGATCATAAAAATACTCAGGCATACAGTAAAAGTTGCTAATGCAATGATATATACTCCTCCAGAAATAGAACATAAATATACCCACCAAGCTAGATTTTCCATTATTTATTAATTATGTTGATTATTATTAAAGTTTCGGATTTCTAAGGCATTTGAATTTTTATTCTAGTAAATTTAACGCTATTATTAAAGCTTCTCCCAAAGCATTTTCATACAACATGAAAAGCTCTTCCGTAAGTTTAGTGTCACTATTGATTACTGAATTTGGAGTATAAATGATATAGGCATAGTATCTGATTTGGTCTTTATAAACAGCAATAATAGAGATATGAATCCCTTTATCATCTCTTAACCACTCACTAAGTTCTTCCTGTAAAGGGGCATAGCAGCTAAAATTGGGAATGTACCCAATACCTTCACTATAAGTTTGGGTATATAAACTGCCCGTAGTATCATAGTAAACTCTGCCTGTTCCACTATAGCCTTTTTCCTTCGCAAGTTTAGCAGTGTTATAATGTACAAATTCCATCAGATGTATTTTTTAATTTTAAAAGTCCTCAGCTTAAAAATGAATATGAGTTACCACCCTGTGTTGTAGTGAAAACCACATATAGTCTTAATTGTTGTTGAACTTGAACTTAGCTAGTGTGTTAACAACAACACGTACTGCTACTACAGTATTGATAACAGGGATCATTATTAGTACAAAAGCTGTTGTTGCATCTATATCTTCCCGCTCAACTAAATATACACCTGTTACTAAAGCACTAAATCCATAAATAATGGTGAAAAGTATCAAAAAAATCATTGGTTTAATATATTAGTTGAATGTGCAGGTAGAGGGACTCGAACCCCCACTTCTTTCGAAATATCGTCCTAAGCGATACGTGGCTGCCTAATTTCACCATACCTGCAAAATATAATAACTAAGTTGCAACGTATATTCTATTTTTGTTTACCAACGACAACTACAACTTTTAGTCTCAGGGGCTCTGGTTTGGATACGATAATATAGCCCCTTTTTAACCTCTTCCTGGTTTATACCAATATTTCTTTTTGTTGTTGAATCGAACTTTCATATTTTGTATTATATGTTTAAACGAGGCTAACTAAGCTCCCACAAATACCACAATATCTTAGATACCAACCACAGTAACTAGATTCATCATAAATGTAAATACAATCACATTCACCTGTCTTAGCATACTTTTCTTTAGCAGCTTTGACTTCTTCCTCAGAAACTTCTATAAGTTTAGTTCCTACACCATCATTTACTTCTCTATACAATTGTTGTTTCATTATGAAATTCCTTTAATAAATATTTCTCCTATAGCATTAGGTTTATAGATAGGTTTAGCATTAGGCCATGTTCCTACAAATATTACACGAACTAAAACTCTCCAATCTGATTCCCATACAGATCCTCTTGATATTTCTTTTACCTTATTGTATATCTTAATACAATCTTCAGCTTCCTTCTTATGCTCAGTCTTCAACCGATTTTGAAGGACATCGTATAACTTGCTCGTAGATTAAATCTTTTTATGATATCTTCCCAGATAGTGAATGCAATTATGACAATACATGATATCTACATGAGAACATGACAAACATGGATAGTCATACCTTATTTTTGAAAAATTTATCTTCATAATATTATTTAACTAAAAAATTACTCACTCTAGCATTTTCTAACTAGTAATATAAGATAGCCTGTATGCCTACAGGAAGAGTACCTAACTAGTAGTCTCTTCCTTAGTTGATGTATACACCATCAGAGCTAAAGTTTTCTACCACACATTGGACAATATCTTATTTCCATTGAAAAAGATTCATTATCAGAATCATAATCTAATGTAAATTCCCCGTTATCATATTTACTAATTGTAAATTTCCGATAAATTCCCATATAATCGGTTTCACAAATAATATCTTCTATATATGATTCGTTTATTTCTTTTAAATCAGTATTCACTATTTTATTACAATATATACACATAATAATATAATATTACTTAATAATATAATATTACTTATTCTTCTATTAAATAATTGTACCGAGAGCGGGAGTCGAACCCGCACGGCCATTACTGACCAGTGGATTTTCATCTGAATTTGATCAGATCGGACTATGTCTTCTCCATGCTTTTCAGTTTAGGAGGTGAGTATATAGTCTCTACACATTTAGAAATATTTCTATTTCACTTAGCTCGGCGTTATTATGGGCGGTTAACTCCATACCTTCACCGAATTAGCCCACATTCACATCAGAAGTTTCCTTCTGAGTGCTCAATCCTTCATCAATATTACTATTGATAGATTTAGTAGATTTTCGTATTTTTTGTCTTTTACAGTAAGAATCTGTTTGTGAATGACAATTAGGACAAAGAATTTGTAAATTTTCTAGTCTATCATCTAATGGATTTCCATTGATATGGTGGAGTTGTAGAGTAATAGGATTTCCTAATCACTCTGAAATACCACATATTTCACATTTGTATTGTTTAAGTTTATGATTTAACACAAATTCCTTTGTTTTGGCACTTGGTTTTTTCCTTTCTCTTAAAACTAATACTTTAGTTACATCAATATTATTACCAAAATTTGGATGACCATATTGGTTTCATCTTTGTCCAGTAAAATGTGATGTATCTATTTTAAATTCTTTACATCTATTTTGGAGATTAGAATAATTTCCTCCCGTCTCCTTTAAATTAAAATACAGTATTAACTGTCTTCAAGAAGTGCAATTCTTAACTACACTTTCTAACATTTCCTTTGTATATTTTTTATTCATATCACAAAGATAAATATTATTTTTGAAAACAGCAAATACAAAGACAAAAATTACTTATGTCTACCTATAAAGTCCACTGCGGCTGCCATTTCGCCATCTCGGCATCTTGTTTTGACTAGCTTTCTCAAGTTATCCTTGACTCTTCACAAAACTGTAGCACTTTTTGCGTTTTCCTGCCTTTGTTAGGTTGCTGGATTTTACTATTAAACCTACAACGATAGGCTATTTTCATTCACGTTAAACTAGTATAACTACTAACTACCATTACTTTCTCCGATAGTGAGAGCACTCGCGACCTAATATCGTCATATTAGGATTTGTACTATATGCACCTCCTTCTCGCCCATATGCCTAAGTCCTATTAGACAAACTGATTGTCAGCTATGGGTAAATTTCGTTCCTATTGAAGAAGGTTTGGATAATTAGCCGATTATCCAACGCTCCATACTTCGTGTATGAATTCACGCTATCCTGCAAAATCCTTGTATTACTACAAAGCTTTATCTTTAAAAGACCGCTAGGTAGATCGACGCCTAATAAGTATTCACCTTCCTTTGCCCACTTTCTTAAGGACGTTAGGTTCCTAATTATACTCTTGAAAGTGGAAGAGTTTATTTAAAAAAGATAAACGAGCTCATTTAGTTCATAATGTAGTGTATTTTATAATGGTACCATCCTTACTATCATTATTTATCAGAATCTAGTATCAAGGGTCTACTGATTCTATATTTTGCTCTAATTATAGTATACCCTTTACCTATACTATAATGTTCATATCTTTGTATATAAGAAATGTGTAGTCAAAAATAGAGGAGGTACTATACTTCACTCCTCTATCTCACGATTTCCAGTTTTCGGCTTTTATTTATACTCGTTTAAGCCTACTTACATTAGATAAAACTAATCATAGTAAATCCAGACATTAATTTCTGGTAATCGTCAGGCACGATTTCGAGTTTAAAAACAAATATACCTACTATCATGATATTCCTCAGTTATATAATCCTATCATGCGGTGCCTCCACGATAAGTGACTAACTAAAGAAAACTGAGAGTCTTTAAGTTAGTATTATTTCTCCTCCTCGGTATATTTGAAAATACACAACCATACTTAGTGCTCTGAGCTTCTCAGAAACTACTTGCGCGTTTTCATTTAAGAGATTCTAAACTAAGTGATCCTACTCTATGGTAGATTAATTATGGCTGCTACTTTGTAGCAGAATTTAACCTTAGGTTTTACGTGTATTTTTTAGAGTATTGTGTATACTACAATGATACTATATTCGTTTTCTACTTCTATGAAGTATAATTCTACTGTTTCACCCTCAAGTTTGAACAAACAGTAGTCTTTACTCTCTTCTGCTGGTATTCCCAAAATGAGAGCGTAGATCTCTTTGAAGCGTCGGAAAGACTTCTCCCCCAAATTTTTGTCGGTGTAAACGCCAAAAGACCCAATAATACCACATATATCGGAAATGCTCGAATCTGTACCATTATATAAAATGTTTATGTATGCTGGAAATAATTTGTCCACTCTCTTCTGTTGGTATAAATCAATAAAATCTTATCAAACGCTTGCTCAAACTTTAAATTATTAATTTATAAATTATTAATTAAAGAGTAACTCGCTGAGTGTGAGAAGTTTATTGATTATAATATGTGAAAATTATTTCTGAATTTTTTAAAAAATAAAAGAATAGAGTGTGGTTTAGAGATTGATAATCAAGCACTTAGCATCATTTATAAAAATATTTAATAATATATATTAAAAATATTTATAAATAATATTAAAAAAGAGACTGCCTCTGCTCAGTCTCTATCAATCACAGACAAAGGCAGTTAATGTGCAGAGGGAAGGCTCTGCTTCACAGCAGTGCAAATTCAATTATTAACTATTAACCACTTGTTAATTCTGTTTCAGAACAGTATTTAGTGTTTGTAGGGAAGTTTATTTTCCTACAAACAGAGTAGTTATTCAAGGAAGGATGCTCCAGCAGCGATAGCATAAGATATTACAGTACTTACTACAGGTGAATATCCTAATACTTCTGCACCACCGAATGCAAAAGCAGCGAGGAGAGTACCCCAGAAGATAGTACTAAATAGTCTTTCAGAAAAAGAACCTTTATTTTCCATTTAGTTGAATAACTTTTTGGATATAGAATTCGTTGTTTTTAGTTGCTTTGATTACGTAGAAAGCAAGTTTATTATGTATTCAGCCTCTTCAGTTGTATACTACGTAGTCGCCGCAATTGGTAGTTAAGATGTTAAAGGGGAGTTTTCACTCCCCTTTAACAGTTAACTGGCCGTTACGAGCAGGTTTTAGGCTTTCCATACGAGATTTGCCGTTTCCTTCTCGGTGGTGGTATCAAGAGGCAGGCCGTTGTCGAAGTCTCGTTGCTTGAACTTGACGGTTCCCTGAGCCACGATCGTTTTGCCGAGGCAAGCCTCCAGACGATCATAGTCAGTTTCGAGCACGCAGAGGTCGGCAGAGACAGGATGAACGGGCTTCATATCTGCGTCACGACGACGGAGGTTTGCCAGCGAGAAGTTAGCCAACTTGCCGTTCTTGAGTCCCATGACGAGCACTTCGACGTTCTTGGAGTCTTTCCGCACCTGACGGGTTGTGATTACAGCGTCTTCGAGAGTGTCAGGGAATTCAAAGACATCGCCATCGGAAAGGCCATAGCTGACGAGACCGATACCAGTGCTCTTCAGAAAGTCTACTGCGACCTGCTTTACTTCGAGGCCGTTTCGAGTAGGGATAATAGGAAAATCTTCCTTCTTGAATTGATTAATCTTCATAGTATAAATATTTAATTAATTGTTTGAATCGACATTTGTTGTCGTAATAATTTGTTGGAAGCTTTTGTTTATATTCTTCCTAAGTATTAGTTGGAAGCTTTGGTAAAATGTTAGTTGCTTTGGTTTACATTGATTTTAAATAAAAACAGTTTGAGGACAGTTCGAAGAACTGGGCTATTAAGTATAGTTCTTTAAGTATAGGTATTAAGTATAGTTAGGGTTTAAAAATGCAATTGATCGGTTTAAAAATACAACACCTTATAGTTTAAAAATACAATTGATTAGTTTAAAAATACAATCGTTATTAAATTTTATGGTAAAAATTTATCAATTATTTGTATAATTAAAATTAATAAAGTGTTTTGTATCTAGTGGATATGTTCCTATTTATAATATAATATATAAAAAACTATTTAACAACTTGATAATTAGTTAGTTACAAAGATAGAAGTAGTAATATAATACTAAAAAGTAGTAATATATTACTATTTGATCGTAATACAATACTATTTTTTAGTAAAAAAATTACTAAATTATTTGTAAGTTTGGCATATTTTTAGTATTTTTGTTACTAGTTATTAACTTAAAATACATATTTTATATGAAACAAATAGTACATGAACAAACCACAGAAGTTGTAGATTCTTATACAGGAGAGATTGTTAAAGAGAGTGTTAGTAAAACATTTACAATAAAGAAAGATGTTGAGCCTTTCTTTTTAACTTATTCAAGATATATGTCAGTATTATATAATCTGACAAGTCTTTCCGCAGTTAAAATACTTTGGAAGTTCTTAGAGCAGTCTCAGTATAATAAGGAAGATGTGTTTATAACACCACAAAGGAAAAAAGAAATATTAGAAGAGTTGGGAATTTCTTCTTCTATATATACAAAGTCACTAGTGATGTTAACTGAGGCTGGAATTATATCAGGTAGTAGAGGAACATATAAGATAAATCCCGAACTTCATTGAAGAGGAGATTACAAGACGAGAGAAAAACTCCTCAATTCTGGATGTACTTTAACAATTACTCCAAGTGTGGAGTTTGAAGAAGGTAAGGAGTAGCTACAAACTACTCCTTTACTTGCTCCATGTCTATTCCTGTTTCTTCTTTGATGTAGTTGGTTAGTACATATACAGGAATATTAGTGAATTGGATAGATCTCTGAGTATTCTCAAGAGCTTCCATTAGATGTTCAATCTTCTTGTTGAGTTCTTCTCGTGTCATAGTAGATAATAATAAGAAGGGAGATATTACTCTCCCTTCATTTGTTTGATAGCTTCTCTGACGATATCTGTGATAATATCATCTTCCTTCAGAGATTTGCACTTCTTCCTAGGATAAACAACTCTGTGTCGTCTAACCTCTACTTGCATATGAATCTCTGTAACCGTTTCGGCCTCTACAAGGAGACCATTAACAACGATATACACCATACTCGAAGAAATTTTCAAGGGCTCTGGAAACTCCACAACCCAGATTTTGGGTACTAGAGATAGATGATTGAAAATGATATTCATTTTCCTCAAACTTAGGAACGTTACGTTTCTCTCGTAATTCCTTGAATGCTTGAGAGTTGGTAACACGACTTACAAGAATAGGATCTTTCTCTTCTAAGAAAGCTTGTAATGCAAGAGCAGTCATATAGCAGAATTTTAAATTTAAATAAACTACTGTATCTTTGGTATCCATATGGGAGTAAAACTACTCCCCATCAATATATCTGACAATCCTTCCAAGATACAAATAATTGTACACTATAAAAGGAATCCAGCATATAATTAATGGCAAGTAGTCCACCCCAACAACAAGAAACAAGATCACAAAGATCTCACCAACGATGAGCTTTTTCATTGCATAATCTTAAATGAATAGATAGTTCCTTTGAAGATATGTTCTTGCTCATCAGTTTTAAATCCGATAAGGTTCTCCGTATCATAAATAGGAGAAATCTTACGAGTGTCTTTAATGGACACTGTAATTCTTTTACCCTCTACTAATAAATAAACACGAAGAGTCATAACATTACCAGTCTGTGCTGTTTCTACGAACCCAAGCACCAGTGATAGTGCTGATCTTTGCTATAGCAATGACCGCTACGATAAGAATAATGACTTCCATAATAGTATAGAGTTAAAGTTAAACTTAACAACCTTTTGTAAGTTTTAGTTATCTATAAAAAGAGATAGAGGATTACTCCTCTATCTCAATGAGGCTATACTCTTCACTAACCCTCTTATAACCAGAAGATTTCTTGAGTATAACCATATCCCAACCCTGTTTCTTAAGGGCTAGTAATGCTAACTCGAAGGAAGGCAGACGTTGTACCTTCTTTTCAACCTTAACTCTGCTCTTAACGTCTCTCGTGTAAGCACGATATACTTCGGTTAGCAGTGCAGGGTTAGGTATACATTTTGACGGATTCCAGTAGCACTTCTGTTGTGCACGTTCTCCTTCGATAATAAGAATCCCCATCTCCGTAAGAATATTACGAACCTTAAGGAGAACATTAGTGGAAGTGTGACATTCTACAGCAAGAACGGTAACATTTTTTTGTTCCATCTTGTGCTTGCTGTAGTTACGGTAAATACCATCGAGGATAATGCCGATCTCTGGCATTGTGTAAATCTTAGCCATGAATATTGAGTTAAGGTAAATAGATTGCAAAAAAAAACAACAGCCTAACTTATAAACCATCTACGCATCGGTAGGCCACACTGGTATAGTACTGTTGTTTAGTTGAAGATCCTATTTTTGAAACCAAGAATCAATGTAACGGTCTAATTGCTCTTCAGCAATATCTTCTTGGTAACGCATCTCGTTCATCTCCTCAGGAGTATAGTCGGTAATATCAAGGTTAATCATAACTGCTGGTTTTTGAAATTATCCTACAGATATATTTAAAGCTTTGATTACTGGAGAATAAAGTTACCCCTACTTAGTAGGGATAACTGTAAGTGCTCCAGCTACTAGTATCATGGTAGCTGCAAAAGAAAATGCCTCATGATGAGAAACTGAGTAGAATAGAAGACCGATAGCTATTATGACAGCAACAGCTATTAGAACATTAACGGTTCGTTTCATAGTAAACAGTGTTAAGGTTATGAAAAGGTTATATGCTTTGGTAAATTTAATTCAATTTTTTATGGGAATTTTTGTCTTAAAATAAATCGTTTTCCCATTGGTGGTGGGAGGGGGCTAAAATACTATGTAACCGTATTTGTGCATTATATACCCACATTTTATTTAGAGAATTGAAAATTTTTAGGAACCTATGAATTAGGTTCCATTTCGTTTAAAGGAGGAGGGAGGCTTTTAGTGCTCGGCCTTAAATCTAGTTCCATCCGAGCGCCTCCGCGAAGCGAGGATGTATAGATAATAATATAGATAGGTATCAAAGTAACAGGCTAAATTTGATTTTTGACAGGCTAGATGTATCAGTAAATGTATCAAAGTAGCAGGAAGGAATAATAAAAATGTATCAAAATAACATGTATCAAATATATGTGATTAAACAAAAAATGACATGTACAAAATTTTGATATATATGATATATTTTGTATATTTGCATGTTAATTATTAAAAATATAAATATATGATTTAAGATGATATAACAATAACTTATGGAGAAGAACAATAAAACGCCTCAACATGTGCAAGTGCCACATAATTTAGGGGATAAAAATAAAGAAATAAAAATGAATCCTACAGATTATCTAATTTATGGATATATGCGTCAGCATATGGATAAACATACTTATCGCACATTTATATCTATTAGGAGACTATCAGAACTAGCTTCAGTTTCAATTAATACAGTGCAAAGTAGTATTAAAAAACTAAAAGAAGCTGGAGAAATTAAAGTTCTAGATGAAAAGAAAGGAAGAAGTAATATTTATGAAATACAGAAAACAGGTAAATATTTTGAAAGATTTACATATGAATTCTTAAATTATAAAGAATTAGAAGCAGAAGAAAAAGGCATATTAATGGCAATGCAACAATACACAGATAAATCAGATGGTCAGTTTGCGGTTACCACAAAGTCTAAAGAAGAACTTGCAACTAATATGCATATTGGCACGAGAGTTTTAACTAGAGTTTTTCATCAATTAGAAGAGAAAGGCATATTGCAAACAAGTAGCACACCAATTATAGATAAAGTTACAGGATTGAAAAAGACTGCTAGATATATTGATCTTGCATTAATTTGTCAGGCGATGTTATTTATCAATAAAAAAGTAGATGAACAAGGTGAACAGATTAATGAGCATGATAAGAGGCTACATACTGTAGATAAAAATATTCTTAAAATGCAAGAAGAGATAAACAGACTAAAAGAGATTATTGAAAAGAGTAATTTAAAAGAGTCATCAGGCTTTAAATTTGAATAAAAATATGGGTCAGCAGAAAAACTTACCATTTAGTTTTAATCCTATTAGTTTAGAAGGTATAGGAGATGATTACAGTACCATCATAGATATAGATAGAGATCATTTAGATGGATTTAAAACAAGGGAAGAGGAGAGATTAGATGAGCTCTACGATAGAGTAGAGAAGTTAGAATATAGGATTGTAGAACTAGAAAACAGGTTAAGGAATAGATAAGTTATTATTACTGAATAGTAGAATATTATTTGTTTTTGTTAAAAAAAAATGTTATATTTGCGAAATAAAAAGTAAATATACTAATATGGATATAACCTACAAACCGTATATTAGAGATTCTTCATTTAAAGAATTATCTATTAAAAGTCCTACTATTAATATTAAAGGATACAAACCTAAATATACTATTAAACAAGATAAAGAGGAGACAATTACTCCAGTAGAGTCTCCAATAGAAGAAATACAAATGCATAAGAAACCTAAGATTAAAGAGGCAACTGCAAAAGCCATAAGATTTGAATCTAAAGAGGAGTTTAAGGATACTATGATTCCAATATATGAGTCTCTCTTAGTTAAGAGGGGTTTAAATCCAGTATTTGCCAAAGCTTTAGTAGCTCAGGATGGATTAGAGTCTGCTTGAGGGTCTAAACCATCTGGAAATTTTAATTTTGGGGGGATTAAAGGTAAAGGGGCTATTAAAAGAACTAGAGAGGTTATTAATGGTAAAGATGTCTATATAAATGATAGTTTTAGAGATTTTAATTCTCTAGAAGACTATGCTAATTTTAAGATTGACCTACTTAATAGTAATCGTTATAATGCTTTCTCAGGGAATATTTCAGAGTTTGCAGATAGGGTTCAAAAAGGAGGATATGCCACAGATCCAAACTATTCTAGGACTTTAAACAAGGTAATTGCTACTGCTAAGTATGGTGGTACTCTTAAACTTCAACTAGGAGGTGTTGTTCAAGGTAAACAATGAGTTAAAAATTGATATAAAAATCGTACATTTCAGATAAAAAGAAATATACAACAACATCAATTAATACCTATACCAGTTACAGGTGCCTTAGGGTATAATATTCTTGCGCATAATATAGATCTTACTACTGCCTCCATAGATCCTTCTAGAGTTCCTACGGATTCTAAAGGTGTATATTCCTATGGAGGTCGTAAAATATATCTAAGAGATGACTCTCCTTCTACTGCTGTTCATGAATGAGTGCATAGTAGCAGGCCTGATCCTCAAGTTAAAGAGATAGCTAGAATTAAGAATTTACTAGGGGATGCTTTTTATGACCAAAACTCAGTTATACCTGATGATTATCTAGATGATCCACAAGAGATATATGCAAGATTAATGCAGTTTAGGTATGCCTTAGGAGTAGATCCGAATCATAAGTTCACTAATGAAGAAATTGAAGACCTTAAAAAGAAGCATGTAAAACAAATAACTCTAACAAATAGACTTAAAGGGAAAGATCATAATAGTTTTTCTACCACAGTGTTTGATAATGAAGGTAATGTGATCAGGACAGAGCCTTATCAACCTGAATATAAGTATATTCCAGAAGAATCTACTGTTCATAGAGAATATGATACAAATAATACTTTTCAGTTCTTAGATAGATATAGTACTGATAGTATTCGAAGGATGTTAAATGATGTTGCACAAGTTCCAAACAAAAAGAAAGATTCTACTTTATATATAAAGTTAGGGTTGAAGATACCTAAATATCAACATCCAGCAGGTAAATTAATGACTAGTGACACTCGTAAATGGATGCAAGATAAAAACGGAGAATACGCATGGGCTAAAAGGCATAATAGACCATATCCTGAATTTTGGGGTAGGCTTAGAGATAAAAACAGGGAATCTATTACAGACTGAGAAGATAGTAATAGTTATTCAACTCATAAACTAAGTTATGGAGAAATAGACGGTCAGACTATTATTTATCCAGACATTCAAAAAGTTGATGGAAAACTTATAGATTACACAAGACCTCCATATTCATGGGATGCGGGTATGATTAACGCATATGAAACTGGTAACTATACCAAAGCACCTAGTACAGATATCGCAGAAAATTTCACAACGACTTATAAACAAGAGTACCCTGGATTTGAAGAGCATGATATTTTTAAAAATAAAATAAGTAGAGATATTTATCATACTAAAAGTGATAAAATTGATTATGTGTATAACAAACTTCTTGCAAGTGGTTATAATAAGATACAAGCGTCTGCTATTTTAGGTTCTTTATTTATTGAGGGACAACTTGATGAAAATAAAAGAGAAGTTGGCGGAAAAGGATATGGGTTGATGCAGTGGACAGATACTACACGTAAAAACAATTTAAATAATTTTAAATCTCCCACTGCAAAAAATGAATTTGAGAGGCAAGTTGATTTTTTAATACATGAATTAAAAGATCCAAATGTGTGGCTCAGTAGTCGTCATTTAGATTCATTCTTAGATGCAGAAACAATAGATGATGCTACTGAGATATTAGCAAAAAGATTTTGTCGTCCAGCAAAAGGAAAAGAGAATATGGATGAAAGAAAGGAAGTTGCCAGATATTATGTAAATCAATTACCAGAGTATCATTTAACTAAAAAATACATAAATCTGCAATAACTATTATAAATTAATAAATAAATATATGTTTACATTAAGAAAAATTACACAATCAGGTATCGAAATGAATTTTGATTTAGGAAACGCATATACATTAGTTGTAAAAGAACGTTCTCTAGAAGATTTTAATAAAGAAATGAAAGATCACCCTTTTTATAACGATATATATGCTTTTATAATTTATAAAGATGATGTATTACCATTATATAAAAATCAGAAAAACTATATAGTTTCTGAAAATGGGACAACTTATAGTAATTTAACATATAAATAATTATGAAAACAATGACTTGGAAAACAAAATTAATTATTGCTGCAATCGTAATTGCTTTAGTATTAGCAGGTTGCGGCATTGTGTCAGCTATGAGCTTTGGAAGTTTGTTGCTTGCATTAGTAAGTTTAGCAGTAGGAGCAGGTTGTGGCTGGTATGCTAAGCATATCTATGATAAATATTTTAAAGGTAAGTAATAAATGAATACAATATTTTTTGGGCAGAATGTTCCTATACAATCAGCAACAAAGGTTAAAATAGATTATATCAATAAAACTAAACTTCCTATTAAAGTCAGTATTCGTTGAAGAGATAGAGATGTTCTAAATTATACTACTGAAACTTTAAATCTACTAGCTGCGGGAATAGTTGAACAAACAGTAGCATTAAAAGAATTTGAATCAACCTCTGGAAAGGGTCTAGTAGTTGAGCCAATAACGAATGCAATTATCCAGTCTAGTACAACCTATCCTAATTTATTTATTAAAGCTACAGTAAAAGAGGTAGCAACAGGAGATACTATAGGGACATTTAACAAGGGAGGAACTATTAGTCCTATAATGGCTACAAAAGAGTATCAAGCAACTGTTACTTTTGAATATAATTCTGGAATTTATATCAATAGTACTGCTGCTAGTTATGTTCCTTCTGTTACCAGCAATCGCCCTACAATAACTGTATTTAGTGATGCTGATTCATATGGTATTACTGGAATATTTACACAAGACACAGCAGTAACTTATGCTGATATAGAAGGAGATGGTTATACTCATTATATTAAAGTAAATAACTGTAAGAATATTGCATTAGATAGATATATTAGTGGAACTAATTCTGGATCTAACTCTAGTATTAGTTATTCAGATTTACATCCAACGGATATAGGAACAATAGATATCGGCAAAACTTTATTTTTATGAGTAAAATCATTTACATATGAAAAAGAATCTACTCCTACTCCTGATCCTTGAATTAGTTGTGATGTTTATGTATGTAGTCGCAATAATTTAAATAACACAGAATGTAGTATAGATATATATGAGGGGTATGGAACAACAGGAGTTCGTTTAGCCAATCTATCACTGGCCCCTGGGGAAGGAAATTGAGTTTCATATCAAGGTGGATATAGAACATTCAGTTCCATACGTTTAAATTCGATTTTAAAGGGAACCCAGATAACTATCACATTAAATGGGTCTCAAGTAAGTGATTGAGTAAATGAAACAACTAAATATGTTTGAATTAATTAAAAATAAAAAGGGAGCTACTTAGCTCCCTTTTTATTTTCATATTGTTTTGCGCTTATAATAAAGCATACTAGACTTAGTAATATATATATAGGTTGCAGTACTTTAGTACTTGTTATAAAAAATATTCCCATAAATATCAATCCTATAACATATCAAAATTTATACATTTCCAAATTTTTTTAAAAAATCTCATAATGTGAGATTTGAATTTTTTATTGCATTTTGTTTTAAAGCATCCATACTATCTTTTAGGTACACCTCCAAGTTTATCAGCTCATCTCTCTGAGAAAAACGAGTAATAAGATCTTTTAGACTTTGGGGTATGGACAGCTGCTCAAATAATACTAGGCAGTCCTATAATTAGTAAATAGAGGGGGCCTAAATATAAAGATTGTCGAGTATGTCCTCATTCATGTTCTTTTGTGTAATTTCTGTTATATTTCCAACTTGATTCTCCCATTAAGATATATAATCCTAATGAAATACCTCCAGGAAAGTCTCCCGCATAAATTGGAATTTCCCTAAAAGTTTCTTTGTACTCTACATTATAGCACCAAGTTAAAATAAGACCGAGAAGACACTGTGGAAATTCTCATATCCATCTCAGTATTTTAATATACCATTTCATATAATATTTAATTTATTATTTATAGTAAATTTGTTTAAATTGTTTTCAAAGTGAGTATTGAGCATCTATTGCTTCTTGTTCTCAAGGTCTTAACATATAATCCAATGAAGAATCAAACTGCTGTCCCTTTCATAAGAATACTAGTTTAGAGTCTTTTTTCACAAGTTCAAGATCTCTCCTTTCGTATTGATCAAAATGTTGCATTTCATGACATATAATAGTACTAAGACTATCGGATAACTTAGTTTTTAATAATAGATTATATGTATGAGGCACTGGTGTTTTATCTAATAGAGCTTGTAGTTCACATTCCTCAGTTGAAAATTTATTTAAGATTTTATCATTATATTGTACTAAGATATTTGCATTAGTATAGTCAAATATTTTAGTTCCTATGACTTTAATTAATTCCTCCACATCATATTGTTTTGGAGATTCAATTAATGAGGTTACTTTAAATGTCTCAGGGAACTCTAATTTAGATCTTTCCTTCATATTATTTAAAAACTAGTTATTATAACCTCTATTAAACTCGTAGTTCTCCATATTGGTTTCTCATTCTTGGAGATATTCCTAAATGTACCCATGTAGTAGACCCACTTTTTTCAATAAAGCATTGATCTATAATGACTTTATTTCTAGTAAAATAATCTTTAATAAAGTTAAAGAAGTTTTCTACTCCTTTAACAGAAGTATCTTCAGGTTGTAAATCTACTGCTTCATAGTATTGATGAGAGCTATTACTTACGCCTCCCACAGCTTTATTAAGGCTTGGTGATCTATATCCAGAAGTAATAGTAATAGCAGAGCCTCATGCTTCTCTTAATGGATCTAAATATTCTATAGCTAGTTTACTTAGTTTTTCTATTCCCTCTCATGTAGGTAGATTTTCTATTTTTTTACTAATAGCTGTATCACTTCTTAAAAGTTCACTTAATTCAAAATATTTAGGGGTATTTATCATAATTTAATCTATAATATATAATTTACCAAATTTCTCTAAAATCATATAAATATTTATTTGCGCTTTGATTTTCTTCCATGTCGTCATTTTTATACACCTCCTTACTTCTTATTTCATTTACGGCTATTGGCAGCAAATGTTGCTCGCTTTCTAATTGCTGGATCGGGGGATCTTTTGCCTTTAGCTATACACTCACTAGTTACTTTCCCACCACAATATTCTGTAAATTTACCTCTATTTTTCTTTTTAATATGAATCTTAGAACCTTTTTTCATCATTTCTATGTACCCACTTGTAATATTATCTAGTCCGAGATTGTTATGATACTCTGTACTATATACCTCTACAATTTTGTTTAAAATGTCATTGTTATATTTCATACTTTATAAAATAATTAATAGGATTATTATCTAGTAATATATGTTTTTGCAAAAATAATTATTTATTTAGATATTTGCAAGTATTTGGGTAAATTATTTGGATATCAGAAAGATTTATTATATATTTGCATCATTCAAGTAAAATTATAAAGAGTTATATATAAATATGGTAAAAACAAAACCTGATATAGATTCTGGACTTTCATGACTAGAAAGAATCCTACAATTATGTAAAGAGTATGGAGTATTTAATATTTTGAAGGGGTTATTTATTCTAATTATGTTAAGTTTAACACTTAGGATTTGTTACAATCCTAGTTTTTTATTTGACAAATATACTGACTACATAACTCAAAGACATACGAAAGAGTTACATGAAAGGGCAGAATATGATCAACAAGTAAAAAGTCTTCTGCCTGTATATTTATATAAATATCATGCAGATAGGGTATGAATTATTCAGTACCATAATGGTATTATGGACTGACAACATGGAACTATGAGATTTGAATTATGTAATGATGGAGTTGAATCAATTAAAGATCAATATGATGATTTTAATCTAACCTGGCTTAATATTCCTTATTATTTAAAGGAGAACGAAGTATTTATAGGAGATATGGTTAAATTAGATAGTATTGATTCAGCCCTTTATACACAACTCAAAAAAAATAATGTACAATATTTAGCCTGTACAGTTATAAGAGATAGTAGTGGTTATCCAATCGGTATTTTAGGAATAACTTGGAAAAATATTCCACCAAATATTGATAGCTTACAAAATAAAATACATAACTATCTTATAGATGATAGAGCAGATATTAGAACTCTTATCCAATTTAATTATAATAAAGAATAAAAGTATAATATGCCTAAACTTAGAGGGAGTGAATTAAAATATGTTAATGGGTATGCAGTAGATAAAGAAAATGATAATATTATATACTCTGATGAAAAGCATATTTATATGGATAAGACCGACAATTCGAAATATGAATCTGTAACGACAATAATAGGACAGTACTGTCAAAAATTTGATTCAGACTTTTGGTCATCATATAAAGCTTGTGAGGCGTTATTAGACCCCACAGTGTTTTACCCATTAAAATCAAAACTTCTTTCTTCTAAAAAATGAAAGGAGTCTTATATTGAAGAATATGAATTAGATCCTGTTGAATTTCTAAATAAGAAATCTGAAATCCTGCAAAGTTATGAAGACAAGAGGAATGCTAGTACGGAACGTGGTACTAAAATTCATGCTATGATGGAAGATCTATTTTATCAAGGGGATAAAAAGGCAATAAGCAAATATGCAGGAGGAGGAACTTTTGAGGTAAAGAAGGGATATTATAAACTAGATATTGACAGGGCAATTTATCCTGAGTTTCTTATAAGTTATGAGTTTGACGAATACTTAAAGATTGCTGGTCAAATAGATTATTTACAGATAAGTGATAATGAGATAGTTTTGTTAGATTGAAAGACTAACGGTAAGATTGATAAAGAGTCTTATTTTGATAGAACTACTAAGAAAAGACAGATGATGCTCTCACCATTAGAAAATATTATGGATTGTAATCTATGTCACTACCAGTTACAACTTAGTATGTATGCATATCTTCTTCAGAAGATTAATCCTAAATTCAAAATAAAAAAGCTAGCAATTGTTCATTTTGATCACGACGGTAATGAAACTGAATATGAAGTAAAATATTTAAAAGATGATATTGCCAGACTTCTTTTATATCATAGGAAGAAGAATAAAATAAAAGCAGAACTTGATAGAGACAAACCAATAGTATTTTAAAATATAATGATTATGGAAAATGTAGATGATTTATATGAAAATAGAATGAAGATTTGCAAAGAATGTCCTCTATATCTAGATAGTCCTATGGGAGCTAGATGTAATTCTAGGCTATATTTATCCGAAGCTGATAAAAAGACAGTAAGTGATAGACCAAAATTAGGATATAAAAGAGGTTGTAACTGCATGTTACAGAGAAAATTACGTGTGCCCGCTGCAAAATGTGTTGTAGGGAAATGATAAGATTTATGAGAAAAATATTACATACAATTAAAAATATTATAATAGGGTGATATCGTAGATTCTTTAAACCTATCCCTGATTGAGCTGAAAGAAGATATAAGGTATGTTTAAACTGCCCTCATAAAGAAAAATTATTTGGAGAATACTGATGTACTTTATGTGGATGTAATTGCTATAGTAAATCATTAGTAGAAGATGAACAATGTTATGATAATAGATGATAATGTATAATTTTAAAATAATAATGAATTATGAGTAAAGAAAAGTATCTAGGAACTGATTACTATCAGTTAACAGGAAAACATTTAATGGGCAATAATATTAAACGTGAAATTGATCCTGAAGCACTTAAAAGGGCACAAGAAAAATCAGAAAGAGATCAAATGGAGTATGTAGCTAATTTAATGGCAAAAGATAAAGATTGCAAACCATATGAGAATAAGAAAATTGTTCCTACGGCAGGTAGAGTAGTTGTATTACCTTACGAAAAGAATCCTTATCGTTTACCATTACATGAAACCACCTCTGGACTTATCTTAGGTGATTTTGAAACATCTGCAACATATAAATCACAGGAAACTGGAGAACAAGAAGCCTCACAGCGTGGTATTTGGTGTTGTAAAGTTATTGCTGTTGGTAATGAATGTAAAAGTGTATTAGAAGGGGAAGATGTATATATTAATTTTACATTAGCTGCGCCACTCCCCTTTGGTGGAAAAGGATACTATACAATCAGTGAAAATAATATTATTTGTAGTATAAGAGATAATGAATAAGATGCACTAAAGGTGAATATAAAAAGTTATGGATATGAATGAAAATTTGAATAAAGAAGGTAACTCATACCTATTTTACACCCCTGGTCAGCTTGTAACCTTAAAACATAAGGAGCTAAATTCTCCAATAATGCTTATTCAAGAGAAAGTTACAAGGCAGTTTAAACAGGGAGATCAGATGTATAATATCTTCAAGGGTATGAAATGTATTTGATTTGATAAAAATAATGTGCTGCAAGAAGCAGTATTTTCAACAAAAGATTTGGAATTATATAAATAAACAAACATATGACTTTACAAATTGATGGATTTATAGTTACAGGGACACCTGATGAGGTAAATACTTTTATTAAACTGTATCAGGTAAAACAATATACCATTGTTAATTCCCAACAACCAATTATACCATTATATTATTCCCCTGATACTGATATTAAAAAGTGAGAGATAACTTGTAAAGATAGTAGTAATATTAATGGTAGTGTAGTTAAACCAGAATAAGTATGAATAAAGAAGACTTAACTCAGTTTATAGAGTGACTCCCAGTTAATATTAATGAGTTTAAAGATAAAACTCCTGATGAAGTAGTCACTATTTTAAATAAGTTAGCCCAAACAGAAGAGGGGTTAAATGAAATATCTGGTCTTATTAGTCAATTTAAACAAAAACAGATGTTTAAATTTGGAGGTAAATTAGGACAACTTATTAATAAATTTCAACAAGGAGGAAAATCTGATCAGAGAAAATCTGATAAAGTAAGAAAAAATTTTCATGGAGTTAGTTTATTTGAATATGGTCCTAACAAATATAAAACTGCAAGAGGTACTTTAGTTAGAGATCTAAAACCAGGAGTTCATCAAGAGACTCTTTCTAATGGTATAGGTCTAAGACAGATTACTAGAAATAATACTACAACATCGGAATTAGTATCTCCCGATAAAAGGGATACATTATATATTAATAATGCAGATGCTGGAAGAATTGACAGTAATATTAATGATGCTGGCATATTAGGTAAATTAGGATTACGGACACCAACCCCTGTAAGTTCTAATTTTAGAAGATTACAAGGTATTTTTAATGCCGAAAAATTTAATACAGGGGGAGAGGTAACTAAAGATGGATACATGTCTAGTTCTGTAACAAATCCTGATGGTTCTATAAAACAAACTTTAAGATATCCTTCTAGGAAAGAAGAATATAGAACTATAAGTAGAGACAAACAAGATACTACATATACTAATAGTGTCAATGGTATTACTAGAAGAAATAATCCTAAGTGATACCACTTTGTTGACAAAGAAGCTAATAAAAAAGGCTATGCAGAAAGACAAAGACGATTTAATGAACATTACAAAGAATAATGACAGATATATTCCTTTATAATAATACTACGGGATCTCTTGAACTTAATGTTCATGAGATCCTACTTGTAAAGGAGTTTGAGGCATTATGAGACTTAGATAGAAACAAATGTAGTGAAGATCCTACAGGTAAAAAGAGGCTACGAGCATGAAAAGAATTTAAATATATTTGATTATTTGCTGATTGGAAGAGTCCATATCAACAATATTTAGAGATGGAAAAACACAAAGCGGCTATGGAAGATTCAGGACTATCTGATGAAGAATGAAATGATCCCACTTTTAGAGCTGCCGTTAGAAAATATATTGAAATTAAAGATTCTTCTCGTATTCTAAGTCTTATAAAAACTGCCTTCAGAACTCTTGAAAAGATGAGAGTATCATTAGACAATATTGACCTTGAAGAAAGAGATCCTGTAAATAACAAACCAATCTGAAAAGCTAAAGATATTCTTGATAGTATTGGTTCTATCGGCACTATGACTGATAAGTTAAAGGAACTAGAACTAAACTATAAGAAAGATCAAATTGAAAGTAGTTCTAAAGTTAGAGGTGGTTTGGAGCGAGGATTTATGGATGAGTAATGAACTATGGCGAAAAAACTAAGTATTGAAGCTGAAATGAGAGCTGCTCAGAGAGATATGAAGAAGAAGTTGAGTGGTGAAGATAAGGAAGAGGTAAAGAAGGTTAAAAAGAAAGCTAAACCAGTAAAAGAACAATATAAGGAAATAAAAGAATCTCTTAAAGAAAAAGAGGCTCCTAAGGAAATTGCTTTTAAAGATAATTATGAAGAGGAATTAATTAGGGAATTATTTAAAGGTGATATTACTGTTTCCCAAGCTCTAGGTAAAGAAGATGAGCCTGAACAACCTAAAAGAGAGAAAAGTGGATTGTGGGATTATGTTCTCGAAGATGAAATAGAATTCTTTGACCCTGAATGTAGTTATGAATTGACTGGTTATAGACCTATAGATGAAACTCATGGATTAGATTTTGATCCAGCACCTTTTTGTGAAGCGGGAAGAGTCTATACTGAAACTGGTCACTATACTGAATATCCGTCTGGATCTAAACCATATGCTGATTTCTGACAAGAACAATTAGATAGATGCATTAATGGTTATACGATTGGTAAGTATAGAATTACTGGAGATAATTATTTCTTCCTTAACTTTTATAGGATGCCTGTTGTAGACGATTCTAAAAAACTGGCGGAAGCTTCTGGAGAAGGATTTCCAAAATTTGTAGCAGAGCAATATAAATTCTTTCATTATTTTGAAATGTGCGAACTACTTAAAAAAGACTGCGTTGCACTAAAAAGCCGAGGCATAGGCTGAAGTGAGATAGGAGCTTGTTTAGGAGTTCGTCCATTTATAACAGGAAGAAATTTTAATTCAACATATATTACTTCTTCACTAAACTATCTGGAGCCGACATTAAATAAATGTTGAGCCCAGCTTCATTTTTTAAATGGAAACACCAACGGTGGATTTAGAAGACCTATGATGAAGATTAACAATGCTCTTCATAAAAGAACTTCTCTTACTGATAATGAAAATCGCGAATGAGGCAGATTAAATAATATAGAAGGAATTGTAGCAGATAATATTAACAAAGTCCGTGGTATTCGTTCTAATAGACTTTTCTGAGAGGAGGGAGGGTCCTTCAAAAATCTAGAGACTGCTTGAATTAAAGGAGAGGCATTAGTAACAGTTGCGGGTGCTAGAAAAGGCATTATGAGTGTCTGAGGTACAGGAGGTGATTCAGATGCTTCTGCACTAGAGGGTCTATCTAAAATGTTTAATAGTCCAAAAGAATACAATGTACTTCCATATAAAAATAATTACTCTGAGGATGGTGAAGTTCAATATACTGGTTATTTTATACCCGCTTTTAATATTATGCTTAAAAAAGGTTTCTATGATAATAGAGGAGTTACAGATAGGAAAAAAGCAAGAGAACATTATGAAACTGAAAGAAAAAAGAAGTCTGGGCAAAATTTATTAGATTATTGTGCAGAATTTTGTTTCACCCCTAGTGAGGCATTATTAAAACAAGGTGATGGTATTTTTGATCCAGTACTTATAGCAGATCGTTTAACTCAACTTCGTATACAAAAAGTAGGGGTAAAACCACAACAAGTTGATTTGTTATGAGATGTTCCAAAAGGGTCAGAAAATAATCCAAGAAATAAAGTTAAACTTATTCCTAATCCACAAGGAAAAGTATTTATATATGAACCTCCTCTTAGAGACGGAGAAGGGAATCTTTATAAAAATCTCTATGTTGCAGGAATTGACTCTATTGATCAAGGTACTGCAGATTCCTCAACAAACAATGATGTGTCTGATTTTTGTATAGTAATTAAGAAAAGAACATTAGGTTCTAGTTCTCCAAATTATGTTGCAATTTATAAAGATAGACCTAGAGACATTGCTACGGCTTATGAAAATGCTATGAAATTATGTATCTATTATAATTGCAAAGCGATGTTAGAGCATACAAAAATTAGTATTATTATGTATTTTCGTTCTAAAAAGAAAGATAATCTTTTTATGAAGAGGCCAAAATCAACGATGCCTGATATTCGAAAAGGTAACTCTGGAATGATTGGATACCCCGCAACTGAAACGTATCTACGTCACGGACTTGAATTAATTAGTAGATTTGTAGATGAATCTTGTTATTCTATGCAGATTGATGAAATGCTGGAACAATTACTTAAATATTCCTGGGAACATAAACGTAAATTTGATATTGTTGCAGCTATGGTAGCTGCTGAATTAGGGGATGAAGACCTTTTAGGATTTACTCCAAAGGCTCAAGATGAAGTAAGAAATTCATGAAAGGATTTTGGATGATATTATGATTTAAATGGGCAAAAACGATATGGAATTATACCTTCGTAAAGAAAGTAATCTTGAGTGTAGAGTTAGAGAACTAATTAACCAAGTTACACAGTCTAAGTATATTTCTCCTATTGATGTTAAGTATGAAGATGGGATATATACATTAAGACTTGGATTAAATTGTAAAGATGCAGCTCCAATATCTTTTGGGTATCAAGGTAGTGAAGAAGGATTTTTAAAATTTTTAGAAAAAGAATTTAGAAAGAGAAAACTTCAAAATATTAATTATACTACAGGAGTACTTATAAATGGAGACAGTAATTTGCATTTTCCGATAATAGAGTTGTAAAAATGAATGTTGATAGAGAAATAAAACAAATTGACAAAGCTATAAGTGAGTTAATATACCCTAAGATAGCACTTCAAAAAGCTTATAATTACTACCACAGTAGACGAGATGCAGATCAGTTTAGGCATATTGAAGAAAATTATGGTATTGGTGTCCCCACTGGAATTACATTTAATCCGCTTGTTCGTCCTCATATAGATAGGTTAATTGGAGAATATTTAGGATTAAATCAAGATTTAAAAATAACATGTAAAGATGAGGAAACAGTTTCTAATATTATGAGAGAAAAACAATTACTAATTAGCAAGGAACTGTTTAATTATCTAAAGAAATATTTAGAAAATAATATAATATCTTCTATTATTAACAATGAAGAAGTTTCAACGGATCCATTTATTGAGAAACAATTAAATAAAATTAGTAATAGTATTAATGATTCTTTTGTATCTCAATATGAAATTGCAGCCCAGAATATTCTTGATTATTTAAAGCAGTCAAAAAATATAGATTTAACAAATAAAATGCATAGTCTACTTACAGATTTATGTATTACTGGTACATGTTATTATAGAGTGAAACCTTCTAACAGTGGAGATAATATACAATTTGAGGTATTGAACCCGATCAATACATTTGTAGAAAAAAACCCAAACTCAGACTATTTAGCAGATTCATATCGTGTAGTAGTTAGAAGGTATATGTCTGTAGAAGATATTTTACTAGAATACCGTAAAGATCTAAAGGAGGAACATATAAAACTCCTAAAGGAAGAAAATAACAGCACAATTGAATCAGATGGTCCTTCTTATTATATTAGAGCCACATCTCCTGAAATAGCTGGAGTTTGAAATAGTACTCATACTGGAATTTTAGGAGGATTAGAAACACACCCTATATGACCTGGTGAAACTAGTAGAACTAATAGGTATACTTATCCAAAAATGTGAACTGTTTATGATGTAGAATGAATTGAAGTTGATTATAAAACGGGAAAACAGACTAGGCATGAAGGCACACGTATTGGAGAAGAAATTTATATAACTAGGGGGGAATCTGAAAATATTATTAGAACAAAAGATAATCCGAATAAATGTAGATTAAGTGTTAATGGTTTATTTTTCCTAGATAAGAATGGGGATCCTAATTCTATGATTATTAAAACTATGGATCAACAGGATAAATATGACTTGTTAGTGTTCTACCGAGATAATCTTATTTCTAGTTCTGGTACAGTTGGAGATTGGGTTGATTTAGCTTATGTTCCACAAGTTTTAGGCGTAGATTTACCAGAACGATTACAAAAATGGCTAGCTTATAAAAAGCAAGGTATGGGTTTAATTGATAGTAGTCAGGAAGGAGCACAAACAATGAATACAATATTTAATGGTTATGATGATACCGTTAAAGCACAAAGTATTCAGGCAATTAATTTAGCTATACAATCAATTCAACAACAGGTTTCTATGGTAACTGGTGTTTTACCTGAAGCTCTAGCTCAATATGAACAACGTGATGCTGTTTCAAATGTTAAGTTAGGAGTACAAACTACAATGCTTTTAACTAAGCAAATTTTCAATGCCATGGATACTGTATACCAAGAAGCAAATTATGATATGCTTAATCTTGCAAAACTAGTTTGGCCAAAAGGAATAACAGGTACAATTGTTTTAGGTAATTATTCTAAAATATTTACAGCCCTTCCTCAGTATTATACCTTAACTGATTTCGATATTCATATTGAAGATAGTACTAAATCTTACCAGAACGTACAATCATTAATTGCAATTAGTGGAGAGCTTGTTAAGAGCGGAGTAGCAGATTTAGGAGATATTACAAATATTATAACTGCATCTTCTATTACTGAATTAAAGCGATATATTGATCGCTCTATAGCTCGTAAAAAAGAGGAAAATGATACTATTGAACAGTTACAACAACAAATTCAACAGTATGAACAAAACTCTAAAGAACTTCAAAAAGTTAATCAACAATTACAAGAACAAATTCAACAGCTACAGAGTCAATTACAAGCTAATAATCAAACTAAACTTGAAATCGAAGCAGAAAAGGTTGCAATTGAGAAAGAAAGGATGAGGAATGATAAGGAATATAATGATAAGAGTCTAGAAGTTAAAAATAAACAAATTAATGCACAGGTTGCTGAGATATATGATGATAATCCGTATAATAATAAAATAAAAAGTGTAATATAATGAGTAACTTAAATGTTCGTTTAATAGTTTATCCAAATTGCAAATTGTCTGCTATTGATGATAGTAGTTATACTAATCTGCCAGGTAGATATGGGACATTATTTGAAAATATAGCGGATTATGTCTCTTTAGAGTTTCTAGTATATTCTAATACAAATGAAATTGAACCTAATACTTTAATTTTTGAAAACTACCAGCATAACAGAGATAATTTTTTAACAGATAGTATTTTCCCTATTGTGAAAGATGGGGTTCATTATTATTATAAGATAGTTATTCCTAAACTAGAAACCCTATTTATTGAAGATACTTCTTCGAAAGACTTATACTCTTTAGTATATTTAAAAGATCAAACATTTTACTATAATGACAATTTTTATGTTGCAAAACAAAACTATGAAACTACTCCTACTTCTAAAGAAGAATTATTAGATAATATTGACCTTATTTTAAAAGAATCTGAAGCAGAAATTGTAACTAATTATATTGATCTCTATAAACTATGTGGTAGTCAATCTTTTTACTGTAAAAAAACAGTGTTTACAATTTGCAAATTAACACAATGTTTATTAAATTTACAACGCCAAATTATAGATCATAATATCTATAATAAGTGTACTGATTATAAAGATATTATAGAAAAAAGGGACTTTATTCTAAGTACAATTTATGTTCTAGATTATTTAAAGGACACTAATAATTTTCAAGAAGCACAACGTATTGTAGAAAATGTTCTAGGATGTAATGATATTTGTAATACAGATAATACATTAAATAACAATTGCGGATGTAATGGATAAACTATATGAAACTTTATATATCCTCTACTCTACTGAGCTAGTAAATTTAAACATTGGGTATTCTTTAGATAGAAAGAAACTAAATCAAATGATAGATATTATAGGAGCAATAGAATATATAAAAAATACTAACAATGATCAAGAGGATATTATTAATATAATTAATTACTATAATAAATATATCAACTAAATTAATAATGGTTTCGGATACATATTATAATGCAATGGGTTCACGCTCATTTTATAAAGGTACATCTTTTAGATGTACAGAATGATGCTTAGAAACTCACTACTTTAACAATGAGGACTTTATTGATTTTGTATCATATAAAGGGGCTCTTCTTAGATGTACAAGAAGTCATATTTCCTCTGTTGATAATGAACCATCTCTTGTTATTAATAATAACTTAATTGTTGGAATTAATGACTCTCCTGTTTGGGAATTTATAATGGGAGGAGGATCAATTGAAACAGGTCAATTAAATATTGATTTCAAACTAGAAGACGGCCATCTTTGAGTTTTTTGTAATGAAAAATGGAAGGACTTAGGAAATGTTAAAGGAGATCAAGGTGAACCAGGAGTACAAGGAATACCAGGAAACCCTGGTAAAGGAGTGCCAAGTGGGGGTAGTACAAACCAGGTATTGGTAAAACAGTCTAATTCTGATTATGACACTATTTGAAAAACGATAAATACTTCTGGAGGAGAACTTCCATCATTTTCTGCAAGAGTGTTAAGTACTACTAGTACTGAAGACACTCCTGAAGCTGCTGTAACTTTAAGTGATTCCAATGAATTTCAGTTTTCATTTAAATTGCAAAGAGGGCAAGACGGAGTTAATGGTAAAGACGGTAAACCTGGTAAAGATGGAGCTAATGGTACTCCAGGGATTAATGGAGACGGCTTAAAGTACATATATATTCGAACTACCAAAGCAACTAAGCCAACAACTCCAACTGGTAGTGGAGAAGATGTAGAGTTACCTACTGATACAGAGTGAGGTCTATGAAAGTCTGCTCCTACAGGTGTAGATTCTACACATAGATGGGAATGAGTTAGTACTAGTGTTTATGTTAATGGCAGATGAGAGTCTTATAGCGAACCATCTTTATTTGCTTATTATGCTCTTGACGGAGTTAATGGAACTGCTCCAAATTATAAAACTTATGTTTATGCTCAATCTAACTCTAAACCAGAGAAACCCGACTTCAATACTCCTCAACCTCCTACAGAATCACAATGAAAAGATTATCCATTAAGTAGTGGACAGTGATGGCAATGTATAGGAGTTGTAGATGGGCAAACAAATACAGTTATTCAATGAGGAGAAGTATTACCTGTAAATGGTAAGGACGGAACTGCTCAAGATGGTAAATTTACTGAGTTTAGATTTGCGGTAAATAGTAGTAATATTACCCCTCCAAGTCTATCAAATACAGTAAGAACTCCAGAGGGATGGTCTTTAACACCTCCAACTAAGAGTAACTCTCAATACTTATGGATGACAACAGCAGTTATTAATCCTAATGATACTTTATTTAGAAATTGATCTACACCAATATGTATTAGTGGTGAAAATGGGGAAGCAGGACCTACTGGTGCAACTGGAGCTGCAGGTAATTGAACTTCTTATGTATTTAAAAACAGTTCCTCTACGCCAGATACTCCTACAGGCACTGATCCTGTCCCCACAGGATGATCTGATGCACCAACATCATCAGATGGTACTTGATGAATGTCTAAAGCATTAATTAGTGGAGTTACTCAAAAAGTGGTTGGAGAATGATCCGCTCCACAACGAATTACGGGAGAAAAGGGACAAGATGGTGAAGACGGAACTAATGGAACTGATGGGATTTATACAGATTATAAATTTGCAAAAAGCTCTTCCAAAAGTGAAGTGCCATCAATTAACAAACAAAGTTCTAATCCTGGTAGTAATTGAAGCGATCAATGGCCCGTAATTAATTCTGGAGAATTTCTCTGAATGACTTTTATTAAAAAGAATTCTAAAGATGATTCTATTGTATTAGGGGAAGAATGAGCAACTCCTGTATGTATTACAGGAGAACAGGGTCCTCAAGGTCCTATTGGATCTACAGGAGCATCAGGTACTCCAGGTGTGGGTATTGTTATGAGATTTTGTAATGGTACTGACACAGAGCCAAGTAATGCTAAACCAACAAATACATTAGATACTGCAAGTCAAGGATGAACTGTTACTCCTCCCTCAACTACAGAAGATTATCCTAGATTATGATTTATACAGGGTAGAATAAAATATTTAAATAATGAGGATCGAGATGGGCAACTTGATGGTAGTTGAAGTGATCCTGCATTGTTTAATGGGCCTGCAGGAGTAAATGGAGAAGCAGGTAAAAAAGGTCAACTGATTTATCCAGCAGGTGTTTATGATATAAATACTACATATAGTACTACTGAAGAAAGTGCTCCTTATGTCTATGTCTATAATTCAGAATCTAGTAAATCTGGATACTACTTATTATCAGCAGTTACCAGTTGAACAGGAACTGATCATAATAATTGGTCTCCAGTTGAATCAATTGATAATGAAGAGCATTATTGGACTAAATTTAACCACTTTGAGGCAATTTTTGCGGATGTGTCTATTTTCCCCAACTCTCTTGTTGGATCAGCTGTTTTTAATGGAGATTATATGTTTAGTCAAACTGGTAAAGAGTCTACAGGAATAACTACAAATTATAATAAGTTTGATCCAGAAGATCTATCCAAATGATACCCTGCTTACTACATAAATTTGAGAACAGGTGAATGCTCATTAAATTTTGGCCAATGTACATTTAAATATTCAGATTTATTTAATTCAAGAACAGTAATGACTATTGAAGGAGGGATTAATATAATCCCAGATATGATATCTCCATCTAGATATGGTAGTTATATTTCTACACCTTGTATTTCAATTTTGGCAGATGAAGAAGGATTAGCAAACGGTAATATATATAAATTTGCCTTGTCAGAAGAGTACCTACCTATTACTAAGGGAGTTATTAAGGGTTCTATTGATAATTGTACATATTTAAATGGACTAGAAGAAAATGATGAAGATTATGTTGCAATATCTCCAGCAGAAAGTACAAGTAGTAGTAAGGGAATAATAAACTTTGTGACATATCAAAACGGCACCATACGAACTACAATATCTGAAATATACCTTGGGGCTGGCAGAACTTTATCATATTCATTTGTGCCAATTAAATATTTAGGAGACTCGCTTTATAGCACGTATACTTCTATCTTTGATGTTGCAGATACAGAAGATGGAACAGCTGCTTATAGAGGTATATCTGGTATACTAAATATATCTAATGTTAATGATTTTGTATTAATTGTTTGCCATCAACCAGGACAGGGTATACAATATGGGGGTCTTACTTTTACAAAAGCTGGGTCTTTCCTAGTTTCTAAAGTTCTTGATGTTAACCCAGTAAAATAATATATTTTAAGGAATGAAAAATATTAAACCAGATATTGATCTTCAAAATTCAATCGAACGTAGTAGGATTACTGAATCTAGAGAGTATTACAAAGGCAAGTCTTTTAATTTTGCTAAAGAATGGCACCCTGGAATAAATTATTTTAATGATAATTATATTACTGACTTTGTATCTTATAAAGGAACTTTATTAGTATGCCGTAGAACACATCTTTCTAGTAATAGTAACAGACCTGAGCTACTATTTGAAGATCCAAAAGATTCAAATCAGCCAACTGGAGTAAAATCTGAATATTGAGATTTTATATTGGCTGGAACTCCAGGACCTGGAGGAAAAGTATATATCCCTAACTATAATACATCTACTGGAGAACTTTCTTGAGTTATATCTGATAATATAGAAAGTATTGACCCTGTAAATATAAAAGGGGAGGACGGTAAAGATGGAAGAGATGGTAAAGATGGAAAGAATGGAACAAATGGAAAAGATGGTGATACTTATGTTCCACAATCAGAGCTTGATAATAACTACATAGTATTTAAATCTTTACAAGGAAAGGAAACTATTAAAGTAGATTGTAGTAACTTAAAGGGAGAACCTGGAGAGAGAGGTGAAAAGGGTAATGATTGAGTATTTAGTAAAGTTAATACTATAACATTATCCCCAAATGATAAGGGATATGCAGATATATCTGCAGATACTCCTGGAAGTGAATCAACAACTTATACTTTAACTTTAGGAATCCCTCAAGGAAAAACAGGTCTTAAGGGGAATAAGGGAGAAAAAGGAGAGAAAGGAGATCAAGGAGAAAAAGGAGAAGCGGGTCCTACCCCTCTTTTTAAACTTATAAGGAATGAGAGTACAAGATCTATAGATTTATATTGATCTATTGATGAAGATTCAGACTGAGTGAATCTAGGAAGTGTTGGGGGAAAATCTCCAAAGCTATTAAGAGTTTTTGATGTTGCAGAACATCCCAATGTTCAAAATAGTACTAGACGAGATGATCGTATAGTATGGGGGTATGATGGAATTTCTGTTAGTGAATGGACAACTCTATGTTATTTAGATGAACTTAGAGGAAATGAGAATATATGAATAAGTACTAAAGAAATTAAGCCAGGTGAAGGCAATCCTCCAGTGATGGAAGTTAGAGACCCTAATAATCCTGAAGAGATAATACAAGTAGAAGATAAAGACAAAATATGATATGATCCATTTGATATTAGGTTAGATGAATTTAGTTCATTTGAATTTGTATTCAATGCTTATAAGGAGGCGGGGGGTCAATTAAGTGAGGATGCTTTTAGAAATACCTTTGCTAAAGTCGATTTATCTAGTTATTATACTAAAACTGAAGTAGATAATAAGGTATCTGCTGCAGTTGGAAGTGTATATAAAATGAAGGGTTCTGTAGATGACGCCACAGCTCTTCAAGCTTTAACAGGAGTAGCTATTGGTGATACATATAATGTAATTGCTGCAGGCTCTTTAAATGGAGAACCTTTTGAAGCAGGCTCAAATTTTGTAGCTATTAAAGCTGGTGCAGGTAATCAAGAAGGAATGTGGGATAAGCTAGGAGGAACCATTGACTTATCTGCTTATGCTAGAAGCGCAGATGTGGCTAATACTTACGCTACTAAAACTGCAGTAACTTCTGAAATTGCTACTAAAATCGGAACTTTAGACAAAGCTGATACTGCTGTCGAAGGTCAGGTTGTTTCTGCAGTTTCTGAAACTGATGGTATTATTACTGTTTCTCGTAGAGCACTTGTAGCAGGCGATATTCCTACTTTAGCTACTTCTAAAATCTCAGGACTTGATACTGCTCTTAATGGAAAGGTCCCAACTACAAGAACCGTTAATAGTAAATCACTATCAGCTGATGTAGTACTTGCTGGTACAGATATTCTAGTTGGAGGTGATGGAACATACAGCACTAATAATCTTCAGGAAGCTATTGAAGCTATTGATGGAAGAATTGTCCAGGCGGCTGCATCTGGAGTACAGTCATTTGGTGGAAAAACTGGCGCTATTACTGTTAGAGGAGGACAAGCTGCTACTGCTCCTGCGGTTAATTTAACAATGTCAGACAATGAGCTCCAAGCTGCTGTTATTGGGGTTGCTACCGCTGCACAAGGTGCTAAAGCTGATACGGCTCTTCAGAGTTCCAGTATTACTTCTGGTTCAGTTAATGGTACAATTGCTGTCAAAGGATCTAATGTATTTGTCAAAGGTCTAGGCTCCTCAGCATATACTGAAACCTCTGCATTTGACGCTGCTGGTTCCGCAGATTCTGCTCTTAAGTCTGCAAAAGAGTATGCTGATAATCTAATGGTATGGGCTGAATTTAATTAATAATAACTGGGGATAGGGACTGTATCCCTGTCCCCTTCTTTTTTTATACTAGTATATTATGGCAATTAGAAATAAATTTATCCATTTTAAAACTAGGGCTGCATTTAATTCATATTTAGAAACACATGCGGACGATTTATATAATTATACAACTTTTATAAAAGAAACAAAAGAAATTTATACTCATGGACAATTTTATAAGTCTAGTAATAAATGGGCTATTTCAAGCCTAATAGGCAACTCTGACTATGCAACATTAGCTTATAATAATGGTAAGGTTGGGGATATATTTGACATGTCCTCTGGGACTACTGTTCATGGTATATTAGGTACAATTAATGATAAGAAATGATATATATTCTATAAAGATTCTATTAGAGAATATATATATAATACAGATACAAAAAAATTTACAGCAGGAGCTACAATTAATCTTGCTAATGACTCTGAAATTCCAGATCCTGCTACTGTGGCTCCTAAAATGGATGGTACAGCTGCTGTAGGATCATCTAATAAATATGCACGTGAAGACCATGTGCATCCTTCAGATAATACCAAACAGGATACTCTTGTTAGTGGAGAATCAATTAGAACAATTAACAATCTTTCTTTATTAGGGGAAGGTAATATTAATGTAGGCGATGTTCCTTCTATTACAGTAGAACATGAGCAAATACCAAATGAGACAGATTTTAATAGAGTTGCAGAAGCTGCGGCAAATAATAGAGCTGTTTTAATTAGAATTATAACTACTGAAATGATGTTAACCTCTAATTATTGACAGTATACCTCTTCAGAATCTCAGAGAGGCTTTGTTGCTTATGCAACATATTTATCAGAAACTAATAACATAACTCTGAGGGCACATATTATAGAAAATCAACCAGTTATGGTAGAAACTTATTATAAAGAATTACAAGAAGAGTTAGTTTCTGGGACTAATATTAAAACTATTAATGGTACTGCTATACTAGGATCAGGTAATATAGACACTCCAGATAGTAAGGTTACTAGTGCTGCTAATCACTATACTCCTGTTGGAGGAAGTGCTACATCTGGAACTATTATAAATTCTATTACTAAGGATGAGAAAGGACATATTATAGATATAGGGGTTGCTAATGGTATAGATGCTGGTAAAATTACCTCGGGAGTTATTGATATTGAGAGATTGCCTAAGGGAGCACTGGAGCGTTTAGTAATAGTTGCAAATAAAGCAGCAAGACTAGCTTTAACCACTGAACAAGTACAAGAAGGCGATACTGTTAAAGAGAAAGATACAGGTCACATGTATTTTGTTATTGATTCTTCTAAATTAAATAGTGAAGATGGCTACTCTATTTATACAGCAGGAGCAGCATCTAGTGTGCCGTGGTCGGGAGTGACAGGTAAACCTGATTTAGTTAACTCGGTTAAGTTAGTACTGCCAAGTTCCATATTCATTAATTCTGAAAGTACACTTACAGGAAATGCAGAATTAGGATCATCTTTAAGTACACAAAACGCTAATACAGTATGAGCAGCTCCAAGTGGCACATCTGGGGTACCAACATTTAGGAAATTAACTTTCCTAGATATGAATACAGTAGCGTCAGATGAATTTAACTATATACCACAGACATTTAAAGGAGGAAGGCTAATAATTAATTATAAAAACTCTGCTAGGGGTAAAAATACTGACAACACTATAACAGAATACCAATTTGGAGATGGGGCCAGTAATCTTACATACATAACAGCAAAAGGTTTTAAAACTTCGGAAAATCATGGACACAGGGTACTATGTTCAAATGGGTCTTCCAAATTATTGTATGGACCATCAACTCCTGGAACAGCAGGACAAGTATTAATTTCAAATGGGGGATCAGCTCCTGAATGGGGAAAAGTACCTATAACTAGTGTAGGAGGTCCTACTGTTGACACTGCAACTTCTAATACTGTACCATATGGAATTACTTCATATATTGGGGAGTACCGTTCTGATAAATTAGCGTTTATAAAGAGCACTGATTTATATGGAGAAATGAGTAAAAACAACGGAGAATCATGAACTGAAGATCCTCAAGGAAGTAGTAGACTTATAAGTTTATTTACTTCACAAGATAATAAGTATGGTCTACAATTAATAGATACAGAAGATGTTAGCACAACCACTCAATATAGACTTACTATAAATAATAGTGACAGGTATTGTACTATTGATTGAATATATATATATGTGTCTACTAACGGCTCTGGTTATAATTGCTTTATAGAAGCATATAATCCTAGTTCTGAATCTTGAGATATAATATCTCAGGATGCTGTTTTACAGGGGTGATCGGGACCTAATTTTAGAGCTTTGACATCTTCTATATATTATAACAATTCCCCAAGTACAGCTTCTCAATATTCGAAACTAAGGTTTACATTTTCAACTAAAAGTGTTAGTGAAAACCCTGGCGGACAACTAACAGTCTATAGAATTTCTGGATATGGTACTTATGGCTGGAGAATGCCTAATAATACAGCTAAGGTGGGTCAAATATATTCTTGGGATAATGCTCAAAATGTCTCTTTTCCAGGAAGTGTATCGGCTTGAAAATTTATCAGTAATGGGGGTACTAGTACTAATGTAACAATGGGAGATGGATCTCTAAAAGATCTTAAAACTAAACAACTAGTTGTAAACGGTACTATAAATAATTTTTATTCATCAGATAGTGTTGAGGTTAGACTTTACGCTCCTACTTCAGGTGGTACTAGTGGGCAGATTCTTGTATCTAATGGTAATAATGCTCCTAACTGAGCATCCTTAGATAGTTTAGGATATCTACCATTAACAGGAGGTACAATTTCTGGAAGTTTAAGGGTTAGTGGTCACATTAATCCCGTAAACAATGGAGTTTCAAATATTGGAGAGCGTGGTAAGAAATTTAAGGACATATATGCTACTACTCTTCATGGAAATTTTAATGAATCTACAACATTTGCAGCACCCCATCCTAACCCAATATATATTGATAATACTAATAATAGTACTGATGGTGTTTATTTAGTATTGAAGAATAAAGGAGTATATGTTTCTTCATTTGGAACTACTAATGAAAATACTGATTGCATTGAGACCTTTATGTTACATAGAAAATCTGATCTATCTAATAGCTATAAACTATCAATTAGAGATGACGGAAACGCTTATATACGAGGTAAAATAATAGCAACACAAGAATGGGTAACAAATAATATATCAGGATTAAGTACTAATATTAGTAGTCAAGGTTCTGTAATTGCTTCACTTGGACAGTACTTAATTACAGGGGCAGATGCAAATGCAACTACTACTACAAGTACAGTAAAAATTAAGTTAAAGCAAATAGGAAGATCCACAGCTACGAGTGCAAGTGCTTTTGGTTCTCCAAGTTTAGAATCATCTGGTGTAACTATTCCTGCTGCAACAACAACTACAGCAGGAGTAATGACTGCTACTGATAAAAGTAATCTTAATACAGCTTATAGTTGAGGAAATCATGCTTCCGCAGGATATTTAAAGGGTATTCCAGAAGCAACCTCAGGCTCTTATGGAGGAATAAAAATAGGGTATCAAGCAGCTGATAAAAGTTATGCAGTACAATTAGATAGTAATGGTAAAGCTTATGTAAATGTGCCTTGAGAAAAGGGAACTGGCACTATAACACAGATTAATGCAGGTCTTGGTATGAAACCAACGCTAATAACTGGGAGGGGCACGTTAGATTTAAGTTTGAGATCTAGTACACAGATGTCACTAAGTTCTCAAAATGCTTCTACTGTATCTGGAAAAGTATATGCAGTTCAACTAGATAAAGATGGATATTTAGGTGTAAGTGTACCTTGAACAGATACAAATACAAACTATTATCCAACAACATTTACATGAACAAATGGAACCAGTAAAGGTCCAACAGGTTCACTAACTGGTACTGGAATGAGTGCTGTTTCGTTTGGCTCTATACCTATAGCTAGTCCAAGTAATTCTGGTGTTATAACTACTGAAGCACAAGAAATAAGCGGCGAGAAATACTTTAATAATGGAGTATTTGTTGGATTAAGCGAGAGTGTTAGTAGAGGTATTATAGACGGGAAGGACTTTGGGTATGATGGACTAGCTATTGTTTCAGATAGCAATGTGTATATAGCTCCAGATAACAATATTGTATATTTTGGATACGATGGGGATACATATATACAAGATGGAGTATTTAGTGGAACCGCTAGTAAGGCAAATATGGTTACAGGAGCATTAACTATACATAGTGGATCTACGAATATAACATATAATGGATCAAAGACAGAAGAGATTACAATTCCTAGAAATCGACAAACTAACCTAACTAGACAAGCATATGGGAGTGATTCGTCAATTTCTGTTAAAAAAGGTATATGTTATTATCATAACACAGGTTCACTATGGGCGACAAGTATTAATCTATCTTTAAATACAGCTGACTGAAGTAGTATAGAAAGCACTAATGATACAGAGATAATTGAAACGTCTATGGTAGTAGTTGAAAGCGCATATCCTGTTACTTTTAGTTCAAACTCAATGTTAAAAGTGCAAAAAGATATTCCGTTAACTGGAGATGCAGGAACATATAGAGTTTATGTTTTTTCAAGAATAACACCAACTCTAGTTGCTGTAAACTGTGCTGTATATAAAGCTTCTTAATATAATTAGTTATGAGTGTAAAATATTTTGATAAAAATAAAAATAAATGAGTTATTTTCCCTGGAACAGTTGGGGCTCCTGGAAAAAATGGAAAAGACGCATATGATATTGCAGTAGAGCATGGATATGAAGGATCAGAAGAAGAGTATAACAATACTCTTCTTCAAATTCCTGAAGTTGTTAATAAATTAGAAACTATAGACAACACTCCTACTAAAGGAAGTAATAACTTAGTAACTTCTGGAGGAGTAAAAGATGCTATTGATAGTTTAGATGCTAGTTTATCAGGATCTATTGAAAATATTATCGATGTTGAAATAAGTAATCAGATCAAGAGCTCTATAGTTGATAATTTATTAACAGATGATGTTAATAAATCACTATCTGCGAAACAAGGTAAAATTTTAAAAGGTATAATTGATAATTTAGCTAATATACAATTCTTAGTAGTTGATGTATTACCATCTAGTGATATTAAGAGTAATATCATATACTTAGTCAAAAAGAAAGGATCAGGGACAGATGTTCATGATGAATATATTTATATTGAAAACAACTGAGAAAAAATTGGGGATACCTCTATTGATTTGACTAACTATTATACAAAGGATCAAGTTGATTCTCAGATTCAAAATGTTAGGGAAGATATTCCTAGTATTCCTGATGTTAATATAGTATTAAGTGGTAGTGGTAATGTAATTACAGAATTAGCAGTTGATTCTGTTAATAAGCATAAATTAGTAGCTTCTAAAAGTATTTCAGTATATACAAAAGAAGAAGTAGACGAGAGACTTAGTGAAAGTGGTTATGGAGATGTAACGGCAGCTGCTGAATTTTCGACAGCAGATAGAGTAATTACTTCTAATGGTCAAGGTAAAGTCATTAAAGATTCTGGAGTATTAATTGGAAATTTAGCAAAGTTATCAGATGTTCCTAAGACACTAACTGATTTAAATGTAACCTCAACAGATATTACAGATATTTTAGGATATATTCCTGCTGATTCTGCACAGGCTGGTATGGGGGATGTTACAGGTCCTACTTCGGCTATTAATAATAATTTTGCTTCTTTTAATAATAACAGTGGAAAAGTTATTAAAGACTCTGGATATAATCCTGACTCATTCGCCAGATTAAATCATACTCATACAGTATCTCAAATTACTGATATGCCAACTCCAATAACAGTAGATTCAGAATTAAACAGTACTTCTGAGAACCCTGTTCAGAATAAGGTTATTAACAACGCACTGTCTTCTAAAGTAGATACTTCTACATTAAGCAACTATGTTACAAAAGATGAGATAGCAGAACTTGGAGGAGGGGATGTAGTTGCAGTTGGAGATTTAGCAAATAATATGTTAGTAATAGGTGCAGGTACAAAATCTGTTTCAGCTTCTAATATTCCAATATCTGATATATCAACTCTTAAGACTAATGTTACACAACTATCTGATAGTATAGATGAACTAACCCAACAAGTATTAGAACTTGATTATGTTAATTCTATAGATATTAGGGGAGATTCAGGGAATCCTATTTCTATTAATTCTCAAAATCATACAATTTCTGTTAGTGGAGCTGATAATTACTTAGCTACTACGGTTGAAAATAATACTGGTGATTTGAAATTATTAATTGGTCATAAATCAAATTATGATCACGTGCCAACAGTAAATCAAGTAGCTAGTGAGGATCGAATTGCATTTGTACCCTCAGAAATGACTTCCTATCGATTAGGAGTTATTGGTAAGGATATTAGAATACCTGCTACAGGAATAGATGGACTAGCAGATGTAGCTAAAAGTGGATCTTATAACGACCTTACTGCAACTCCTGTATTTAAGTCTTTACATATTTCTGCTGGAGAACTTACTAAAGTTTATGACCCAACTGTTGCAAAAGTGGATATTGATTTAAATCCTCCCCTAGATAATAGATATGAAAAATTATTAGGTATTAGTTTGTCTGCAGGTGATCCTGGAACATTTATTGAGGTTACAGAAACAGCCCACACAATCAATGTTTCTAATCTAACAGCCTCTAGATCTGAGGCCATAGTAGTTGTTAGAGGAGATTGTACAGTTAATTTTTCAGGAACTAATATATATATTATAAACAATGCTAGTGATTTAGCAGGGACATCTACTCAAAGAAAAGTTTATACTGTAAAAAGGATTGAAGATGATTCAAACAATCCAATGGTATTAATTACATGTGCCCTATATAACCCTAATAATTAATATGTTATCTATTATTAAAGAATTATTGTTGAAAATTATTAATGATATTGACACAGGCAATTCAAATTTAAGTGCAAAGGAGTGTGAAGAAGTTATTGACTATTTGTCTTTCATAAGTAATAAGAATGAAAAGCTTAGTAAATATCAAGCTTGTAAATATTTAAACATCAGCAGAGCTACTTTTGATAATTATGTTCGTGCAGGCAAAATTCCAAAAGGAAGAAAACAATAAGGATTTAAAGAGTTATTCTTTTATAAGAAAGATTTAGATAAATTTAAAGAAAATAATTAGTAACATGACGCTAACTATTCTTTGGTTGTAATCCTCTTAAGTTGAGAAACTTAAGAGGATTTTTTATTTTGTATAGTAACGTTATGTTTTACGTTATTGTGATTATATCTTTGTATTGTTGATCAACGAAACAAAAAATTAAATGTTTAACAATTTAAGTATTTTTTAATATGGCAGAGGAAAAAACTTATGTGTTTGGTGAAGGTGCAGGTAATGGTATTTTAGGCCTTTTAGGTCCTATGCTTTCACAAAGAGGAGTAGATCCAAACGTTCTATTAGCAATGCAAGGCCGTAATAATGATGGATTTGGCGAGGGAGGCTGATTCATTTGGGTAATTTTCCTATTCTTCCTTATGGGTTGAGGAGGTAATGGGTGAGGTAATAATGGTGCTGGTGGCTTAGGAAATCAGCTTAATAATGATTATGGTAGAGAGATGTTGTTACAAGCTATTAATGGAAATGGAAATGCAATTAGTCAGCTAGCTAGCACACTTAATTGCGATATTAACGCAGTACAGACTGCAATTAATTCTGTTCAGAGTCAGATTCAGTCTGTAGGTAATCAAGTTGGGATGAGTGGCCAACAGATTATTAATGCTATACAGGCAGGTAATTGTCAGATTGCTTCCCAGTTAGCTTCATGCTGCTGCGATGTACGTGAGACAATAACAAAACAGGGCTATGATAACCAATTAGCTACTTTGAACCAAACAAATATTCTTGGCAGTAAAATAGATCAGCAGACAACATTAATTAATGATAAGTTCTGCCAGCTGGAAATGCGCGAGATGCAGAACAAAATTGATGCTCTTCGTGAGGACAAATCTGCTTTGATTAATCAGCTAAGTCAAGAACATCAAACAAGTGCTATTCAAGCCTACCAAACTCAGACTATTGCTCCTGTGAATGCAGCTCTAGTAGCACTTCAAAGAGAAGTAGATAGTATTAAGTGTAAATTGCCCGAATCAGTATCTGTTCCGTACTCTCCAGTAGTTGGTGTACCAACTTGTGTTGCAGCTCAATTTGGTTTAAATGCACTTGGTTATAGCAGTGGATTGTGGAATAATGGTAGTATTTGGGCCTAAAAATTAAAATAATATGGCTAATACAATATTACGATTTATAAATCAGGGAGGTATTCCTTGTATTGAAGATACAGGAGTTACTCTTACAACTACTGCAGCGACTTTTTCATTTAATAGACATCCGTTTGTACGAGGGAATTTTTCTGGACTCATACTTGTTAAAATAACAAGTACATTTACAGCACCAACAACAGCGGTAGATATTCAGTTTGTAACAACTGGGGTAGCTAATTCAACTCAAACTGTATATGAGTCAAATACAACGACTGCAGTTACTACTGCTACTTGGCCTGGGCCAGGTATTTATTTAGCAATGTACGATCGTGAGTCAGATAAATTAGTTTTATTAACAGGAATTGCTTAATTATGTTTCAATCACTTAGACCAAATAACCAGGTATTTATATTACATAAAGACAGAGCTATATTAGAAACAGGTTCTGTTGTTAGTGTATCGACACCAATGCCAAAGTATCCTGTACAACCAATGTTTGGACAACCTCAGGAAATGGTAGTAGATATTGTAGTTAAAGTTAATAATCAAGATATTACATATCAAAAGATTCCAGCAAATTTAGATATTGCAGATTTTAATAATAGTAATATTGTTCTGTCAGATAATAGAGAAGCTATGAATTCGGAAATTGCTTCTTTGAAGCAGAAAAGTATTGCTATTATTAATAGTATAGATTTTCATAAGGAAATGATCTCAAACTGTGATAAAATTTTGTCAGAATTAAATCCTGAATTTGCAGAGAAGCAACAACAACAATTGGAAATTAATTCTCTTAAAACGCAGATGGGTGAAATGGCAAAAAGTATTACTGAGTTAATGTCTATGAACAAGAAACTAATATCACAACTAAATAAGGAATAACATATGAGAGTTTGAGAAATTAGAGAAGGCCGCGATAGAGAAATGGATTATCGAATGGGTATGCGTGATAGATCAGAGAAGATCGAGAAGATTGAAAAAGAGGCATACGAATGTGGCTACGAGGACGGATATGACAAAGCTATGGAAGAAATGATGGGAGAACGATCAGGTTATAGATCTTCGTATCGTTCTAGTTATCGTGGAGGTCGGTAGTTATGAATAGAAATAGACTAGATATAAGAGACAAAATGCCATCAGGTATGGAAGAGTATTTATCACAAAATGGATGACATTTTAATAAGAAACTTTGTGAGTGAGCTATATCTAACATGTGAAAACTTAATTCTGATGGAAAGAAAGAACATATTTCAATTACTCCAAAAGAAGAAATTAAACAACAGTTTAAAAACTATGGAATAACAGTTGATAACTGTGTTGGATATGATGTAATGTTTGTATATCACATGGGTAAATCTGACTATTTAGGATCATCAATTATAGACGAACGTTGTTTATTACTTTATGTAAAAGATTATATTGATGATCCTGATGGATATGATGGATTACCAATGACTCGATTTTACGCAGATTGCATTGGTAAAGGCACTCCAATAATGTGAGAAGATATGATTTAGTATGATAGTACAGAATATTTATTTAGAAGATTGAGACTGGCATGTGACTGTATATTATGCAGTAGATACTTATTATGCAGATGAAATTTTAGAAGAGTTAGAATCAATCGGGTGTAGTTGATCAGAGCTTGTAAAAGCAGAAGATTTGTTAAGAAGTGGGCAATATAATACAGGAATTACTTACTCAAATTTTAAACATAGGTGTTCTGTGGTTGTTATCGGATTAACAACATCTGCTGAAGAATTTCAAAATACTTTTGATCATGAAAAAGGACATTTAGCGATGCACATATGTTCTGCTTTAAGAATACACCCGCAAGGAGAAGAATTTCAATATTTAACAGGAGAAATAGGGCAAGCTATGTTTAAAGTAGCTAAACGATTCTTATGTGATAACTGTCGAAAAAAGCTAGTCATAGAATTTAGAGAGATAGATAATAAAAAATAAAAAGTTAGATAATGCCACAGAAATGTGGCATTTTTTTATTTATATGTAATATTTATATAAAAATTTGGTTATTTATTAAATATTATATAATTTTGTATCATTATCTAACTTAAATAAGAATTAATATGAGTAAAAACACATGTAAATTTAATTTAAATGTAGCAACCAGATTAATGCTACTTATGAATCTACCAGAACAAGGTTCTGTAATTGAGATGATTTCAAAAAGAAATATTCGTAAAAAAATTGACTTTTCTAGTGAAGAACTTGAAGATCTTAATATCAAAAATGAAGATGGTAGGATTACATGATCTTCGGAAGCTCCTTCAATTGAAGTAGAATTTACAGACAATGAGATTAACTTGTTAAAATCACTTATTGATAAACTAGATAAGTCTGGGTTAATTACAGATAATATCCTAGATTTTATTGAGAAAATATTAAAAGACTAATGGGAACATTATCTAATAATTCTAAAGTTGGAGATAAAGGTAAAGACTTGATTCTACAGACATCTGGTAGAGTTTATGTTCAAGTAAAAGATAGATTTTATCCGATAAACTTTAGAGATACAGACAATCCTAATTCTTCAGAAAATTCTAACACCTCTAATAATTCCAATATAAAGGGAGTATTAATAGTTGATAATCTTGAAACGTATAGTGGAGAATATCCTGGTGATGGAACTCTTGTTATAGACAGCTCTTCTGGTAGTTTTTATCAAGCTTCTAATAATTCTTATACTAAACTTCCATCTTCAGCTGTTAGTGATTTTAAATCTCCTATTAATATACAATTAGAAGATGCTTCTCAATCTCCCTTAGTTATTAACTCTAATGCTTTAGTAGAAAATCTAAATGCAGAATATTTATCTGGATATTCATCACGTGATTATACTAAAAAGGCTTCTAATGAGAGGATTGAAGGTAATTGGTCTTTTCCAACATTAGTTGTAGATAAAATAGTAAACAAATCTGGAACGACGTATTTTGATTTATCAAGAGGAGAGTTGATGACAAGTTCTTTAGTTACTAATACATTTAGTAGTAATAGTACTAGAACTTCTATTGTTAAAAAAACATCTAACGGAGATATTTACATTCAATTATCCAGTGAAATGTTTACTCCGTCAATATTAGGACTTTCAGGAGAGACGGTAACTACTACTGAAGAAGATGGATCAGAAAAAGAGCAAGTTAATTACTCTCCATGGATATATATTACTGTTGGTAATGAGCATGATAAATATTCTACCAATGGAGTATTATCAAGTTCTACATATAAATTTACCACAGATGGTGAGGCTGCTATTGGAAGGGTTAAAAAAGAAGATGTAGACGGTAAGATAAGTTACTCTCCATGGATAGATATTAATTCCAGTGAAGCTATTTTAAGTGCTGAAACTTATCAATTTAAATCAGATAAAACTGCTACTATCGGTCCAATTGTTTTAAATAATGATGGTACTATATCTATAGGAAACTATACAATAGATACTAAAGGAAATCTAAACATTGGACATATCAAAATTTATGCAGATGGAACAGCTACTATAGGGAGTGGAGAATATCAAGCTACAATTGACGCTGAAGGTAAATTTCAAATACCAGAAAAGTGTATTATAAAAGAAAATATTTAATAAAGTATTTGGAAATTAAAAATTAATATATTATATTTGCCACAAATATTAGAACAGATTATTAATCAATTAATAAGAAAAAATAGGAAATATGCCAAATCATTATGAATTTAATTCGGACAGTCTTGAAGGTCTATTAACTGATGAGGATAATTCAGTTTCAAGTCCCGAAGATAGTGGTCCAGTCGTTGCAGATACTGTAGGAGGAGAAAATCTTATAGATCAACCAAATAATGATTCAGATCAAGTAGAATCTAAAGAATCAGATCAAGAGAAAAATATAGAAACTAATAACAATAGCGACTTTTTGACATCCTTTTTAAGTGAGTACGGTCTTAAAGATGGTAAAGTAACTTATGAGAATGATGATGGTACCACAGAAGAGGTAGACTTTGATAGTTTGGACTCGGAGGAAAAAATAAATATTCTTAAAGAACTTACTTCTCCAAATCTTAGCAAAGATGAGATAGAAGTAATTAACTATTTGCGTGCCAATAATGCAACCATTCAGGATGTAATTACTTATTATTCACAAAAAGCAGTAGAGGATTACATTAAAGAAAATGGACCAATTGAAAAACAATACAGTGTAGATGAATATTCTGATGATGAACTATATATTGCTGATTTAAAGTCAAAATTCAGCGATATGAGTGAAGAAGACATCAAAACTGATTTAGAGACTGCTAAAGAGAATGAAGAACTATTTAAGAAAAAGGTTGATATAATTCGCAAACAATATAAAGCACAAGAAGAAGAAACAGCTAAAGAAAGAATAAAAGAACAAGAGGAGCAATTTAATAATTTTAAAACTTCTCTTGAAAGTCAACTGAATGACTTTAATTCTATTCCTATGGATTATAAAGATAATAAGTCAGATAGTCTGCAAATAGAAGAGTCTGAGAAGGAAGAGATTTATAAGTATATTTTAAATCGAGACGAGAATGGTGCAACACAATTCTTTAAAGATTTAAATGATCCAAAGACATTAGTAGAACTTGCATGGTTTGCACTTTATGGAAAGGAAGCTATTTCAGATATTACTAATTATTGGAAATCTCAGCTTAAAAATACAAGAAAATCTGTAGATAATAAGCCGCAGACTACTGTTGTCTCTTTAGATAAAAATAAGACAAAAGATAATTTTACTAATCGCCACAAATCTGTAGAAACAGAATATGGTGAAGATTTATTATAAACTTAAAAATTAAATAAATATGAGAATTACAAGTTTTTCGTCTTCGCATGCTCAGATGGGTGGACTACTGCCCCTATAATAAGCGATTATTATTAGAAAATCTTGTGAATTGCTGGAATTCCTCTAATTTATTCGGAAAATCAGCAGCCAAGCCCTTGGATGGGAAGGTTCAACGATCAATAAATATTAAGAAGTATAATTATGAAATTTACTGAATATGATAAGGCCATTATGATAGGCTTAATCTTAGGAGATGGATATATATCTCCCAAAGGTCGGATCAATGTAACTCACTGTGAACAACAAAAAGAGTATATTGAATATAAAGCTAAGTTATTACATTCAGTTACTGGAGGTAAAGATATAAATATATATATGATTAATAAAATTAGCACTTATAAAAAAGGAAATAAAATTATTAGTCAAAAAGAAGTTGTTAATTATTCTTTTAAAAGACAATCTAAGGATTTTATTCAATTTAGAGAGTTGCTTTATCCTAGTAATCGTAAGACTATTACAAAAAAAGTTTTAAATTTACTTAATCCTTTAGCTATAGCATTATGGTGAATGGATGATGGGTGTTTGACAGTGAAATATACATATCTAAATGGGAGACGAGTTAAATGTGGCTATACATTACGGTTTTATACATACTTAACAAAAGAAGAAAATGAATTAATTCAACAATACTTTATAGATAAGTATGATATGAATTGGAATGTAGTTAAAGCTGATAATGCTAAAGATAGTACTCAATGAATGCTCAGATGCGGGGTTCATGAAGGAAGAAAATTCTTAGCTATTATTAGAGACATTATTTTAACGAAAGTCCCTTCTATGAGTTATAAAGTGCTTAATATTTAACACGAGTGCAAGACATCCTAAATAGGATGATGATATGATCTGAACTACTAGGATAGTAAACTAGTAGAACTGTAGAATAAAGAGTCTACAGGATAACAAAGTGAGTACAAGAACATACGAAGACTTTCATAAGTGGCTGGGTGATAAACCTGAGCGTCTAGGTATTGTATCTAATTTGTATAAACAATATACTGCAACAAGTCTTACTGAAGCACTGATGAATGTTTATACAATGGAAAAGGGCAAGCCTAGTAAATTTCAGTCTCTTAATTCATTCTTACTTGAATGGGAAATTGATGTTAATTTTGTTAAAAGAATTCCTATTCTTGCAGTTGAAGGAGATGGTTCGAATGGTTCTGAGGTTATTTTCCATTTCCCAGAGCGTTACTACGAGATGTATGACGTATTTGTAATTGAAGAGACTCGCCAGCAATGTATGGTTATGCTGTCTCCAGTACGTCGTTCTGACGCGGTTGTAGAATATGTATGCCGTGTTATTGATAATGACTACAAGGAAGTACTTGATGTAGATAGTATTGTAGGTACTGATACACGTTTTATCACCAATCATATGCCAGAGCTTCATGAGACTGGATTAAATTTAAGCTCTGTATTAAATTTACTTACCACAGTATTTAATACTAAAATAAGTCCCGTTATAGCGTAAGTTATAAATGAAAATCCCTTTAATTGCTGGAAACTCCTATAAATTTGGTATGTTTATAGGACAATCAGCAGCCAAGACTTAGATAAAGCAATCGCATGGCGAAGCTCTAAGTAAGGTTCAACGACTATCCGAAAGGAGTAAGACAAATTGTCTGAAATGGGGGAAAACTTCAAAAAAATAAAATATGAAATATTTAGTATATTTAACACATTGTATTTCTAATAATAAAATATATGTAGGAGTACATGAAACTGTAGACCCAAATGTTTTTGATGGATATTTAGGTAATGGGGTATATACAACAAGACCCGCCAGTTATAAAAAAAGCACAACACCTTTTAAAGCAGCGGTTAATAAATATGGCATTAATAATTTTAGACGAATAACTCTTAGAGTATTTGATTCTAAAGAAGACGCTTATAAATTAGAGGCTGACATTGTTACAGAACAGTTTATAAAAAGAACTGATACATATAATGTTAAACTTGGAGGTTCAGGTGGATGCCCTGAAATATTAAAGAGAAAAGTTTATATGTATGATTCATCAGGTAATTTTGTAAAAGAATTTAACTGTATTAATGATTGCATGAGATTTATTAATCCAAACGCTAAAAATGGTAGTCACATTGGAAGAGCAATTAAACTTGGTCAACGAGTTAAAGGATTTCAATTTTCATATGAAAAATTACCTTATATGAAAGAATGAAAAACTAAAGAATTCACAAGAGTTAACAATCTTCCTAATATTCCTTATAATAAAGAATTTAAACCTATTGGCAGATATGATCTATCGGGCAACTTACTTCAAGTATATTCTTGTTTAAGTGAGTGTGTGAAAGATGGCTATAAAAATGCTAAGTTTGTAATAAGAGGAATAAGAACCCATTGTAAAGGATACGTGTTTAAATATATAGAAGTTTAAGATATAGTCTAGCCAGTATGGTAACATACTGTATTAAAGCGTTACAAAATACCAATCAAATATTGAAAAGCATAAACAAACCTGTGCCTTAGCGGCGTAATCTGCTAAGAAAATCCTTTTAATTGCTGGAATCCTAAAGATAAAACTATGGCAATCAGCAGCCAAGACTTAGATTATGTAAGGAGTTATACTCAACACTAAGTAAGGTTCAACGACTATCTCGTAAGAGAGTAGAGAATAAGATCTCGAAATGGAGGATAATTAAAATTTTAAAAAATGAAATATATTGTATATTTAACAATAAATCTTGAAAATAATAAGATTTATATAGGAAAACATAAATGTGAAGATCCTTATGTATTTGATGGATACATAGGATGTGGTGTAAAAATAACTGCTCCATCTACATATAATAAACCACAGTGTGCATTCCAAGCAGCTGTATTAAAATATGGAGTTAAAAACTTTAGAAGAATAACTTTAAGAGTATTTGATGATGAGCAATCAGCACTTATGCTAGAAAAAAAATTAGTAACCGAAGACTTTATAAAACGCAAAGATGTGTACAACGAGGTTATAGGTGGAGGAGCGCCTCCAATAAATAACTTAATAGTTTATCAGTATTCTTTATTAGGAAAATATATTAGAAAATATTACTCTTTAGAAGAAGCTGCAAAAGAAGTTGAGGTTGCTAATGGATCGTGCATAAAATATGCTATAGATAAAAAAGGAACTTGTGCTAATAGTTTATGGAGTTTAACAAAAACATCACAATTAAATATTGATGAATACAATATATTTATAAAAGATAAAACCTTATATCAAAAAGATATTAGTGGAAATATTATTAATACATTTAATAGTGTGGAGAATGCAGCAAAAACACTGCAGATACAGAAACGAGGAATATATAAAAGTATATCTCATAAAAAACCATATAAAGGTTATTTATTTGAGTATAAAGAAACATATAAAAATCCAGTTTATAATAATCGCACTAAGAAGGTAGCTCAGTATAGCTTAGATGGTACATTTATAAGAGAATATAAAAGTGTACAGGAAGCATTTAATATATATGGGCCTGGAGTTAAAAAATGTGTTAAAGGTTTACAAACTCAAACAAAAGGTTTTATATTTAAAATTATTAGTTAATGATATAGTCTGATCTTATATGAAAATATAAGTTAACATATTGAGAACAATGATTGGAACGACTAGATGCGATATTGATTATTCAGCTAAATATATGGCTTTGGAAGATCAGTTTATCAATATTGCAACAAAGGACAAAGATTTTACTTACAAGCTTTCTGGTGCAGAAAAAGTTTGTCTTGATAGCTATATGGCTGCTCGTAATAACAAGCTTTTATTCTCCAAAGGTAACTTTGATGTAAATGGTAAGACTACTATTTCTGATGAAATTGGTCGTCCTATTGTCACTACTGAGGGTAAGAGAATTTGCCCCTATGCTTAGTAATGAGCATGGAAATAAGCTCTTTAATTCAGGGAAAGCTGAGATGCCAATCCTGAGCGAAGCTAAATAGTAATATTTAGAACGTGCAACGACTAGTTAAAGTAGTCCTATAAAGGATAAAATAACCACGAAAAGGAGCCATCCAGAAATGGATGAAGATATAGTCTGATCATATACGAAATCAAGTATATGAAGTAGATGGTAAACTCATCTACGATAACAAAAATGATAATTCCTCAAATTGAACGCTTCGCAACGAAGTATGTATTTAATAAATTAACTACACGTATCTTTGAAGGTGCCATGAATGAAATGGCTACTAAGTCAGATGAGCCTACAGGAAATTCTTGGGTATTTATTTGTAACACCAAGATGTGGCAGGCTGTTCAGAGAACAATGGCTACATGGATTCGTGACTGGAAAACTACTGGTTGTTTCGTATGGTCACAAGGTGCTAAGGATTATGTTGACCTTGGAGCAACGTATCAATCATATGAATTCGCTGGTAACAAGATGATTTTCCGTCTAGATCGTTCATTAGATCTTGAATTCCCTAAGAAGGCTTATGGTATATTCCTTGATCTAACTACTGATTCGAATGGCACTCCTGGAGTAATGTTATTTACATTCCGTGGTGGAAATATTATCCACAATGTTATTAGAGGCGTGGGCGGAAAAAGCGGACTTGAGTCTGGTGAAGTTTCAAGTCCAGTTGCTGGAGCCAAGATTGTTAACTGGGGCTATCATGGAGTAGGCGTGATGAATCCCTATCGTTCTGCAATCCTTGAAGAAGTTTAATATTTAATATTACAAGAAATATAGAAGATATATTAATTTTAGAGTACTCCCTAAATTAGGGAGTACTTCTAAAACTTTTAGATAAAAAATTTATTTCAAAGACAAAAAATAATGAATAAAATAACTCTTAAGAATGTATATGGGAGGGAGAAGAAGTATTATCTTCAACCTATGAAACAAAAGAATGGAACGAACTTTCCTTTTGTAAAGAAAGTTAGATATAATGAACATGGAGATAGCGAAATGATTTTAAGTCCTGATGAACTTAATGATCCTGAAAGAGATTATTTCATTCCAGAGGATGAACTTATTGAGGTATATAGTGGGCGTACTTTTAACCTAGATGACCCATATGAACGTAACCTTTGGAAATGTATTGAAACAAATCCTGTAATTGCACCAGAAAGAACAGCTAAAGATAAGTATGGCAATTATCTTATTGATGGTACACAGGAAAGATACGGTCGAGCAGATTTTTATGTTGAACGAGAGGGAGAAGTTTCAAAGAGAAGAGTCTCACGTATTCAGCTTGTTACAAAAGCATTTGTATTCATTGAGAATGATTCTCCTGCGGGGCGCATTACTAAGTGTAAACTTTTAGGTAAAGCTATGAGAAATGCACCTGATACTGATGTACAAGATTATTTATATAGCCGTGCACAAAAGAATCCTCAAGAAATCATTGACCTATATACTGGGTCGGATCAAGCACTGAAACTTCTAATCATTGATGCAAAAGATAAAAATATTATTACCAATCAGAGTGGAATTTGGATGTTTAGTGAAACTATGTTAGGAGCAACAGATGAAGCTATTATCATGTACTTAAAAAATCCAGAGAATCAGAATATTTATGATTCAATTAAGAATCTTACTTTCCCTGATATGGTAGTAAAAAGGACCGCAAAAGAAAAAACAAAATAGAATATTATATAATTTTATTAAACAAGTAGAATGACACTTAGGAACGTTTACGAATTCGCTTTAGTAGAATGCAACAAGTTAAAAGCTCCTTCTATTTTATTAGAAGATTTTATATACTTGTTTAATAAAGCTATTCAACAATATGTAAATAGTGTATACAATAGAGCTGAATATAATCAACAAAGTTCAGATGATATTGGGTTTTTACAAACTACTGCTACTATAACAGTTGGAGAAGTTACTCCAAAGCAAGAATTTAATGATACAATTTGAGAGTTAGAATTACCAAAAGATTACGTACACTTACTTAATTGTATGGCAGAGTTTGTTGGTAGTGATTCAAAATCTAGATGTGGGAATGGTATTTTAAAAACTATTACCTCCCCATGTCAAAGATTAACAGCAGATATGTACCCTGGTATTATTAATAATTATTATATGAGACCTTCTCATAAAAAACCTTATTATTATATTATTAATCATAATACTGAGAGTCAAACTCCAACAAATCCAAACATGGATGCAGAATTTGGATACAATCCAGAATTTATTGGAGAAAATGAGTATCGTTTCTATGCATTAAAGCCTAATGAAAGTAGAGTTGTAAACCAGTCTATTGTAAAAATTGAGATACATAGTGGAGATTCTCAATGAACATTAAATAAGTTATATGTTACTTATTTAAAATCTCCAAAGTATTACTCAATGACACAAGACCAGATATTAGCTATAATCGATGATACACCAATTTTGGAATTTCCTGATTATGTGTGTTACGAAATAATCAACATTTATGTTAGGTTATTTTTAGAAAATGCAAGTGATCCAAGATTACAAACAAATATTCCTATTAATCAGACTATAGCTGTACCTGGAAGTAAATAATTATTAATTTAAAATTTAGAAAAATATGTGGAATTTTCAAAAAGAAGTAGTACTTAACAGTCTTGATAATGTTGAGGTTGTAGAAGGTACAGATAAAGGTCTTGGTAAACCTGCAATTGATAAGAAAGTACGCTTCCATGATGGAGGTGAGTATTTTGCTAAGTATATTGTAGATCACAAGATTTATGAAACTGATCCTATTACAGGAACTAACTTTAAGTTAGTTTTACATGCTCCCTCTGCTATTCTAGGACAACATGTACAGATTTTAATTGAGCTTGGGCTTGATAATGACTACCGTGGAGATTATGGCTCAGCTCTTTGGTATTTTCGTAAGCCGATTTTAGTAGATGTTGTTCTTCCAGAACATAATGAAGCAGCTGCTAAAGTTATTTACGATGCTATTACAGCTGCTATTCCTGAAGAATATAAATTTGTTAATACATCTTATTCAGGTGGTAATGTAACTATTGATGGATCTGATTCTTATCAAAAAGTACGGAAGGTTGTTATTAGTCGTTATGATTGTGATGAACGTTGTGCTGGAAGTTCAGAAGAGCCTGTAGAAATTGTTAATGTGTCCGCAGGTGCTCTTAAGAAAGGTAATGATTATGTTACATATACTCCAAACAATGTTGAATTTGGTACCTATGAATACCTTCTTCATAATCTACGCCTTCCAACTTATGCAAATCTTCGTTTTACTTCACCTTCTGCTCCAGAAATGCCTGTTCCAGGTGTTAAGTATACTCAGTTTAGCTTTGCCTATTGTGTTCCTCGTGGAATTCATTTTGGAGGTTTATCAGTTGCTGGTCAGACAAATCATTCGACAACATTACATACTTTCTTTGTAGCTTCTTCCTTAGTAACAGAATTTAAGAAAAAGTTCAAAGAGATTGGTTTTGTAGATGATGACTTTGAAACTATTGGTAGAAATGACGGTCAGCACGAAATTACTATTCTTCCTGATGCTTATGCTTCATCACAAGATTTAGCAAATGCAGCTGCAATTAAGGCAAATAGTGATGCTGATGCAGATCTCAAATCTAAGGTTAGAGAAAACCGATCCGCAATTAAGAAAGCTCACGCTGCTGAAGGGGCTGATCCAAGTGAGGCTCAAGGACTTGAAGATATAGAATAATATGTCTAAGTTCGTTGTTTCAGCTACTATAGATGATCCTAGCCTTAAAGCAGATGCTATTTTTGAGTACAGGATTACCGATAATAGAAACTATATTGTTGATAAATATGGAGGAGTTGAAGCAAAACCTGGTTATACACCTCAAATAGGAGATAAGTATACAGTAGAAACTTTATATAGATCTAATGAAGGATATATATATAAGTCATACAAAACTTTTACTGTAAAAATATAATATCAATACAGATAGCGGGGTGGGAGTTAATCCCGTCCCGCTTAATTTTATATATGTATATTATGACACTACAACAAATATCTAGTGCAGTTTATAACTCTGTTGTTGGAGGATTAACAGGCATAACTTCAAATCCTAAAATTTCTATAGAACAATTAGAAGATGAAGTTGTTGCAGAGCGCAATCAAGTTATGAGAGAGTATTTGTTAAAAGGAGTTTTAACATTAGATGAATTATTTCTTGCAATTAATTGTGTAGAAGTTAATTGTGATTATATGTCTAAATGCTGTGAGCTTCAAATTGGAGAAAAAGCTTTACATTTTGAGATACCACCTATTATCTATATTAAAGGAGTTGATACAATTAGGTTTATAGGTAGTATTGATAGAAATACAAAGTATAATGTTTATACAGATGAGTCTTATAGATTTCATAAGCACCGTAGGAGAGGAGCTCAAAGTCCCTATGTGTATGTAGACACTGCAATTAATTCCAATGGTAATATGGATGGATATATATTTAATGTTCCTTTTGTTAAATATATTTCTATTATAGCTTTATTTCAAGATCCTAGAAAGTTATTAGAGTGAGATTGCTGCTCTGAAGATCCTAATACGTACCTAGATTGTGGAATCTTAAGTAATGAAATTATACGTAGAATGACTGAGAAATATGTAAGATGGTTCCGTCAACTTGCAAGTCCCGTTACACCTAATGATCAACAACCTCGATAACTATGAACAGAAATAATTTTAAATCAGTATATTCTCAAGCATATATTTTATATGGCACATCAATAGATACTACAAATTTTGAGGATATTTGCTTGAATGGATGAGAATTAATTGGAAATAGGCAAACTAGTTTATATAAATATACTACTCACACACAAGATAGGAAAATTAAATTACCATGTAATGTAGAATTTATTGAAGCTGTATTTGGAAGGCGTATGGATGCTCAAACTACTAACGATTATAGTGTATACCCTAATGTTTACAATCAATGGGTTGAGGAGTATATTGAATCTTGAAAACGAGATAAAAGTGTTTTTTATAATAGTGGAGTATTACTTAAGTATCGACAAGAAGGGGATTATTTAGTATTTGATCAAGACTATGCAAATGTTACAATCCTCTACCATGGTATTATTGTTGATAAGGATGGACTACCGTATCTTACAGACAAAGAAGTACAAGCATTAGCTGCGTATTGTGCTTATATAGATATATATAAGAAAAGTTTAATTCAGAAGGATGGAAATTTATTTCAATTAGCAGCGGCTGTTAAGAATGATTGGTTACGTTTATGTAATTCTGCAAGAATTCCTGCACATTTATCTCAAAATGATATAAATAATGTATTAGATGTAAAAACTAGATGAGATCGTAAAATGTATGGGAAAAAATTCTCTCCTATATTATAAAGCAAACAAAAGTATGAATTATGGAATGTTTAAGCATGCATTTTCTGTAGAAGAAATTTATACAGGATTAAATAAAAAATTATTAAAGGGCAGATGAGTAAAAAATAGATATAAAAATCCAAAGCAACTTGCTGCAAAGATTTTTAAAGATTGTTTTTATGAGATATTATTGGATATTATTGAGAATAATGTTACCTTTGTATTGCCTCTTAAGTATGGTAATTATGCTGAAATTTATATGAAGCAATTTTCTGATGAAGAGTTTAAGAAACTCTATAAATATGGAAAGTTTAAAAATATAGACTATGTACTTTCTCAGTTTACAGGTAATGAATTAGTGTATAAGTATAGTACTAGAACAGTTGATACTAAAGAAAAACCTATATATGTAAACAAGGAACTCAAAAAACTAATTGAGAAACACACAAACGAGGCTAAACAATATTATTAGTATGATTAAAGAACTTGATGATTACTTAGATATATTAGAAAATAAATATCCACATATTTCTAGATATGAGCTTAAAAGAGTTTTAGAACATGGATTTCATACTTTTTACACATTAAATAAAAAAGGAGCTGACCTTCAAATACATAATAAAGATTACACTGCTTATTGTGGTAAGATGTTTATAGATAATCATAAACGAGCACTATATAATAATATTAAAACTAGAATAAAACTACGATTAAAGTATAAGTATATTCAGGAAGAATATAATGGTATATACTATTTTGGTCTTAGTGAAGCAGAATGGGAGTTTTATCAATCTCAGATAACCTCAAAAAGGCGTAATAAAATCAAATTTACTAATCTGAAATTGTATAAAATAAAAGAAGAATGTTTCCTAGATAAATCAAAGAAACACTTTTTTATACTATATTATCCTATTGATGTAGGATGGTTATTTACAGAAGAAACAATAACAACAAGAAACTTTAAACATTTTGCAGATAGAGATGTTAAAGGTAAGATTGTTACAATATAAACAATTATGGATACAAAACAAGCACAAATTAATGTTTTCACAGAAGGACTTAATACAGATTTACATCCATTAACTACCCCCAATAATATTTTGACTGACTGTATCAATGGCACAGTTATTACTTATAATGGAAATGAATTTATATTACAAAACGATATGGGTAATTATAAGCTTGAAAAAGCTAAATTACCTTCAGATTATATACCAGTAGGGGTTAAGGAATATGGGGGGATTATTTATATTGTTTCCTATAATCCTATTGATAAATTATGTCAGATTGGTTCATATCCTTCCCCTCAAACATTGTTTGATAATAGTGATGACAAAAAAAACGAGCAAGATTACTTAGGGATTGAAATGAAACCTTTAGATGTTAGTGATCTTAATGCCCTATTTAATGATGAAATACCAGATAGTATACCAAAATATACAAAGTTATCGGAGTTACAAACTCTTGTTATATTAATGAATCCCGAAAAGATGCAAGATTTGTATCTTAATCCTGGAGATAAATACTGATTAGAAAAAAATGGAGACGAGAGTAGTACTTGAAAATTTCAATTTAGAAAGTACTATTCGTTAAATGAGGATAAAAAACTATATGATATAACTAATAGTGTTGAAGAAAAGAATATTCCTTATACAGATTCTTCAAGTATGTCAAATGTAACATGGTCTTGTCCAGGATGAATATGTGCAAAACCTGAGTTATATAACATAGACTATTTTAATTTATATATAACAGATCTAGACTATCCTCGTTTAATCATAAATGATCAAAAGAAGAAAAAATCTAGTGGTTGTGTATCTTTCTCTATTCAAACACAGACTCAAATATATAATAAAGATGTAGCAGATAGAATTAGTACTGTTTATAGTAATATAGTTGGATATAAGCTTATATATGAAGACTCAACTATTAATGATAATTATTGAAACCTTATAGATGTTCATAATCTAAAAAAAACTGAGTATGATAATTTAACTATTATAGGGTTAGATGGAAAATCTGGGGAGTGTATTCCATTATTAGAAGAATGTAATGAGAATTATCAAGAAGTAAATTCATCTAATAAAGAAGTTGAATATTCTAAATTAAAACAAATTGTAATCAAAGCTATTCCATATATACAAGATACAAAAAATAGTGAAAATCTTGGTTATATTTTTGACCAGTATACAGTTGAGTATGTTATTGATATTGATGATCTGCTAGAATCAACTGATATACAAATATTTGATACTTATAAGTATTTAATTAATGATTCTCAAGTAAATATTAATATGAGTATTTTTACTCCTGTTAATAATTTATCTTCACTTGATAGTATTAAATTAAAAATATACTCAGTAGAGGCAAATGATACTAAGAACGGATTCAAAAAAGGAACTTGTGTATTAGATTACAATAAAGATTTAAATTTATGAGGACAAAATCTTATATCTCTGGAATTTGATGATAACTTTAAAAAGGAAAATATTTATATATTATCAATAGAATCCTCAGATATACTTATAAGAGAACAGATTCTCATTACTTCTGAATTAATGAATAGTTTTTATAATAGGTATAATCAATACCAACTTATTTCAGGAGATGAGTGAATTGAAGGATTAATAGAGCATTTACAAGTTAGAAGTTCAACATTCTCCTCCACTACGGAAGAGTATGAAGAAGACAACGGATATTTCTTTGAAAATTCAATAAAAAGTATATTTGATGATTTTTGTTTACAGCTTGATGAAGATACATTATTTAAAAATAAAAATATTAATGATATACAAACAACGGAAAATAATCCAGCTAAAAAATATAGTGGTTATTTAAAAAGAAAAACAATTAAAGGTAAACTAAATAAAGGAACTATAGAATGTGATCTAGATACTGGAGATAGTATATGGTCTGATATATCTTATAATACTAAGATAACAAATAATAAACTTGTATACAATACTACCCAAGGAGATAATAACTCAGAGCTAATAGTTTTTGATAATTCATGATCTGAAGACAATATTAGTATAAAGAATTTAGTAGCTGATGGAGTTCTAATAGACTGAGAAGGTAAAATTCCTGTCGTAACTGCTAATCGTCAGTATTTACTTGAAAGTATACCCTGATATTTCTATTCTTTTAATAACATAGGTAATGAAGACAATGCCGTAAGGTGGATACCCAAAGAACCTACAAATAAAGAAAGTAATTTAGATGGGTGAAAAAAGCTTAAAGAATATTCTACTATTGGGAAATATAGTGAAAATACAGCAAAGTTAGGTATAGCTTTTTCTAAGTATAATGAGACTCTTAGATGCTCCTTGGCCATTATTAACTTTTCAACTAAAGGTGGTTTATATGATGGAGCATGATCTGAAGGATCAGCATCATTATTTGAATATGATGCCAACAAAGAAAATAAAGTAACTCCAACTTTTAGATTTACAAAAAATGATGCAACTAGTAACAGTGTGGAATGGGTATGAGAGTCAAGTAGTAGTGGACCAGGAAAAGAAGATTGGCGTACATTACTTCCTATTATGACTAAAAAACTTCAAGGAGCACATTTACCTTTATTTGTTCCTATACTATTTAGGCTTCATGGAAATTATGATGGTCCTGCTGGTGTGGGTTTTGGCTGAAGATTTCCAGATTGTACTATAGTAGAAGATACAAATTGAATCAGCTGTGGAATAGGAGTTCTCTATTACTCAGAGAATATAAAAAGTTTTGGAGTAGCTTTATTACAGCTAGTAACTCCAGATAGTGGTAGTGTCGGAAAGGGGAAGTATATAAACGGCGGAGACGTAGATAACTCCAGTTCAACATATACTACTTTAAACACCATTGGAAAAACATGATTTAATAATAATTATATTGCATCAATATTATTAGCAGTTAGTCTACATATATATTCTCTAAAGAATCTAAAGACTAAAAATGTATATTTGTTAACAGAATCTATATCTAATTTATCTACTTCTATAAATGATGTTTTTCTAGAATTTAATAGAGAAGATAGAGTTGTTGATATTCAATATAATAGAGTCTCTTTATTAGATGCTAAAATTGATATTGATTTTGAAGAATCAGGAAAGTACTCTAATGTAAACTTAAAAAATTTAGGAAGAATAACAGACCAAAAAATTGTTAAATCTAATAGTGTAAAAGTTGAAAATATAGAATGATATACTTTAGATAGTATAAACAATATAAACTTTAATTATCAAAGTTTATTTAATTTTATTGACGAGTCAAGAAATAAAATATTAGAATATAGTAATGTCGACCCAAGTTCATTATTATGTGATTTACCAACCACACGAGATAATCCATTGTATAATTTTGCTCACGCATTAACTGCAATGTTAAAAGTACATAATGCGTCTAGTAACAATAATAATATTTATAATGATATAATTTGCAATAAAGATTTTACTACAGATGATATAGGTGGTGATGTTGCTCCTGCAATGAGAGATGGAACTATTGGTAACTCTATACTTCCAACTATATCTATAATAAATGAATCGGATAGAATAACTATTTTAGAACCGCCTGAAACAATGGGCAGTAATATTGATTCTTTAATGCAAGTTACTCAGGAATTTAAAGAGACTTACAAGAGTATAACAACAGACATAACATAATGAAATTAAATCTTACGGCAAAAAAATTTTATAGTGAGGGAGATATTACTCATGAATATAACCCACTTCATAACAAACTAACAGAAGATGGTAGTCTTCAAGATTTTGTTACTGATGAAATTTCATTAGATCTAAATAATCCAGTAAGTATTGAATGCCAACCATCATATGATGGAACTGTTAATCTAATAATTAATGATGATAAAAACCCTCCTAGAATAGTAAATACTACTTATACAACAATAGAGGATAATCGCTATAGGAGAATAGTTAGAAATCAAACAGAGCAGACAAATATCTATAGAGAAGGTAAGATAGACACTCAAACTAGATTATTTAGAAATATAAATAAGATTCCAAAAATAGATCTTGTAAATGTATCTTATTCTGGACAATTAAAAGGAGGTAATTATACTTTTTATATTAAATTAGCAGATAATGATTACAATAAGACAGATATTGTAGCTGAATCTGGTATGATTTCAATATTTAAAGGATCATTACATGAAATTAACACTATATCAGGAACATTAGAGGATGAGAGAACAGATAAGTCTATAACTTTGATGTTAACTAACATTGATGTTTCTTTTAATAAGATATTCATTTACTGCAAAAGAGAATATTCTGATTTAAATGGAGTAATTAAAGATGAGACATACTTTATTACTAAGCCATGTGAAATTAAAGGCACAAGTCAGACTATAACTATTAATGGGTTCGAGGAGATTACATCTATAAATGAAGAAGAATTAAACATTAAATATAACATATGTACTGGGGTTAAAACACAAGCTCAGGTTCAAAACATGTTATTTCTAGGAAATATACAGCAAACTATATTGGATAATGCAACTCTTCAGAATTTATCATATTATATAAGAGTAAAATTAGTTCAAAGAGAAGATAGTATAGGTTATATTAATCCTGGGTCTTATACTAAGATTTCTGAAGATGAAATTACAAAAACAGAGTATTATCATCCTTTAAATATATATTATTATTTAGGATATTGACCATCGGAATTATATAGACTTGGAATAGTGTATATTTTTAATGATGACTCATTAAGTCCAGTTTATAACTTGAGAGGATGTGAATTTAGTGATTTGGACACAGTAAATTATATAGGTGTATATAATAAGGATGAACATATTTCACAAGATGAATTTTTTATTCCTAATACGGATGGTACAAACTTATCTAATACTAAAGGAGTATTTAAACTCCCAGATAAGAGTATCTATAGTAAAGACGGAACAAAAGGAGTACATCCTTTAGGATTTGAATTTACATTTGATTCAGGATTAATTAATGAATTAAGGAACAATAAAAAACTTAATATAAAAGGATTCTTCTTTGTACGTCAGAAAAGAATTCCAAACATTTTATGTCAAGGATTCTCAATAGGAGTAGACAGAACATCTTATATACCATTAATATACGGAGTACAGGATGAAGAGGGGTATACTACAGAATCCTTTATAGATTCTAGCTTAGGTTTAAGTACTGATTATAGTAGTAGATTAATTAGTACAGCTAATATACAAAGTAGTGGATTATTAAGTGTTGACACTATAGTAAACTATCAATTACAATCTATGTTTGATAATTCTGAGTTTATTGTAGAAAAAGCATATGAAACCATGAATAGTGAAGATAAGTTATCAACGTCATTATCTAATAAACGTCATTACTATATAAATACTATTAAAGAATCCGCAGATAAAAAGTATGCAACTAAGGCCAAATGTGTATATATAGATACTGATATACCATTAAAATATTATGATAGCTATGGATTTTCAACCAGAGTAGGATCATCAGAGGACTGTAAAGATGTTAGGTTTTTAGGTTCAAAAAATTATGAACAAAATAATAATAAAATAGTAAGAGGAATCTATTGTCCTTTTATTGGAACTAATAAAGTTTTAGATCCAAGTTGTATCTATAATATAAAATCTGGAAATTATTCTTCTACATTTATGAGTGAGTATTTTAAGATCAGAGGTAATGATCTCTCTCCATTTATGGCAATTAGTCCCAGATACGAATTGAATGATAGTAAGTTACAGTCTCGTTACGATTTATATAAGAGGACACAAGATAAAGTTGAGTTGATTGAAGAGAATGTACTAACTATTGATAAAAATAAATATGTTAATACATCTACGGAGGAATACTATTTAGAAGAAGTAAAATTCACTCCAACTGTATTTAGAGGGGATTGTTTTACAAATACAGTAACAGTTAGAATTATAAGGAATTTTATAGATTCTGAAACTCCAACTAATGATATAATAGTTGATCCAGAAACTTGGAAAAATGGGTATAAAGGATATAATCAAACTACTACCTCTGATTGAAAAGAGATAAACAGAGCAGATGTGAATACTGTACCTCTTGGAATGTGAGTTACTTATAAATGTCTTTCAAATTATAATTTAGGGCTACGATCTGAGGATACATCTTATGTTGATGAAATGGCATTAATGGGAAATCCAAGAGGCTTCTATCCTTTACATGGTATAAATACAGCTCCGTCTAGTAAAATACCTGAAAGTACTCTATTAAATGCAGGATATTCTACAACAGTCCCTTCTAAAAAATACTTTACATCCCCTGATGTACCTTATGTAAAGGATGTATTTGATACTAGAATTATGTTTAGTAATGTACAAGTAGAGGATGACTTTAGAAATGCATATAGAATATTTCAAGGATTAGATTATAAAGATATAGAAAGACAATATGGGGCTATTGTAAAACTAATATCTTATGGAACTAACTTATTCTGTGTCTTTGAACATGGATGTGCCTTAATTCCTATTAATGAAAAAGCACTTATAGCTACTACTACAGGTCAATCTATACACATGTATGGTGCAGGAGTTTTACAAAATCAAGTTACTCCTATTTCTCAAGATTATGGAAGTATTTGGCAAGAATCAATTATTAGAACACCAAATGCAATTTATGGGGTTGACACTTACGCTAAAAAAATCTGGAAATACAATGCAGAAGGATTTAGGCTAATATCTGATATGGTAGTTCAGAGATTCTTGAATGATAATATAATATTAAATGAAGAGGATAAGTATCCTATAGTAGCATTAAAGAATGTAAAGACTCACTACAATAACTATAAAGGTGATGTAATGTTTACATTCTATAATGGAAATAAGGTATGAGATTTATGCTATAACGAGCGTCTAGAGAAGTGAATCACTAAATATAGTTGAACTCCTTTATCTTCAGCCAATGTTAATAACATTTTCTTAACTTTAGATCGTCAGAGAGCTTCATTATATGGAATTATATATGATAATATTAACACAAATTCAGGAGCTCATATTGAGGAAAGATTTGAAGAAAACGAGGTTGATGAATTAAATAATGAAAAAGAGAGTTTAGAGAAGGGAAATTTACCAGAGAATTCTACTAGAATAGAGGAAATTGATAAAAGGATTGAATATATTAATAAAAACTTTATTTCTGGAAGAACCTGTGGTAATCTATGAGAATATGATAATATCAAGAGAACTATAGTTATTAAAGGCTATGATTTCTTTGAGAAATTTGGAATAAGAATAACATCTATTACATCATCTATTTTAGATACAAATGGAGTTGAGCATATAGTTGAGTTCACAGATTCTCCAAAAACAGAATATGATATTAAATGTAAAATTATTAATGGATCCTACAAACCAGATGGTTCAGAATCTGAAATAGAATATTCTCAATATTTAGTTGGAGATATAGATCCAGAAAGACTTCAGAAAAAAATTGGTATAATCCAAAATGGAAGGAACTTGGAATTAACTATAAATGATTTTGAAGAAGTTTCAAAATTATTATATTTAAAAATTGATTTTGAAGTAACTCCAAAAATAGTTTCTACATATATAGATAATTCTGAGAATATTTCAAGTCAAACTAATGAAAATAAAGTATCATCTTCTAGTAATTCATTTAAGGAATCTATAGTATTAATTAGAGACTATAACTATTTAGTTCAGTCTAAGATGGAGGATAAAGTTAAAGAATATGATCTACTACTTAAGAATGGATTCTATATGCATGGTAGAGCAGGTGTATTTGACGAAATAAATTATTTTGATCAAAATCCAAATAATGAGATACATCCAACTAAATGATATGACAAACAAGAGCCATTTGAGTTTGAATTTGTAGTAAATAATCCAGCAGGAATTCATAAGGTATTTGATAATTTAGTCTTAATATCTAATAATGTAGAACCAAATAGTTTAGAATTTGAATTAGTTGGTGATGTTTATGATTTTAATAAAGCTGGGATTTATCAATCAGAACATGTAGATCAGGAATCTTATTGAAATCCTGATGGATCTTTTGATGAAGATAAATATAACAATGATAAACATTCTAAAGAATTTAGTGGGACTGAATATAGTCAAGAATTTAGTGATAATATATCTATTGATAGAGATCCTGTATTAAATCAATATTTTATCAAGGTAAATCAACCTGTTCTTAATATTAAGAGAGTAGGAAGGCGTTTAGGAAATATTGAATATAAGGAAGATAGGTGATATAATACTATTACTCCAATTAACTATAAAATTAAACGTAAAGACGGAGTAAAATCTGACTTAAAGTCTACTAGAATTAGAGACAAGTGATTAAAAATTAGAATTAAGTATACTGGTGATAAACTAGTAGTTATAAATGCAATCCAAACATTATTAAGATTAAGTTATGCTTAAATATAATTTAAATAATCTATATTCCCTTTCCAATGCTACTTTTGGTGGCAACGGAAAGGGAACTGGTAAAATAACTATACCAAATGCTATAGGGACTCAAAGTATAGTTAAAAAATCAGATTTAGGTCCTGTTATCAGTGAATCTAAATTAACATCCGCAACTAAATCTCTAAATAAAGTTGCACCAGTAAAAGCAGATAAAGCTTTAAATAAAAAGATACAAACAGAAGTTAATAATAAACTCCCAAAATCAGCTAACAAACCGTCTTTTGGGCAGAAATTATCTATGCTTGATGCAGAACATGGAGAAACATTTAATGCAATAGGATCTGCAATTAGTGGGATTAATGCATCATTAATAGGAGATGAAAAAACTGGTAAGGGGGCTGAGACAGCTCATAGTATAACTAACACCGTTAATTCATTAATTCCTAGTAGTGGTATAGGAAGTATGGCAAATGCTGCTGGAGGAATGATTGGAAATCTAATAGGAGGCACTAAAGATAGAGTTCAGGGTACTGGGTCTGCAGTTGTTGGTACAGTTTCTAAAGTAGCAAGTAATTTTGGTCCAGTTGGTATGGCTGTTGGCACCGCTTTAAATTTATTAAATGGCATTGGGGGTAAGAGAGTAGATTCATTAGCTGACATGACTGACCAATTTGGGTCAGGTTATGGAGGTTCACAATCAGATGTTTCGGAATCTATTAGTAAGTACTCAGGGAAAAAGGCTGGATTGTTTGATTTTGGATTTGCCAAAAAAGGAAATAGAGCAATACAAGAAGCTAGAAAAACTCAAAATACAATATTGGGTATTATGGATGAGGCTAAACTAAGAAAATCAAACTCTGCAGCGGATACTTATTTATCTCAAAATCAAAATAGATATGCAGGATATGAGCCTAAACTATTATTATCTAAAAAAGGTATGAAATTTCCTGAATTAGATCGTGCTAGAGAAATTATTAGTTCCTGATCAATTAAACTTACAGAAAATCAAGATACTCAGAAATTTCAACTTGGAGGTAAAATGAACCTAATTCCAGAGGGAGCTTTACATGCTAGAAAACACAATTTAGAGGAAGTAAATCCAGAATTAGAAGGGCAAATTACAAAAAAAGGTATTCCAGTAATAACTCATTCAGAAGGAGGAGTCACTCAAACTGCTGAGATTGAAAAGAATGAATGAACTCTTAGAAAAGAATTTACCGATCAACTAGAATCTTTATACAGCCAATATCAGAAGGATCCTTCAGATAATATAGCTATAGAAGCAGGTAAACTAGTTTGTTTTGAGTTGTTAAAGAATACAGATGATAGGAGTGGGTTAATTAAAAGTATAAAGTAATATGCCATTAGATATAAGATCACAAGTTGTTACAGCTCTGGATAATATTAATAGAAATCCAGAGCTGTATACTCCTCCAAAACCAACTATACCTTTAGAAACAAGAATCAACGATTTGAAAGAAGCTAATCCTAGTAAATATAGAGACTATATTTCTACATTAACATCTTCTGCAAATAGTGGAAATGAGGAAGCTAGAGAGTTGTTAGGAAAAGTAGGAGAGGATGCAGCTAGACAAAGAAGAGGGTATGAAGGATTAAATAAAGCTATTTATATTCCAGCAATAATTGGAGCAGGAGCTTTAGCAGCTCCGTCTATTTCAGCCTCAGGAAAAGTAGTGTCTTGAGTATATAGACAATTACCAAGATGAATTAGGACAGGAATTGATATTGGATTAACAGCGGATGGAGCTAGAAATTTGTTTAGTAAGAATGGTATACAAAAAACTTATAGAGAAGCAAAAGTTGGTAATTATGGAAAAGCTGCATTATCTGGAGCTGTAGATATATTAGATTTATTAGGAGGGTACAATTTATCTAAGAAAATTATTAATAAAACTAAAAATCTAATAAAACTATTTTCATTTAATAATAAGTATCAGAATATATATAACGATTTTCCTAAATTATCTCAAACTAGTAATAGATATATTATTAATGTCGGTCCTACAAAAGATTATTCTGAAAGTCCATCTTTATTTGCTAAGAGATTAGATTCAGGAGGAGCTAAAAGAGTGGGATATCCAGAATATGCATTACCAGAATTACATAGTGGAATAGGACCACATATGCAAATTGTAAAAAAATACAATGATAATTTAATAGGAGAATCATTAGGAACTTATGTAGAAAGATATACTCCTACTCAAGAGACTAGAGGAAGATTTGCTGGAGTTGGACATATTGAACCTAGCTCAATGCATCCTGTTTTAGACAATTCTTCAACTCCTAGATATTGGTTTAATAGTGGAGTAGTAGATATAATTGATTATAATGGTAAGAAAATAGTGAATAAAAATATAGATAGATCTTATTCTAAATTAACATCGGAAGAAAAACGAGATGTTTTAGACCACGAATTACATCATACTATTGACTTAGTTTTTAGAGGACCTAAGAGACAATACAGTCCTATGGGAAAATTTCTAGATTTTAGTAAATTAGACAAAGGACCAAATCCAAATTATTTTGGTGAACATATTTTTGTAAATGGAAGTAGTTGAAATGAGGTAGCTCCTAGGGTCACACAAATAAAAAACTTTTTAGGAATAACAGATGGTAAGACATTAATGACCCCAGAAAGTTTAAGACAAGGATTTGAAAAGTATATTGAATCTGGAAGATTTGATAATGATATATCTACTTTGTATAATGCTGTCACTAACTGAGAAGAATTTGCAAAATGAGTAAATGCCTCAGTGCCATCTATTGGAGCTTATGTATTAGTAAGAGGATCTGATGGTAAAATACATGGAGAAAAAGTAGAAAAGCATAATATTTATTAAGTAGTATGAAAGAAACAATAGTTGAAATAGCAGATAAGAAATATAAGGTCTTAGTTGCAGAAACTGAAGAAGAAAAAACCCAAGGACTTTCTAATGTAGAGTCTATGGAGGATTCAGAGGGTATGTTGTTTAATTACTCTAGTAATCCACAAGGTTCTCTAGTATTTAATACTAAAGATATGGATTTTCCTATTGATATTATCTTTATAAATGATGATGATGAGGTAGTTGCAGTAGAATATGGAGAACCTAAATCAGAAGAAGTTATAGAGTGTATTGCTGATCCTGACGAAAAATTAGTATATGTTCTTGAAGTTAATGCTAATTCTGGAATTCAAATAGGAGATGAATTAGACTTTGAGGATGATGATATTTCTGATGAAGAGGTAGAAAAGATGTATATATTAGGATCAGATGGCAAGCCTCAAATGGATCTAGTTGGTGGTGAGCGGATTATATCAATTAAAGAAACTAAATCATTAATTAGTAAAGCGAAACGCGCCAATAAATCTAAGAAGGATTCTGACTACAAGAAATTAGGAAAATATATATTCAAAATATTAAAAAAACAAGACGAAAGAAAACCAGAATATGTTTCTGGCCCCAATAAAAAAGGAGAGTAGAATTATTCTACTCTCCATAAGAAGATAATAACTATCTTCTTTAACCCTTTATTATCTCATGTTTAATCTAGCATCTCCTTAGAGAATGAAATAGACTCTATTTTATATTCTTGGGTTGTGATACAAAGATAGTAATATATAATTAATATGTCAAACAATTTATATAAAATTTATCACAGAAGTAATTTTTATAGAATTTATTTGAATATTAAAAACTAAAGTATTATCTTTGAGCATTAAATGAATATATGATAATGAAAGAGTTAACTAGAAGAATTTATAAAATTATTAATTAAATAAAGTAAATATTTATATGAAGGTAATTAAATTTATGCAGGAAGGTGGTAGTGCTCCTGCACCTGCTGCACAACAGCCAGCAGCAGCACAGCAAGATCCACTTGTAGAAATTGCTAATATGATGGCTCAAGGATTACAGTCTGGTGACTGTAATATACTAGCACAGGCTTGTGAGGCATTCCTTTCGTTACTTTCGCAGGCACAAGCTCCTGCACAAGAACCAATAGGAGCTCCTGTTGATTCGGAGCCTGTTTTCAAGAAAGGTGGTAAGCTTGTAAAACGCAAGAAATGTCGTAAGTAGATCATTGAAAGATAAAAGGGGGATTGTAGATGATCAATTCCCCTTTTTAAGTATAATATAAGTGTGATAGAATGGCACAAATAATTAAATATCAAAAAGGTGGTTCTACTTCTAATAAAAGATATGGTACTTTTACTATTGATGGAAATAAGTTTGAAGTTGATGATAATTTTTTAAATCAACTAACAAACTATGGTAAATCATTAGACGACGAAACAGCCTATCAATTTAGTAAAATTACAGATGCTTTAAGGAATGGAGAAAATTTATCCTATGATTCTAATGCTGATAGATTAGATGGAAATGTACAATTTGATGTTACAAATAGTCAAAATAATCGATTGGGGAATCGTCGAAGTAGAATAGGAAGGTTTTTTGGTAATTCGTGAAGAGGTAAGGAAAATGCATCTAGAAATGCAATTAATGCTTTAAAGGGATTTACTTATACTGCTCCTACTCCTGGCAATTCGATATATGATTGATCTAATGCTATAAATGTCGAGTATAAAAGAGACAAGGATGGGAATTATGAATTAGTTAATGGAAATAAAGTTTTTATACAAGGAGCTAATAATTTACAAGTTAGAAGGAGACTTCAAGCCCTAAAAGATATTGCTAGTTATACTGATAAGGATACATTTAAGGGTTATGGTAATCTTGATAAGCAAGCTTATATAGATCTTTACAATCGTTTAGGGGATGAAGGTGTTAAGAGTTTAGTGGAGCGTGTGGAAAATGGGACATGAACCGAAGAGGATAAGTTAGCTCTAGATGATATCGGTATATTTTTAGATAGTAATTCTACTAATAAAAATTCTTCAACTAACCAATCAACTTCTAAACTTACTGAAAAGGAAGTCAGAGATAACATTGATCCTAATACTCACTCCATTGCTGGTTTAAAAGTTACTACAAATCCAGATGGGTCATATAATTTAGCAGATGTAGATGGAGATCAAGTTTTTGGTGGTAGTCGAGTATACATAAATGATGAAGTTCTAAGAGATAAGCATCAATTTGATCCCTTAAAAGGATGATTTTGATTTGATGGTAAATTAATCCCAAAGAGTGTTGCAGAGGATGATAACTCAGTATTTTATAGAAATCTAGATCAGTGGATAAATAGCAACAAGAATAATATATATGGTACTAATGGAATAGATGTTTGGGGAAATAGTTCTAATCCTTTTACAAGTTATAATGATTCTTTCTTTCTTCCTGGATTAAGAAATAATAATAGAGGAATGATGTTTAGAACATTAAAAGATCCCAATGATCCAAATTCAGTAGTATATGAATATTATGACAAAGATTCTGCTAGAGATAGATATGGATTTGTAACTCCTGAAGCAGTTAAAAGATTAAAGTACAATATTAACACTGGAGAATCTGAGGAGTTAGATCCATTATCAGGAGTTTCTATAAATTACGAGGATATTACTAATCCAGTTACTAAATGGTCAGAAAGAGCAAAAGGATACTATGAAATTAATATTCCAGGTTCTAATGGCACCACAGCTGCAACAATCTTTCGAAATCCATATGATGTAAATGATGTATGATTTTATAGAGATGGAATGGAACAACCTTATCAAATGACACCAGAAGAAGTTCAATCTTTAATAAACTCAGGAGCTCTTTCTGCTAATCCTGAAAATCATACATTTACTGGTGCATTATCTCGTAAATGACAGGAAATTCTTTCTCAAAATACTCAGAATTTTAGAGGCAATACATTAGGAGGTGTAATTATAGATTCTTCGTTACTTCCAATTTCTACTTTAATTAGAAGTTTATATACTACTAGAACTCCTATGGTTAATGGAGAAAGATGAGATAGAGCATCTAGAAACATATTTGATAATAAACCTAAGTTTCAATCAGGAGGTAGAATCAATGCAGCAAAAGTTTCTAATATTGAAAATGATACCACAGCTAAGACAATAACTGAAAGAACTGACAAAGATGTTGCTAAAACCTCTTTAAAAAATGGAGATTGAAAAGATTTAACTAAAGCGGATAAGATGCAAATAGCTAGCATTGCTGGCGATTTAGCATCATTAATTGCAGCTATCCCTACTGGTGGTAATCCAGTAGCTGGTGCTTTAGGGTATGGATCAACTCTTGCTCAGTTTGGAGCTGATGTCAGCCGTGATGGTTTTGATTTAGGAGACCTTGGTAACTTAGCTCTAGGACTGGGATTAGATACAATAAGCTTACTCCCTGGTGTTGGAATTGGTGGTAAAATGGCTAAAATGAGTAAAACAGTTAAAAAATCTGCTTCATTATTAAAGAATATACTATTAGCCTCAGGAGCTACTAGTGCAGTATTAGCGGTTAACAATATAGTATCTGGTAAAGGAACTTTAGATGATTGAAAAAGTTTATCCACTGGTCTTTTTGCTGTTAAAGGAATAAAGAATGAAGTCCAAAATATAAGATCTACTCAATATAAAGGAAAATCACCTAAATTAGAAGCTAAGACAAAAGAAAGCTTAAAAAGAGAATATATTGATAAAGTAGTTGCTGATAAGGAATTAGGATTTGTTGATGGCCAGCCAGCTCGATGGGCTAACTCTGATGGTACTGTTAAGAACTATAAGCAAGCAATTGAAGATTTAACTAAATCAGGCCATCTAAAAATATCTAAAGCACAAGAGGCTAAATGAACAGCAGAGGCTGCCAAATCTAAAACAAATTCTACTATATCAAATATATTTTCGGGAAGTTGAAATCCTATGAGTAGAAATTATAGATTTAGAATGTCTAATAGACAACTTCCAGATGATTTTGATATAAGATCTTTAGCAGGCCACACTTCTAAATTAAGAACTTTAGGAAGAGTTATTAGAAGAAATCCTGAAATTGCTTCTCAATTACAGTCTAATGGATGACTACTTCCATCAACTTTACAGTTTAATTCTAGATATGGAGGAGACTGGTTTTATAGAAATCCTGTATTTAAAAGATTTATTAAATTTAAAGCTCCTTCTACGTTAATGTTATCCGAAAGTACTGGAGTACGAGATATACCTGTGACTTTAAGTGGCATAAAAAATCCTACTGAGATTCGTAATATTGATCCTTATTTACAACAAGTTGATGACTATATTGGGTTAAGATTTCACAAAAAGGGTGGTAAGATTATTAAAGCACAAGGAGGTTCTAATAGTAATTGATTTCTTGATAAAAATGGGAAACCAGTAAATGAGCACAGTGAATCAGTTATTGTTACTGCAAAACCAATAGATGTTTTTTCAAACCCTAGGCTTCCCTCAGATTTCTTAGGAGTTAAGCCTTTAAATGACATTGATCCTAAATTAAGAGAGTCATTAACTAAACAGTCTAAAGGAATTAATACAAATAATATTGAGAAGCCATCTTCAAGTATGTTTGGTTCTAGTAGAGATTTAAAATGATCTGGTATTAATCCTGATATGTTACTTGGTATTGGTGATTTTATAGCATCTACAAGAGGTATTAATCGTACTGCTCAAAAGATGAAAGACGCTATTCGTAAGGGAATGATAGGTTCTCAACAGCAAATGCCAACTGAATTCTACTCTAGATTTAGTGATAATGGTTTGAATAGAATGTATGATGATCGAATCAAGGAAATGCGAAAATATAAAACAGTCACTAGTGATCCAAATCAAGTAATGGCTGAGAGGTTGATGAGAGATGCAGGAATTGATCAAATAAAGGGAGAAAGAGATACTAAATTTTCACAAATGATAGATCAGTATAACGATAAACTACTTGCTCAAAAGCAACAGTATGCAAATATAAGAAATCAAATTAGTAATGAAAATAGGAATCGTTGGTATCAAGGATTAGCACAACTTGATATGGCAGATGCTAATAAGATAGGACAACAAACACAAAATGTTAAAAATCTTATTTATCAATTTAGGCAGGATTATGCTAAAGATTTACAGAATAGAACTGCTATTGAAGATAAGTTGGATTCTATTAATGCTGAAACTAAATATCAGAATGATTTAAAACAACTTTTTGAAAGCTTTGGTGGTTTTAACAGTATGTCTGCAAGTGAAAAAGAGCAATGAGGAAATAATTGGTTAGGATATATAAGTTATAAATATCCTGATCAAGTGTCTAATATACGTAGTAAAGCATTCTTTGATATTTATCAAGATCAAGCTAATGATCCTAAGAGAAGACATTCTTGGATTAGATGATTTGATGATTTAAATGTCCCTAGGTATGTTAGTCAAGTATCTCCAAAACTATCTGATTCTAAATATTTTAGGTATAAAAGAGGAGGTACAATTCAAAGGTTTAGAGAAACAAATGAACAAGCATTTTTAGATCAGCAAAAAGCTATTAATAAAGCTGTGAATGACTTAAATAATAATATCATAAGGCTTTTTATAAAAATGATGTCATAATATGAAGATAAAAAGATATCAAACAGGGGGTATATACTATACCCCCTTTTCTAGAGATTCAATAGCTCAGCAAGAATCTCAAAACACACCAAGTACAACAACAGATAATAAAAAAGAAGAACTTATACAGAAGGAAATTATTAATGTACTGAAGGAAAATGGGCTTCCTAATGATGTTGATTATTTTCTGTCTAGAGCTAACACATTTCTAAGAAAGTCTCAAAATTTAGGATCGCTGTTTGAAGGAAACCAGGAAACATCTTACGATATGTCAGATTTAATTAGAATACAATCTTTGGCTAATAGAATTAAACATAATAACAGTTTATATCAACAGGCTAGCAAACAAATTAATGATGAAGGAGCTGGATCAGAAGTAGCTATTACTAATACTGGTGGCATGTATGTTTTTGATAATGATAATGGCGTTAAAATAGTATCTTTAGATACATATTATGAAAATCCAGATAAATATAGGATATTAACAAACTCGGAGTTAATCCGACTTAGAGAAGAACAACCAGAGTTAGCTTACAATAGTGATATTCTAACTGACTTATCAAATACTGTTGGCATGGAGTCAATAGTAGATTATGTGAAATCAACTATTGGTGCTTTTGGTACTAATAAATCTTCAAATCAATTTGATAGATATACTTCGAAGCAAAAAGATCAAATTGAAAAAGGATTTGAACAGTTGTTGGGTTTTGATTCTCCTGATGGCATATATAAAGTTACAGAATCTACTAATACTTCTGATCAAGGATATAGTGACGATAAAAGCTTAGAAGCTGCTGTTAATTATCTTTATAGAACATTACCTAGAAATATGAAAAATGTCTTAAGAGCCAATGCAACAGCTGAAGGTTTAAATCCAAATGACCCCAAAGATGTTCAAAATTTATTAAAAATAGCAGTTATTGAACATACTGATCATACTAGGGAAATTAAACAACAATTAGATTATGATTCTACAGCTAGTAGTGCTAGTGGAAAAGGGTCATCAAGTAAACAGGTTGAAATGACTCGTGAGGAAATGATTACTACTGGAAACGGAGGCGTTCAATATACTCCTATAACTATTGCACATTCTAAGTCTAAAGGAGGTATAAAAGCTTTAGCACAGCCTTATGGCAAACCAATAGATACCACTGGTAAGCAAATTGGTATGGGTACACTTAGAGATGTGTTTGCTAAAGAAGATAGACTGGGATCAAGTTTAGCTTTAAACTCAATAACATTTGGAAATAGATTACTTACAGAAAGTGAATTAGATAAAGTAGTTTATGATGGAGTAAGTAATATTGAAAGAACATACTTACCGATTGATCAAAACATATATGTGACAACAGGTAAGAAAACTCCTGATCTAGATGCACAAAATAGGTTTGAAAAATTCCAAGAATGACTTAATGCTGGATATGGAGTCACTCCAAATAGTATAACTATGAAGTTGAACGAACTAAATCTTGATATTTATAGAGAACCAGAAACAGGAGAATGAGCATTTAGAGAAGCCCATCCTTTTATTATTGTCAATGGGTATGTTAGTGATAAAGCTGTTGACATTGATGACTCTGAATGAGTTGATCATGTAAATAGGGACGAGGGGTCTTATATATTTGATTTATACTCTAAATATATTAATTATGGGTCAGATACTCCTTCGAAAAGTAAACATAGAAATAACTTTGATGGAGGATTATTTGGTATAGGAGACGCATCCTCAATGTATAAAAGTGCTATATTTATTCCAATAACAGATAGTGCTATTGCAACAGTAGTATCTAATCATCAATTAACAAGTGCTAGTAATTATACAGATATGTTAAATCGCAGGAGACTACTACAGGAGTCTCAAATACAGACAAATTTCTAATTATGATTGAGCAGAAGAAAAATGATTGGTTGGCGACCTTATTCTTTTCGCCTAATAAAACTCCACAAGACTTAGCTAATTTAGGTATAACAACTGATAATTCCAGCTTATTAGACAAGGAGTATTACAAAAAAGTTCCTCAAATACAAGAAGCTTTTAAAGACAAGTCTGGTAATTTTGACGATAATAAATTTGATCAGTACTATCAAACAGCTTTAAAGTTATATAATGATGCTGATAATAGTAAATTAGTTCAGGATTTACAGGATTTCTATGAATATGATCCTAATGATTACTTTGCTCCTATAGGGGGGAAAGTAACGAATATGAGACCAAAATTAGTTCAATTTTCTAATCCTGAGAGAAGAAGTAGGGGACTAAGTAATCTTAGAGAATCTTCTGCTCCAACAATGTCTATTAGAGAAGTTGCTCAAACTAATAAGGTATTTAACTTTGATACCCAGCAATTTGAAGATTGGACTCCTAATGATTGAGGAGGATTATCAGCAGTGACAAGACCTACATTAGTATTAGCTCAATGAGATGAAGATGGGGAACATGAGATTAATGGTAGGATTGTTAAGCACAATAAAGGAGACCTAAAATTCAATGAAAGTGGAGATCCTTTTTATGAGACTCTGGGAAATAGAGATATTGCAAATAAAGATATATTGCATATATCTGACACTTTAACTATCGATGGTAGCAAGTGAGATAAATATAATTTCTTTGATTCAGACGATCTGGATAAAAGTGTCGTTGGCACAATGGCTAAAACAGCTTTTAAGGTTGGTATGATGTTTATTCCAGGTGTTGGAAAATATTATGGAGCGATGACTGCTGCTAAGGAATTAGGAAAATTATTTCCTGTACTTTTTAAAAGTATTGAAGGCATCGCAACTGGAGATATATCAACATCAAGATCAGCTCAGATGGCAACTGATATACAAGCATGATTTTCTCGGTTCGATAGTAGCGTCTCTGACTATGGAAGACAGAGTTTTTGGAATGTAGAAAATTTAGGTAAATTAATTGAAGATAGCTCTATGCAATTATTCCAACAAAGAGTTATTGGAAATATTCCAAAGATGTTTATTCCAAAAAATTCTATTCCTAGTGAAAATGCCATTAAATGAGGTAGAGGATTAGCTTTAGCTTATATGGCTGGAACTTCTTCCACTGAAGCGTATAATGCGTTTAAGGAAGCAGGTGCTTCAGACAGAGTAGCGGGTTTAGGTATGTTATCTACTATGGGAGCTATGTATGGTTTGATGAATAATGACTATTTCAAAGACTTTTGGTTTAGAGATACATATTTAGATAAGGCGAAAGTCCGCTCTGTTGTTAAGGAAGCTGCTGAACAATTATCATCTAAAGAATTTGCATTAGAGACCGCTAAGAAAACATCTACTTCTAAAGGAGCAGCTAAATGGCTTCTAGATATGCAGAAGAACATAGTAAACCGCATATCTAAGATGAAACCTGGAAATCTAATTCATGATTCTCTAAATGAAGGTGTTGAGGAAACTGTAGAAGAAATAACATCTGATGCAATAAAAGCATTATATTCAGGTTTAAATGCACTAGGTATTGCTGATAAAGAAAGGAATTACAACTTTGGAATTACTCCAGAGGATATGATATCTAGATATTTTACTTCATTTGTAGGAGGTGGTATTGGTGGCGCTGTATTTAGTTTACATAATAGATTTGATAGGAAAAATAACCCCATACTTAATAGTACACTAACTCAAAATGATGATTCTCTAAAAGAGATAATTTATCTTTTAAGAGATGGTAAGGAGAACCAATTAAGAATGGAGTTAGATAGATTACATAAAGCTGGTAAGTTAGGTAGTACAAATCTTTCAGGCACTGAGTTAGAGTTTGTCAAAGATGGTAATATTACAAAAGCTCAGTATAAAAGTACCAGTTCTGGTGATTCACAAAATGATCTTTTATATCAACAAATAGGATTTTATATTGATAGAATTAATGAAGTTCTTAAAGAGGAAGGGTTAGATTTAAGTGATGCTGAGTTACAATATATTACCCAACAAGCTGATATAGCAGGCAAGTCTATTGAAGAGACTAGGCAAGGGTATCTAAATCTTAAGAAGTTAAGCAAACAACAAACAATAGAGGATAAGATTATCTCATCTGGTTTGTATAGTCAAATTTTTGAAGATTGGAATAATTTAACTTCTGAAATAATCAAAACCAAAGTAGAACTAGAAAACTTGTTGACTCCAGCAGATAATGAACCAAAAACTCCAAAAGATATTGAAGCTCGTATTGAGGCTATGAGAAATAATAGTGAATATCAACGTCTTAGACTTAAGATAGACACTCTTAGAGCTCAACGAGATGAAATACTTACTGGAAAGAAAAATGATTTCTATACAGGGCAGTTATTATTTGCTGCAAGTCCTCAATTAGTAGACAATTTTGTATCAGGATTTGGTATACATAATTATACTCGTTGGAAGTATAAGAAAGAATATGATAGTCTTCAGCAAGATGAAAAAGATAAAATTGATGCTGAATATCAAGCATATAGTTCTTTAGAAGAAAAACAAAAAGTACTAACTGCTTATAATATTTTCTCTGAGATGCAGGAAAGTATGATTAATACTATGAAATCAGTAGGAGAAAAGATTAAAGATAGTAGTAAAATATACCTACCAGGAGCTACAGACTACAATGTTATATATGATCAAATTTCTAATAGACTAAAAGAGAGTAGAACTGCTCTAGATAAGGCTATTGAAAATCTTCCAGAAGGAATATCATCTAATGAGGAAATAGATAATTTAAAATTAGATATTTCTAGGTTAGAGAACCACTTAAATCAAATTAAAAGCCTTAAATTTGAAGTCTTAAATCCAGCATTAAGCGAAGAAGGACGTAATATTCTTTATAGACCTGTAAGAATAGCAGATACAAGCTTAGCGTTTGATAACTACACTGATTCATATCTTGGCTATTTAGAATATATTAAGAATAATAATCTATATCTTGACTTAGTTGACTCAGATTTATCTAGTATATTATATAATTGAATTCAAATTAATAATTTAGAGAGTAATAATCAAGCTAATTGAATTAATAGAATTCAGTCTATTCTTGACAGTCAAGGAATTGACTTAGAAGGAATGGATGATGATATAGCAAACTTATCTAGTGAGTTGATTAAGATAGTTGATTATATTAAAAAGAATAATATTTCAGGAGCATTAGATCACTACAATTATATTCTTAGAAGCGATCTGTCTGATACATTTAGTAATATATATCAGCTTGATTTAAAGAGTATACTACCAATTTTATTACCTTCTTTTGGAAGTAGATCGTTCTATGATTATTTAGGAGAGGTACTAAATATCAAATCACAAATTGATACTAATCCTATATATGAATTAATTGAAGCGGCTTCAAATGTCGCTGGGTTAGATAATCAAGAGGTAACTAAATTAATTAGAGAGGAACAATTTAACTTTATTAACTCCAAGAAAGTAGAAGACTTTATTATCAGAGATAGACATTCTCTTGATAAATTAAAAGAAACAGTTAAATTAATTGATGCTATCTCAGCAATACTTGATGCTTCAGTAGATGGGGGCTTTAATAGCAAAATTAATGAATTTAGAGAATCATTAGAAAAAGAACTGTTACCTATAATAAGTGTTCAAGGGCAAATTAATATTATTTCTGATCTAGCACGAGTTAAGAATCAGTTAATAACCTTAATAGATATTTCTGAAAGAAATCAATCTCAGAAACTTAGAGAGCAGAGAGATATAGCTATAAATATGAAGTCTAAATTTATTAGCTTGCTAACTGATGATACTTCTATTCTTAAGGATAGGTTTATTAAGATATTCGGTATTGATTTAAAACAATTATCCTCAGATATTGAAATACCTTCTAGTGGAGAAGATATAGACTTTCCTCAATTAGAGCAAGCTTCTATAGCATTAGAAACTCGTATTTTTGAAGCAGTTAAAGATCTAAATCTTTCTGCTGATGAAGTAGCCGACAAAATAGTTTCGTTATTTGATAGTAATGAACTAGTAAAGTCAGCTCCAACTACTCTTAGTAAAAATCCTAGCACTGAGATTACTGTATATGATCAAATGGTTTATATTTCCACAATACTATCAACTCCTTCTCAAAATTTTTATAAAAAATTAAAAGAAGTAATTAGTAGCGAGGAATTTAGAAACGCTCCAATATTTTCTCAAGAATACGCAGTAAGAGTAGCTTATTCTCAAATACTAAATAAGGATTTATTTAATAGTATTATAATTAAATTAAAAGATATTTTCCAGGATAATCCTGATACATATATTAAAACTAAAAGTCCTTTATTTAATTTTACAGTAGTATTTGGAGGAGCTGGAGTTGGTAAGACTAAAGGTGTTGCATTCTTATTAAAGAAGATGTTTGAAGATGCAAATTATATAACCTCAGCTCCAACGAGAAAGCAAACGGATAGACTTACAGATAGTGTTGAAAGTGATGGAAATTCATTTACTAAGAATGAACTTATAGAAAAAATACTGGGACGACAAATAAAGGATTCTGATATTTCATACATTAAGGATGGTGATAATAATATTAGTATTACTAGTAATGTTAATATAGAAGTTCTTAAAACTAATCTATTTGGTGATTCTAAGAATAAGATCTTATTTATAGATGAGATTAGTTGATATGATAGAATAGAGCTAGAGTTGATTAGTAAATGAGCTAATACTAATAATGTATCAGTAATAGCATTTGGAGATTATAAACAGAATGCAGTTCAAACAGTATTTGGAAAGGAAGTTATTGATAGTGGAATTGAGGATACTATTAATATTAAAACTCCTGATCTTATTGCTCCACTACGACCTGATAATATAGCTAAATATGATAATTATATATCCTTGTCTCAGAGATTAGACGAGATATATAAGCAATATTATAATAACCCTGCTATAGAGCCAAAATATCTTAGTGAATTTGCTGAAAAGTATTTACAATCTAATCCTATTGAGTTTAAATATTTTGAAGATAGTTTTATATTTGGAGGAGAAAAAATTATTAAAGAAGATGAAGTATTTTCACATATAGAAAAGTTAAAACAGTATTCTTCAGATATTGCAATAATTACGGACAATCCTAAGAAATATAACACTACCAAAGGAGTTAAAATTGTTCCTTTAAATAGTGTCCAGGGTGATGAATTTGATTATATTATTATTGATAAAAACTTTGGATTAACAAATGAAGGTAAAAGTCGAGGAGAATTCTATAAATTAAAAGATTTATATACTCTAACTCAACGATCAAGAAAAGGATCAATTATTGTATCTAGAGGACTAGGAAATACAATATCTTCTAAACATGATTCTACATCATCTGGAAACATCGAAATGCCAGAATCTCAAATTCAAGATTTTAAAGAATGGAGAATAAAAGCTATTCCAGATATTACTGAATCAATAGAGTTTGAAGGATATCAATCTCAACAGCCTAATAATGAACAAGCTAACGTTCCTATAGAGCCTGCTAACAATCCAGTAGTTACAGAAAATAGTACTCTTACTACAAGTCCAATAGAAAGAGACACTAGAGTTGAGTTTGCCGATCCTATAAAACCAGAGATACACCAAGTATCTATGGCTCCTGAATATACAGAACCTGTAAATAACTTACAAAATACTGTTACTTCAGATATAGAGACTAGTAAGTCTATAACTAGACCAGTTATACCAGTAGTAGGAGCTAATGAATATGTAAGTACAGCAGAAAGTTGGATTGATTTTATTAATAATGATTTGGTTAAATTTTATCAAACTAATGAGAATAATTTAAAGAATTTTATTAATACTACTCCTGAAATTACATTACAAATTTCAAATTTAATAAGAGCTTTCTTTGTTAATAACAGACATAAAGATAATAAAGAAATATTTGAAGCATCTCTCAAAATATTATCTAGGGAAATTCAATCGTTTATTCCTGGATCATTAGGTCGTAAGTATGCTAATGAGATTCTAAATCTATTAAAAACTACTCCTAAATTTTATATTATACCATATAATAATAGAGGATTATTAGTAGTAAGATTAACATTAGATTCTAAAACTGTTGATTTCCCATTGTTAGTTACAGATCCAGTTATTGGAGAATACTTTGGGGACATTTCAGCAGTATCACTTCTTCGCAAGGAAAGTGCCATAGATTTAAATACTTCTGTTAATTTATCAAATTTTAGACAGTCAGCTATTAATCCAAAAGGATACTTTAGAGCCTTTAGTAAACCTGTTGTATTGTCGGTAAATTCTGCGGAGAGGACTAAATATAGTAGTGATCAACAAGAATGATTAAATCAAAGAAATAATGGTAATACATTTTTGGTTGTGTCAAGTGACCCTTTTGTAACTGATGATGATTTTAAAGGATTTTTAACAGCAACTACTGATGGTACTATTAAAACATATAGTACACAGCATGATTACAGATTTGCTCTAATTGGGATGAACTGATTAGTATCTATAGATGATATCATTAAACAGTCTAATAATAGAAAGAATTATGATATTATTCCAGGGTATAGAAGCTCAGTGATTGCTAAGTATGTATATAAAGTAGCTCCAGATAGAGTCAGGGAGGCTATTAGAATACATTTAAATACCTCTAAGTATCCTAACCAGCGTATTAGAATAAATGGTATAGTATATAAAGATGCGGAATTAGCTATCCAAAATATATCTAATGATTCTAATATAGAGTTTGGTTATGAAACTAATGGAGATTTTAGATATCAGTCTGGAGTGGCTACCATGAATACTATTTTGTATAAGATAGTAAATAGAGAATCAGTAATTTCAATTAATGAAGGTCAAATTGAACAATTAAAACAATTATGTTCAGAAGCTCCTGAATTTAAAATGGGTATTTATGGAAGAGATATTATTGATACTCAAGTTAATCCTGCTGGAGATTATTGGTATGCTATTCAAGGTCATGAGTATAATACTAATATACCCATGATTATTGGTAATGACTATAGTATTGATTTGTCAGCGGTTAATAACGAACAAACAGCAGAAGATAAAAAAGTAGTAGAATCTATTAACGAACAGTTACAAGGGTTAAGACTTAATGAAGTTATTGCTACTAAAGATAACATCGATACAGTTGTTGAATCCATTAATTCTGAAATGGCTTCTAGGGTTAAATCTGCAGAGTTTGATATAGTTAAAGTTGAGGGAAAAACAATTACAACAGAATCAGTATTTGATCCTAAAGTAATGATATCTAATCAACTAAATACTCCAAAAGAAACTATCAATTTTTACAGAGATAAGATTTCTGACTTTGAACCATTTTTTGTATCTTTGCAAGACAAGAATTATACATATGTTCTTGAAAAGAAAAATAATGAGTGAAATATTAGAACATTTAATATAGCAGACGCATATATTAAATTTAGAGATGCTATGAATAGTATGAGTGCTATTATTACAGCTAATCCTAATTTAAGTAAGTATATAACTGCTTTAATATTAAATCAAGAGATAGATAAATCAACTGCAGAATCTTATTGAAATGAAATTAATAGTAATACTGCATTAATAGGATTACAACAGGAAGTTGAAGAATATTTAATTAATAAATTAAAGAACAATGAGTGTTAAGTGTGGATACACAATGAAGTATTATCCTCTATTAAGCAGAGTCTTTAATACAAGTACAGATGAAGAATTTAAATCGTTTTTAGAGGAATATTTTATAGATCCAGATAATGTATATAGAATGTTCTTGGGTGGGATTTCAATAAATCCTACCCAGACATCTATATTTGAACCTAAGAAGGTTAGTAGTAGAACTGGATGAGAAATAAAAACTGATAGTAAATCGGCACAACAGTTTTATATTGGACAGTCTGTCCAATATAATAAGATGGCAAGTGACTTTGTTAAGAAGATTATATCTTTATCAGTGTTTGATCTAGCAAATGAGCAGTTTATAGATGCTAATAGAAAAGTTGGAGATATAACAGTATTAAACAGAGGTATTTTTGAATACAAAAAGGAGTTGCTAGGATATGTATTATCATATTTAGGAAAACCTTCTCCTAATTTGGATAGTATGACTGACATAGATATTGAATCTACTATGGAAAGTGCACTATCTGAATTTAGTGGTTATATAAATAATTCTCCTAATCTTGATAATAAATATTATCAAGCTTATAATTCATATGTAACTCTTAGAACATTTGATGATCTATTAAAGCAATTAACACCATTTGTCTCTATTAACCCAGAATATAGTAAGTCTTCAATATATTCTAGAAATAGATATATTTATAATGGTCCTAATGTTACTCACTACACAGGATTTAGTACTAATGAATTTATGTCTCAAGAAGAAAGTGTTAGTGATCTTGCTAAGATACTCTTAAATTATCTTCCAGAAGTTAACGTAAATGGAGATATTATTGATGGTACTTCTATTTCGTTATCTGGATTTAATTCTGTAATGGGAAAAATGAAGTTATGGGCAGAAGAAAGTTCTAATCCAGAAATAAAAGAAGAACTTAATAAAGGAACTAAAATGAACGTTAGTAAGCTCATATCTTTATATGAACAGGAACTATCTAGCAGAAAAGTCTCCAATCCTGAGCATATAACTTATTTAAGATCAAAATTATCGGCTATAAAAAGGTTTATATACGACTCTAAAATGCATGAGGATATTAAAAACATGTTTACACATCTAATGGAAAAAACTGTTCTTTCAAGCTATGTTAGTTATGAACAGAAAGATGGTAAAAACATGGAAGTTAGAAATCTAACGCAGCGTCCTGTTAAAATGCAGAGAGAAGCAATAGTAGAAACAGTAAAGGCTATTACTCAATATTGGAAGCAAAATAAAACTAGATTTAATGAGTTACTTAGAAAGTATAATGTTAGAGTTATGGGTTCTGTTATATCTATTGGAGATAGCAGAATTACATTAGAGGGAAATGGAAAAATATCTATTACTGGTCCCGTAAATAATTTTAATGAAATAGTTGGAGACTTTGTTAATTTATTAATATCGGATGATTTTGATCAGATAGCTAGTCAAGTATTTCCAAATAGTAACTATACTAAATATGAGTTATATGCTCCTGTGTTGGGAACTGTAATCTTTAATGTTATTAATAATAGCCAAACCAACCTTAATTTTGGACAAAGTAATGATCTTGGCAGAGTTCTTAGTGTTATTAATGGATCAGATACAGTTAATGTTATTAAAAATGCTGAAGGTAATAATCTACCGTTATATCAGATGATCTGTTTAAGTTATCAGCATAATGGTATATTTAATGAAATTACTAAACAATTAGAAAATAACTCATGATACACATCACAATATTATGATAATGCAGTATACCAAAATATTCAACATGTTAAGAGCCCTAAGATTAGATCTGAAGTAACTATTAACGGGGTTACAAAACAATCATCTGCTCTTACCGCAGATGACGTTATGCATTTGTCTATTGTGTATGATTTTTATCAAGGTTTAACTACTGATCAATCTCATGCTGAAGGATCTAGATCTAAATCAGGGATTGTTGGTATTCAAAGTCATGTATATTCTGATAAGAATAAACACTTTGTAATGCAGTTTGATTTAAATCAGACATGGAATTTTGGCAATGGTAATTCATTTAATGTTAAATCTGTCCTTGATCAATATTTTAAATCTGGGGATGAGAGTTACTTAGAACCTATAAAGAAAGCTTGGTTTGAAAGTAATAAATCTCAGGTAGAGAGTGCAATAGAAACTATTCTGTCAGATTATAGGCAAGTGTATCCAAATAAAGAATTTAATTCTATACATGATATTAAGGTATTCTTAGCCAAGAATAAAATAAACAGGATTAGAGAAGATTTTGCCAGAGCTAATGTGGAATTTGTTGATGAAATACACGCATCTAAAACTAAAGCAGGATGAGTATTTAATGAAACATTAGAAAATTTTGCTAATATATTTAGTAACAGAGATAAGTTTAATGAGTTTTACAAAAATCAGTTTAGTAGATTTTTAGAAGATAGTTCTAAGGCTTGAGACACTATTTCAGTAGATCAAAATATTGTTAACTCTTTTAAACAGAATAATCCTAAATTTGTTAGGGATGGTAAACTTCTTAAAGAAGTCAATGGTATTATTAATCCTTTATTAGGTGCTTATTTTATTACTGACTCATTTCTATCAAATGAATATAATAAAATGATGGTAGGAGATGTCTATGCACACCCTAATAAAGAAAAAGAAAGTCCTACCACAAATGGATACTTAGATCATAGTTTAGCTTCTAGATGAATATCTCAGGTAAAACGTATGGTTATTTATGGAGCTACATATCATTCTCTTGCACAAGGTTTAAAAAACGGAGTGCCAGAAAGAGTTAAAATGGCTGTTATATCTGATATGGGATCAAATGTAAATAACATGTCAGGAATGTCCAGTACAGTAGATTCTATGGATGGTTCAGGTTATACTAGTCCATTTATGTCTAGATGAGAGAATGTATCTCTTATAGATGCTGCGGTAGGAGCTAACAAGAAAACTATCTTCCACGATATTGATGCTAAACATGGATTACCAAAATTACTTAAATGAGCTGAATATGAGATAACTAATGCTATCAGAAGAAATAGTTCTGACACTAGTATGGAAAACATTTTCAAGAAAATGCACAGCTTAGAATTGCCATTAGATGTTACCATAGATTATGATAGACAATTTGATGATCTATTCTTTAGGGATAGTATAAGTGGAAAATATTATAAAATATTACATGTTAATATTTCAAATAATGTAGCTCATAGAGAATTAGTTGAAGTTACCAAAGAGGGTGTTCCTATTAATCCTGACAATATTATTATTACTGATAAGTTAATTAGGAATATATATGATATTGACCAAACATTTGGTGGTGCGTGGGCTATGAAAATAGATGACCGTACCAATAATCTTCAATATTCAGAGCATAATCTAGATTATACTAATCAAATTATTTGTGATTATGATCTTAAAGATTCTATGATTAGTTGGCTGGTAAATAAGTCAGCTATTAAAGTTGGAGCTTCAAATATCAATGATGTAACTTCTTGAAATGATAGTACTCCATTATTATTTACTACAATGTCCACTAAATTCGGGGGTGTTCAAATGAATGCTGATCATGAGCTTGATGAAGCAGAGGTAACAGAAATGACTCAAATGATTAGTGGTCTTGAACAAAATGGATATACTCATCATCTAGCAACACAAGTTTATGAAGAAATTGGTAAATTCTGTTACGATGCCATTAGTAAAATTCAGGATATTATTTATAATGGAAATAAGGATGATCTTTACAAAATATTTGGAAAAGCAGTCATTAAAGCATTTGCTGGAGGTAGTAAGGATACTCTTGGTTTAGCCCAATCTTTTGTAAAACTTGCTCAGGAGGGACTAGAAAACAATAATTTAGAATACAGAATACCTTTTAGTTCTTCTTCTATCAATGGTATTTTTAATTCTACAGTAACATCCTCTCTAGTAAGAGATGCTATTAGACGTCATTATAATGGTGTTGCAGCAGTATTAAATCCATCATATAATGTAGTTCAATATCATACTATTAACGGTGAAAATTATCGATATGAAGAATTAATAGATTTAATTGCAGAGACTACAAGAGGTACAACTTATGAGAGAATGACCGTAGACGACGCTATAAATAAAGTTTTTGTTGCTGACACAAATGGAAATGTAGTTGTAAATCCTTTTATTGATGATATTACTCCAGATAACCCAGTAGATTTTGAGGATACTATTATTGTCTGAGGAGAAAATAATCAAGTAGTAAAAATAGATAAAATAGATAATTATGATAAATATATATACTACCGATTATATGAACCTGGACGAATGAGTAGATGAACAACTAAAGCGAAAAATCTTAAAGGATCAGATACTACTTTTGTTACTAATGGACGTAAATACAGTATGTTTGAGAGTCCTTATGCTCAAGTACTTCATTATTTTATTGAAAGCGATAGCAGTGCTACTAATATAGAAACCCTCAGAGATGAGCTACGTAGTGAAGTGATAAAATCAATACCTAATGAAAGAGCCGATGAAAATGTTATAGAGAATATAGTTAATAGTAGATTACAACTTATAGTAAATGAAATTACTCCATTTATGCCAAACGGATTTACGGAAAAAACTTCATTTACAAAATATATTCCTAATATTAAAAAAGCTTTAATTAAAAAGCAGCAATCTGTTCTTAATAATTTAGCTGATGGTAAGCCTATTGATTGGGGAGGATTAATGTTAAATGCTACAGAGTGTAAAGTTATCCCAGCACAGATTATTATGGGTAAGCTTTATGCTAAAGAGTTAGGATTACTTCCTGGTGATTCTATTGCTAAAATTAAGGAACAAGGTCCAGAGTTCTTTATAAATAGAATTGAAAGCTACTACAATTTCTATGATAATGCAGATGAGTTAACTTATGATTGAACTTTATTTGATGGAGCAGGAAATAAGTTATATGTTAAACTTAGAAATCCTAAGGTTAATGAACTATTTACTAATTCATCTTTAGATTCTGATTATAAGATTATTGACGGTTCCGTATACTTTAATGGTAATGAAATCTGCTCTTCTGAAGGAAAACAATTCTTAAAATATACTGATTCTGATAATGTTCAGCATAATGTAGTTATTATTGATTCAGTAGATAGGCTAAAAGAACTGGAAAACTCTAAGATGTTTACCTATACTCATAGAAACTACAGAATTGATAACTATGTTGACTTAGTAAAAGAAGAGTTTGGAGAAGGAACATCTATTCAATTAACTTACCGACCAACTGGAAGTAGAAAGTATACTACTAGTAATATTGCTGAATTTAATGATAAACTTGAAATAATTCGAGCATTAGCTGAAAATCAAGATTATAATTGAACTAAACAAATTAGAAAATTAGCAGAAAATAAATATAAATCTTTTGAGAAGAGTTTATATTTTGTTGGCACACGTATCCCTTGTCAGTCCATGCAATCATTCATGCCTGTAGAAGTTGTAACATTTACTGATAGTGAAACAAACGAAATTTTTGTTCCATCTAACCAAACATGGTTACAAGGTAGTGATTATGATATAGATAAAAGCTATGTTTTAGGTTATTCTGTATCATCTAATGGTCGTATTAATACTGATGAAAATGCAGCACCTTATTTACGAGCTGATGCATTAAGAAATAGAGTTGTAGATGGTATATTTAATGTTATTCTTAATCCTAGAAACCAAATTAACTTAACAATGCCAGTAACTACTGACCGAATGCAAGGTCTTGCTAAAAGATCTAAGATGGGAGAATCTGCTAAATATATGAGTCCTTATAATCCAGCAAGTAAGTACTTAATGCAGATTCAAAATATGGTTGGTAAGGCAGTTATTGGTAATGTTGCTACGGCAGTAAAAAGTTTCTTTGCCTTAAGCAACGTATATAATACCAAGTTTAGAGAGATTAATGAGGCAATTCAAACTGGTAACTTTGATACAGCTAGAGAGATGTTAAAAAGATATACATTTATTCATAATGATAAACTAATAACATTGGCTAATGTTAATATGGAAGTGTTTGAAAGTTTACCTGAAAATACTCCTGAAGATATTAGACAAACTTTAGCTCAAGTAATAAGTTATGAAGATGCTTTAGATGATCAATCTATGGTACTTGGAGAGCTGCTCAATGCAGCGACCGACGAAAATAGTAAACAATAAAATTATTGAATAATTTGCTTATATTAATTTTTATTATTATCTTAGCACTATAGATAATAATAATTTAAAACAAATTAATATGGCAAAGAAATTAACAACTGAAGAAATTGAAAAACTTCACAAAATGTATTTAGAAGGAATGACTTGCGAAAAAATTGGACAATTAACAGGTCATAAAACAGATACAGTATCTAAATATTTAAAAGAGAATTATGATATAAAACCTCAAAGAAAAATTGATTTAGTAATTTTATCAAAACTAGCAAAAGAGGGAAAAACAACTAAAGAAATGGCAGAATATTTTAATGTACATCCTTCCGCAATAAGTTACTGAAAGAAACATATTAATGAAGGAGAATTAAAAATAATACCTCTATTTTCTCAAGAAGAACATAAATTATCTCATATACAAGAACAAATGATTTTAGGTAGTCTTTTAGGAGATATGAATATAGGAATTCCTAGAAAGAGGCATCCTACTTGTAGATTAGCTATAGTACATTCTGCTAAGCAAAAAGAACTTTTTATGAAAAAAGTGGAAATTCTAGGAGAGTTTATGGGATCTTATAAAGAAAATAGTTATTTTGATAAAAGAACAAACAAAACATACTATACTATTAGAGGTAATAGCAAATCTCATAATATATTTAATAATATATACAATACTTTATATATTAATAACATTAAGACAATTACTCAAGAATATTTAGATATGATAGATCATCCTATCGCATTAGCATATTGATTCATGGATGATGGATGTTACGAGGGAATATTAGCTACAAATGGTTTTACTGAGAATGAGGTAGATTTATTAAAACTTTGACTGAAAGAAAAATGAAATATTGATACAATTAAGAAAGCATATAAAAAATACTTTACTTTAAAAATTACAAAAGAGTCTAGGCCTTCATTTGATAAGCTAATATCTCCATATATAATTCCTTCTATGCAATATAAATTAAAATATATTTTTACATTGTCGGTCTAAAATTCCGTGAACTGCGGGAATATGGTTAGAGCTTTTAACTACCAACTTATCATAGTAATATAGATAAGGGCTGAACTAACTACTCAGAAATGGTAAAAAGGTTAATTGATTCCACAATCCGCAGCCAAGGGTCCTTATAGGATCAAGGTTCAACGACTATCCCTTTGTGGAGTAGGACTTAAGCAAGTTCGAAGTGCGGAAATCACATATGTGATATGATATAGTCTAATCCTTATAGAAAGTATAAGGCGAATTTATGGAAGCGATAAATTCACAAAATAAAATTGAATGCAAAGGAATTAATCCTTAAAAAAATTAATGCAGATACAAACTGGGTAGATATTTATACTATTTCTCTTATGCTTGGAGAATCATTATATGAAGTTGGTAATTTAATGATTGATGATGATATAACCGAACTAGTAAACGATTTTACCACTAGTATGTTTAGTGATGAACAGAACTATGATAAAGTTCGTTATGTTGCTGATAAAGCATATACCTCTGAAGGAAAGAAAAAAGAGAAATATCTACAATTGCTGGATAAAGTTATATCTGCGGATGAAGTACGTATCTTAGGAAAGATACTTAAAATTAATCAAGGTCTTCCTACTAATACTTCTGATTTATATAGTTATGTTAAATCTATTGAAAAATATATTGAAAGTAGATTTAATAGACAAATATTAGAAGAGCAAGAAGAGTACTTAAGAATTGAAAAAGAGTTAGAAAAAACCTGACTAACTCCTGAAAAGAAAGAAATATTAAAAGAGGAGAGAAGATTACAGAAAATATATCCAGAATTAGAAGAAGGGTCTCCATTATATAATTTCTATAATAAATATAATTTAATATATGAAGATATAAATGGTAATATTAGACATGGAGATTTAGAAGCTAAATTAGGTAAACCTAAAGAAGCTATAAAGGCTAGACAAGATTACTTTAAGTCTAGAAGAGAAATGGCTAATATCTGGCAATATTTTGACTTAGTTAGATTTATTACTGACCCAATCTATAAACAGGAAAGTATTGAAAAATACGAACAAAATAAGGTTAATTTTAATATCTTGGAAGTAATCAGTACAGTTCCTCATTTTAGAGAAATGTTTAATGTTCTTGCAATTAACAAGAGTGTTCTTAATAGTTTATCATCTAGAAATAGATTGGAAGATATAATCCTAAATCAACTTAGTCGAAACTTTGCTGGTATTCGTATGGATGTAAGCAAACCACTAAATAAACTTGAAATTAGAGCTATAAAAGACCAAATAGATAAGTATCTTATTAGATCTTGGATTATTAGTAAAGGAATTGAAATAAATGTTCCTGCTAGTCCTAAGAATCCAGCTCCTTATATATTAAGATTAGATAATGAAAATAATATTAACAAGTTTAGAAGTTATGTTGAAAACTACGCTATTCCTTTATTAAAGGATAAGTTGAAAGATAATAAGTTTGTTCAGCTATTAACTTTTGGACTAAAACAAGGAGTTCCATTCTATAAGCTACCACTTAACATGGTTCAAGTTGATAACACTCAGAAGACTAGAGCTTTATATGAAGAAGCATTATATGCTTTTAATAACCTTAATAAGATTAAAGTAAGTGGTATTGATATGAACTTAGTGGATATGTTTTATCTATACAACTTAATTGTTAATCAAGATAAGTTCGGTCCTAATTCTATGACTAGGATATTTGAAGACTTAGTATCATCTGGTAATGAAGATTTACTTATCTATGATTTTAATAGCTGAATTGATAGTCAAAATATTGAAGACTTAGTTAATAAATTTAGAACAGAAGAAAATAGTATTAGGTTTAATTTAGTAGAATCAACTCCTATTGTAGATGATATAGATTCTGATATTGGATTTAAAGAAGCTCCTTTAGAAGAGGATATTGAGGAAACTCAATATGAGGAATTAGCTGATAATCCTTTTAAAGAAAATAATGAAGCAGTTAAATATTACCAAACTAATCCTTCAACTAAATCAAAACTTATAACAATAATTAAAGAAGCTAACCTAAGAGGGCTTCATATAGTTACTGACTCCGATTTAGTTAATGAAGATTCTACTACTAGGAATGCTAGGGGATTTGTGAAGAACGGTGAAATTTACATTAATGTAGATAGAGCTGAAGATGATACAGTAGTCCATGAATTTAGCCATTTATATTTAGCAGATGCTAAAGTGAATAGCCCTAATGAATACTATTCAGTACTAAGTAGAGTTAGAAATACAGGTACTTGGAAATATATGAGAGAGATACCTGAATATCAAAATAAAAGAGGATCTGATTTTGATGAAGAGGTTCTAGCAACTTTAATTGAGCGAGCATATAATGAGGGATTAGGAGGAGCAGATTATGATGTTGCAATAGATGCTCTGAATCTTACATCTCCAGAATTTAAATCATTTATAAAATCTGATATTCTACCATCATTAGGAGAGACATTAATAGAGAATTATAAGGTATCTCAAAAGATAGCTACACTTAAAAATAAGCTCATCAAAGATAATATTATTAAAGAGGATTGTAAATAATGGAATGTACATATGAAACTACAATAAACGGTAAGAAGATAAAGTTCAGCTCCGAAATGGAGCTGGACAACTTCTTATCAAGTAAATTAGCAGATTATCAAATAAACGAATCAGATTTAACTTTTCAAATTAATCCTATAGATAGTACTATAGAGAAGGTAAATGCTATTACAAGTAAAGTTAAAAATGCTTCTATAGAATCTGTAATTATAAATGATGATGGAGATTCAGAAACTATACTTAAGATTCCTGACTCAATAGGTACTACTAGATTTATTACATCTAATGGAGATCCTTCTAATATGCAAAAGGAATTAGTTCCTCCTTTTAACTTAAATGATTTCTTAAAAAAAGAAAGAGAAAGATTAAGTGCAGAAGGAATGACTAAACCTCAAATTGATTCATATTTAGAAAAGTTGCAAAAGTCTTGGGCACAATTAACTGATTATGGTACCGAAATACATTCCTTATTTGAAAGTATTATTAATAATACCACATTTAAACCAACTAATTTGAGTGAAGAACAAGTATTACGTTTAACTGAAGAATTTAAATCTTTTATTGAAGACATTAAATCTAAATATGGTAAAAATGCTAAAATCTTAACAGAAGTTCCTATAATATCAGATAAAATTCATGAAGCATATCAATCAGAAGGAATTAAAAGCATTAATGGTAGAATTGATATGTTAGTTATTGACCAGAGGGGATTCGCTCATATTTATGACTTTAAAGTTTCTAGAAAAGAAGTAGGAGTATGGGAAGATACTAGAAATATACAAGGATCAACAACATGACACTCTACTAAAAAACGTTCTGCTGGATATCAATTAGGTATTTATAAGAATATTTTAGCTCAATATGGAATTACAGTTGGAGAAACCAATATTATACCTATTAAAATAGATCCAGAATATAATGAAGACGGAACTATTAATAAGCTAAATGATGCTTATATTGATTTTACTAAAATAAAAGTAAATCCCAATGCTCTATATACAGAAACTATAAATACTATTCTTCCAGTAAAAACTTTACTTGATGATATTGATCTTATAAACTCAATTCAGGAACCAATGACTAAATTTGTTCCTAATTATGCAGTAGAAACTCAGGTACAGAGAAATACAGTTACTGTGGATAAATATATTAATAATCCTAGAATTGTGCATTATATTGATGATACTGATCCAGAACGAAAGTTTGGAAAATACTGAATTTGAAATAAGTATAAGAAGAATCGTAAAGTATATGCTAAAACAGAGGAGGAACTCAGAGAAAAAGTACAAGAATTAGTAAATGAAGAAAATAAGCATATTCACTCTGAAATGTCTACCCTAGCGGATACTATTCAACAAATTATTGAAGGATACGGATCCATTGATGACTTAGCTGCTGATAACCAATTTAAGTCTGATTATTGTAAAAAGATATTTAGAAAATATTTAGTAAAAAAGAGTGAAACTGACTATGGATGAACTTTCCAGAATAATCCTAAGTTTGTAGCTGCGGGTATATTTGTATTTACTAAAGATGGTAAAATGGAAATAATATCAGTAACTCATAATGATATTCATTCTGTTGTTAATTTAGGTCTTGGTAAATCTATTCAAGGAGCAACTAAAAAGGACAGTGATATTGATAGTCATGTGGTAATGCAAGCGTCTAATGGTAATATTGACCTTATTAAAGTTATGTGTTTATTAAATAATATGCCTGAGGTACTTAAAGGATACAAAGTTAATAAAATAGAATCACATAATATTTGAATTCAAAAAGGTACTGAGACCTATTTAGAAACTCTTTTAGATAATTTTTCTGAATTATGCAGGATACATGGTATTACCAATAATCTTACATCTCAAAATTTTGCAACAACATTGGAAGCAGCTGTAAATATAATAAGAGATACTGCTGGTGAAGAATTACTATCTCACATGGGTAATTGAGAATTTAATTTTAGTCCTAATGATATTGTAAATGGAGTTCCATTCATCTTGCAGAAAATGGAACAACTAAGAAAATTAAAATCTGCAGATGGTCTTCGTACTGCTTTACGAGAAGGTAAATGAAATTTTGATGATCCTATTCAGCTAGCATATATGTTATTAGGCAGAGCACTAAATAAACTTAACGGATACTCTATTTATATTGAACAAGATCCTAAATTGTGAGTAAATTTTTCTAGGGAAGGATGATACACTGGTTCATATGTGAATAGTGCTAGTAACTCTTCTTCTAAAAATATTCAAACATTAAGTAAAATATTTTCAGTAGCAGAAGCTCATATTAGAAGGAAAGAATTATCATACAAACCTAGGATTAGTAAAGTAGTTAAGGCTTTATATGAATACAATCACAGAAATAGACTTATTGGAGGTGAGGTTAAGTTTTTTGATAACTTATTTGTTAAGGATACAAACGGTAATATAGATAAATCATTTAGACTAAAAAATCCTTCAGATAGTAGTTTGGCTAAGGAAGAATCTGACTTTATTAAGATGTTTCTAGAGATAGTAAATGATTTTAGATTTGATGGTAATCAAAGTAAAATAGCTAAAGCCATTGAAGACGGTTCTTACTATGAAGTTCCTGTTTCTATGGGAAGTACATCTACTCAAATCCACAATAAAGGATATAAACAAGCCTTTACATCTAAATATAATGAAGCTTTAAACTTTCTAAAACTTCTTCCTGAACAAGAGCAACAATTTAGGGAATCAAAAGGAGAGCCAAAGGTATATAATAAATATAGATTAAATGGACTTAGTAGATCTGATTTAATTGAAAATTATGGGATAGATGGTCTAGAAACTCAACTTGAAGATTTGCTATTAAATGTCATCCATACATACACAATGGAAGAAGTAATGAATGAATATCTTCCCAGACTTCAAGGTATTAAGATTGCCTTACAATATCAAACTGGGATGTTTGGAGTAGTTACTGATCATGTTTTAGAATATATAGATAAATTTATTGATGCTAACGTTTATAGTAAGCCTATTATGGCTAAAGAATTGCAAGGTGCATATAAGATGTTATCTGTAGTTAAATCAATAACAACAGCTACCGCTCTTGGCTTAAATCTTAGATCAGGTATTCGAGAAATGATGCAGGGAATGTGAATACATCTAAGTAGAACTATGGCAGAAGCTTATGGAAAGGATCAGTTTACTAAAAAAGATGTTGCTAAAGCATGGGCTATTATATTTAAACAAAGTGTTAAAGATATTAATACTTTAACATTAATTGATGCCTTAAATGTGGATTATGGAATGGCTAACGCCGATCCCCATCAAGTCCAAGAGAGACTAAGTTCATCTAAAGCAGGTATTAAAAATTTAGATTCTGATTCATTATACTTCTTTAATAGAGTACCTGACTCGTATCATAGAATGGGATTATTAATTGCTAAGATGTTACATGATGGGTGTTATGAAGCTCATAGTATTGTCAATGACCAACTTATCTATGATTTCAAAAAGGATAAAAGATTTAGTTTATTGTCTGATTCTAAAGCTGATAAGAATTCTATAGAGTATAAAAAACAACATGCTTTATATACTGCTATGAGAGAACAGTTTAATAGAGAAGGATGAAATATCCAAGATGGAGATGATTTACCACGAGCTTATACTATTCAAGAGGGAACTAGTATTAAATCGTTTGCGGAATTATGCTTTGGGCACTATGATAAAAGTACGCAAATGCTTATGAAACAAATGTTTCTAGGTGCTATGATTCTACAATTCAGAACATTCCTATCAGCTAAGTTTGAACAGTGGATATTAAAGCCAGATACTTATAATCAAGGTCAATACACTGAAAAATTTGATGAAAATGGAGTAAGATATATTCGTATATTTACATTTGATGAAAAAGGAATTCCATCTGTTAGAATCGGTCTTGAAACAGAATTAAAACCTGATGATATTTGGGAACCTTACATTGAATGGCAAGGTAGATTTATGGAGGGAATTGCATATTCAATAATTAGTTTTGGAAAAACATTATACAAGTTAGATTTTAATGGTTTTAAAGAACTATGAAAAAATCCAACTAAAAGAGCTAATTTCTATTTATTCTTACATGATATGATTTGAATGTCTATACTTATGTGAATTGTTAAAGCTCTATTTTTATCTGGAGAAGAAGATCTTGGACCTGTAGGTCATTTAGTAGGTACTTCGTTATATACATCTTTTTCTGATGGGCCAATTACTAGTATTATGTCTTCAATGTTTGGAGATCTAAATCCACCTATGCATAGTATAGTTGTGAATTTATACAAACAAACTTCTGGAATAATTACAGGAGATGTTAACTTATTTGATGCTGGTGTTAATTCATTTGGAGCATTAAATAGTTTAAAATATATTGGTGATCAGTTAGAATAAAAAAAGAACCCCTCACCGTACATATAGTACAGTGAGGGGTATTTTTTATATATTAAAATAATTTTTTAAGAACTCAATATCTTGTTTATATATATATATAGGATAACGAATAATAGAACCGTCTATTTTTAGATATTTACCATCTTCAAAATTAACAGTTGCTACATAATTTATATTATTAGATAATTTAAATATAACCTTATCTCCTAAATTTAAAGAATTAAATTGAGCTAATAGTGTATTAACAAATAATATAGCATCTTCTTTATTTCCTAAATAAAGTACACTAAAAAAATTATTATCTACAATTCAATTATAATAGTAATATCCACTATTAGATACAAACATAATAATTTGACTTTTTATGCCAATATGTCCTACCTCATACGATGAATTATTTATTATATTAGAGAGATTTTCAGTATTATAAGAAATACATTCGTGGTAATTATCTAGAAGACTTTTAGTCTCATTACAACAACAAGTTAGAAATAATATAAAGGTAAATAAAAATAAAAATTTCATTATTTAGGCATTAAAATTAGGTACATTCTCTTACCTTCAAGTTTAGGCATAGATTCTATTTTTGCAATATCTTCTAAATCAGTTACTAATCTTAATAATAATGCTTCACCTTGATCTTTAAACATAATTTCTCTACCTTTAAACATTATGTATGCTTTTACCTTAGCTTTTGATTTAATAAATTCTCTGGCATGTTTTAGTTTAAATTGATAATCATGTTCGTCTGTCTGTGGACCAAATCTTAGTTCTTTAACTATAACTTTCGCTTGACCTGCTTTTAAGACTTTTTCCCGTTTTTTCTGTTGGTATAGAAATTTCTGATAATCTTGAAAAATACATACTGATACTTGGTTTTTATTGTTATCAATATATACTGATAGTTCAATTAAATCAGTATTAGTATCTACAGCTTTCCTTAAAGCATCAGAAAGAGAAATTAACTCTCCGCTATCTTTTATTCTGATAATCTGAGAGTTAATTTCATAATTTATAGAGTAATTTTTCATTTACTTCTTTACTTTCTTATCATTATTACATATTGTACAAGTACCTACTCCAGTTTTTTCATTTATATTAAAAACTCTTTTAAATTTACCGTAAGTAGTATCTTGAAACTTGTGAACAATATTATTTTGTGCACAGCTGTTACAGTATTTTATTTCTGTATTTGCCATTTTTATATATTTTAAAATTAATTATTTAAGTATTTTAGAAGCTAAATCTGAAACTTTATTAAATAGATTCTCGATACTTCCATCATTATTAATGATATAATCAAATTTATTATTTTGAAATAGTTCTATTACTTCACTTTCACTACGATGAGACCCTGGAATTTGATTTCTGTCTATATAAATAACTATTCCATTATTATTTTTTACTTGTTCATATTCATTAATAAATCTTAAATCTGATATAATAATATTATCTTTATCTAATAAAGTTCTTAGTACTCAGAAGTTATTTCCAAAATATTCTCTTATTATTTCAGTTCCAAATATTTGTAAAAGTTGTCTAATACTAATATAATAGTTTGATATAACATTTAACTTTTTTGATTTTATCATTCTGCTTAGTTGCTTATCTGTGATCATTAGATTATTATCAGGAAAAGCTGTAATATGGATACTCTGTAGGTTAATATATCAATTCTCCTTGAAATCTCTATCATTAAATTTTTCAACTGGAACATTAATTAAAACAGATAAAGCTTCCTTCATTGAAGAGGCGAAACTTGTGATTTCATATTTAGATACAATAAAATCATATACTAGGCAATACAACCAATATTGTCTCATTCATTTGGGAACTGAAAGACAATATCTTATCATATGGGCAGTTAAATCCTTACCAGAATTTTTAAGCCCAGAAATTGCTATAATAGTCTTCATTAGTTATTCAAGTGTAAATTTAGCAGTAAAGTTCATATTAGGATATGAATCCTTAAGGGACCCATTATACACTGAATATAACTTTTTTATAATGCTGTCCTTAATAAAGTTTCTAGATAGTTCTTTGTCTTTGCTGTTAGTACTATTTAAGTACAATTTGTCTATTATATAGTTAATAAACCCCTCATAAACTTCTTCTTTTTTTATCTCTAAAATAGATAATATATAGTTAAATGACTTAGAATTATAACTGTTAGATTCTTTAATAATTTTCCAATTGTGTAAGAGATAAATACTAATTATGCATGGGTACTTTTTTATATTATACGAAGATAGAAGCTTTATACCTAAAGTAACATCATCAAGATTAGTAGATAATATCATTTTACCTAAGCTTACAACACTATCTTCTGTTAATTCAAGTTGATTATTAGCAACAATTTCATTTAAATCGGAATCATACATAATATCTGAATATTTTGTTTGTAAATTTTCGATAAATTCAACTTCTTTAATATTAGATAGTAAAACTACAGAACCATAATATATTTGTTTACAATCGTTTGGTAACACAGATCCATTTATTAACATAGAGGCCCATCCATATAGTCCTTCAAGATTTGGATCTTTATATTTGTTAAATACAGAGTTGAAATATGAAGATTTATTAGGGTCTAAAATCTTATCTATAATATAGTCTATAAAATAATAGCAGTTTTTACTTGAGGAATACAAAATTAAAACGTCCTTAATCTTTTTAGATGATACTAACGATGATACTTCATAGGTCTCAAAAGATATTTTATCGCTTATAACAATAGCATCTGCTTTAGATGGGTCTAAGCAACGTTTAATATTAGTTAAACTATTAAGGTTACGTCGTGGATATTTACTGGTAGGATCAAAATATATCTTTTTCAAGTTAAGTTGGCTACCAATTCTATGCTTGGAATTAATTTCATTATTAATACAAGTACTATCTCCAAGATATATACCTTTTGCAGTCACAGGTGTAGTAACTATTTTACCATTCTTATAGCATAGATAAGAAGAACTATAAAAATCAGCACCATACCAAATATAACTGTGTTCAGTGTCTCCAAAGTCTTTTAATCGTACCAGATCTGTTAAACTAGCATCCTCAACATTGGTATCAAATCTTGTTTTTTGGTTATATATAATATATTTTATATTATTTTTATTAATATGTAATAACATTTTAAATAAGTTTTGCAGCTAATTTTGGGTTAAGTAATAGTTTATTACATTTGCCAGGATAGTGTTTGTTTAGTGTTCTTACTAGGCTAAAGAGTAGATCCTCAGTTAACAATAACTTATCATTATCAACTATCCTAAGAATACGATCTATAATTAGGTCCATTTTACACCCAGGTTTACTAAGATATAATAAGCTATAATTTATAAATCTAGTGGTAATTACAGAAGCTATATCGGCACGATACTTACCTTTATCATATAATTGATTCTCAAGTATCCTTTTAATATCGTTCCAATCCGTATTAACTAGTTCTTCTGGGGAAGGAAGTTTATCTAATTTATTAGCTATGAATGTAGTAAATAATCCCCCAACAATATCATCACTATCAAGAAAACATCCAGAAGCTATTTGCAGAATAAAGGATAAATTCTCAGGTTTAGACCAATCATCAATACTAGAAATAGTATTAATAAACATAGTATAATTGCGAGCATTAATTTTAGACTGCCTAGATTTTGAACGGTCCATTAATTCATCACTATAAAGAAGCATAAAGTTAATCGCCTGATTATTATACCCTTTTTCCTCGGCATATTTAGCCCAATCATATTTATCAAACTTAATGTTAAAGTTTAACATACGGGTTTTTATAGCCTCATCAATTTCTGTTACATTAAAATCTCCCCCTTCAGGATTAGCTGTTAAAATAACAGTACTATTAGGAGGTAATTTCCAAGAGAAATATTCTTGTCTTGATATAAGCTCCATAATAGCAGCCAATACAATTGGAGAGCTACGATTCACATCGTCAAGATTCAAAATTGTAGGTTTACTTAGATCAATACTTTTTATCCATTCTGGAATTGCATAGCTCATTCTAGTTTCCTCAGATATTTCCCAACCTGCTTTACTATAACTTTCTATAAGTTCTGCAGTTATCCATCTACATTCATCATTTTTACATACATAGTGCTCTTTAATTGGCCACCCGCAAATTTCTCCTGGGTCTGAAATTTGACTAAGGTTTTTCTTGATGTAATTAGCACCAATTTCACTAGCTATTTGTTCGATTAAACTCGTTTTCAATTTTGTTATCTCTAGAGCTTTTTATCTCTAGATTCTATATCTTCATATTCGATATAGTTCAGCATATCTTTTCACCTCTAAAAATAGTAAGGTGGAGCACACTCTTGGGAAAATTATATTCTGTATAACAGGTTCATTTCCTATGCGTTGCACTGTAGCAAATCATTTAAATCTGCTATTAGCTCAGGATTAGCATCTCAGCCTTCCCTGAATTTGCGCTCTAATAATTTTAAAGATTTCTCTTTAAAACGGCAATCTTTGATTTTATTAAATATTTGATATTTTCTATCTAAATAAATTGTTGATTTATAATATAGGTGATATAAATAGGCAGTTGCCTTTATTCCTGAAAAACTAAATGCAAAAGTAAAATCGCTATGATTATTAGAAAACAAATGTCTAGGCTCTAAGTAGCTTACCATTTTACTTAAAAATTCTTTTGCACCTAAACAGCTTATTTCTGGTTTATCATATAATCCTAATGACCCATCACCATCAAAATATCCTCTAATAAAATGTCTTATTAAATCTTTAGATTTAAAGATATTTTCATTAGGAAATTTTAAAGTCAGTGACTTTTTAGGAGTGCATCCGTAAGAATTTAATGTTTCTCATAAGTGTTTATTTGTTAGAGCAAATCTACATCTAAAATATTGCTTATTGTTACATATAATAGATGATATTTTTACTCTATTACCTATTACTTGAAAAAACTTCTGTAATTTATATAAATGTTCCACATCAGATCCTTTTAAAGAAACTTCAAAATTATAATGAGGTTTTCCATTTTTAGGAATTGAAGCAATATATCCATCAGCAAAAATAAAACCCAATCAATAAGCTTTTTCTTCGGTATCTATAATATCAAAAATGTGTTCATTAAATTTTAGCATATTTTGAGTATTAATAACTGGTATTCCAAGTTTCTTTAATCTAATAGAAAAATTGCTTCGACTAAATTTATATTTATTACTTATTTGTGTTAGGCTATAACCATTACTATACATCTGCACTGCCTCTTCAAAGTAAGTATCTAAATTACTCCTTCGTATATTAATGTTATTATTATGAAGAATAGTGGAAATAGTATTTCTGGATACATTATATAGCTTAGCTATATCACTACAAGTTTTACCCAAATTATATAGTTTACAAATATTAATTTTTTCAGATAATGTTAATTTACTACACTCTCTACAAAGAGAATTTCTATTAGCTACACGACTAACTGTAGTAGGATGTACTTTACAAATTTTACTTATATCTTTAATCTTATAACCTTGATTATATAAATCAATAATCTTATTTTCTAAATCATTACTAATTTTTTGCATAATATTTAAATTTTAAATAAATTAAATCTATGCAAAAGTAATAATATAAAACAATTTAATCAAATATTTTATAATAAATTACCTATACCAGGAAGTGAAGTAAGTTGAACACTTATTGGAAATTCTCCTCTTTCTTGGAGAGATCTATTATTGTTTATAATATATTTTAAAATAGGTTTTATTTCTCCTAATGTTAGTTCCATATTTATTACGGTATTAATACAGTTATTCCTGGAAACTTCTGAGATTTATTCCCATCAGATGTAATAATCCAGATTAAGTTTTTACAAGTTGAAAATGTAAATTTAGATAAGTAACCATCAGTAAATATCACACAAGAACTAAATTCTTTGTGTTCTTTATAGAAGTCTAGAGCTGGGCAAACATCAGTACCTCCACGACCAATAAATTCAAATTTACTTTTTTTATCATATTTACATATCTTAGTGATATTAGTATCACACTCTATAATTGTTATATCTACACCTGTTTTATATATATGATTAACTTCAGATATAAAATTAGAAAAGTCATTCATATTTATAGAACCTGAAGTATCAATAACAACACATATGTTTGGTTTTCTTTTTAAACGAGTTCCTCTAGCATCAGGTAATCTCTTTGACGGCCTCATTCTAGTTAATTGTAAATCACTACTAATAGAATCTCCTACTACTCGTCTAAAATAGTTTCTCCAGTTAAAAACTGGAGGATTATTTCTTATTTTTTCAAGTATTTCTTTTAATTCTCCAGGTATGTGGCCTACTTGTTTATTAACAAGAGCTTCTGTTTCTTTTAACTTAGACTTTACTTGATTTTCATATAATTTACGTTCGGCTTCCGATATATCTTTAGGCCACATATCATGATTATCTATACTTTTAAAGTCGGCTAATCCTTCAGTACCAGGGATACATTTTTCAGGGTGTTCTTTAACAAACTTTTGTATTTCATTATAATAATACCACGCCCCTCTATTGGGCTCTAGGTTCTTTCCAATTAACTTAGAAAGATTCTGTAAAGTAACACACCCATCAGGCAATCCTGTAACTATTTGGTTCACAACTACATCTGTTGCTATATTCATATTATCATGATTATCTGCTTTGAAATCATCAGTAAGATGAAATAAACATATGTGTACTAACTCATGGGTGAGCACAGCAATACATTCAGTATCAGTAAGGTTATTCCAAAATGTTTCATTTACATATAATGTAAAATTGATACCATTAGGACCTACAGCAGCTGTTTTTACAGGATGGTTATCACTAACAATCTCCTTGCGTAGATTTAGCAAGAAAAGTCCATAAAAAGGTTGCTGAATAAGAAGCTCTTTACATGCTTTAATTAATTGCATATTCTATTTCATCTTTATTAAGCCAACGTTTAAATGTTAATCTAACAACGCCTTTTATAGGTGCATCTAACATTTTATAGTCAGCATTACATTCATAAAAAATCCTAGGATTGTTGGTATCATAAGTCCAACAAATCCCAGGATATTCGTTAGTTAAACAATATTTTCTCATTAGTGTTGTTTACAATATATTACGCCTTGATAACGGCTATTAAAGCAAAGATTACATTTTCTGCAATCTCCTTTACATCTTACAGCATTATTTGGTAAATTATTAAATTGAAACTTATCTACACAGAAAAACCAACGGTGTGCTTTAATATTTGGAGAAGAAGAATTTACTATAAAGTGAACTCCGCTAAAATTTAAGTCCTCTCTACAGGTATAACAATATGTTTTAATTCCAAAAACTTTATATAACCATCGTCCAATATTAGATCACCTGTCAACAGACTGTTGATCTGGAAAATCACCCGCTTCATTAAGTCTAACGTATTTAATCTTAACAGGAGCATTTAATATATAATACATTAGCATGTCCTTAAGATCTTTATCATCCCACAAATACATGTATGACTCAATCAATGTGTTTTTGTGCAAGTATGCTTTATATATACGTTCACATTTTTTAGCATAACATACTTTACTACATCTACAGAAGCCTAATCTTTCCGAAGGACAATGTACTGCAGATGTAATATTTACTATGAGTGTTTCTTTTGGTAATTTGGCATTCCCATATGAAAATACTTGCATATTACCTAAGCCTCATCGCTCTTGAAATTTAATAATATTCGTATTCATCATAGTTTTCATTATAATAGTCTTCATCTCCAGTATCATCTCCTATAGGATTATTAAACCCATATTTAACGGCAGTTGCTTTGAAAAGAGGTAATCCATAGTAGGCATAATTATCATTAGACCAATTTTCCAAACCTTCTTCAAGGATCCAGTTCCACATCTGCACCACCTCAAACATTAGACTCGAAGAAATGCCTCTTTTATCTAAGGCTTTCTCAAAACCAAAAGCAACATCTTCTTTAAGCTGCTTCAGTACATTCTCTCTGGTAAAAGGAATAGTCTTTTTATCCCATTCTTCCTTAGTTACGTTATCTTGAAGAGTTAGACCACAAAAAGGAAACATTTCAAAGGGAATGAATTCTGCAAGTCTATATAAATCTCTTCTATCTATCGTAGGACTTTTATATGCTACTTTAATCTGTTCAAGTGTTTTCATCTTCTATATGTTATATTTTAGCTGTCATCTTTAGATAATTTGATGTTAGTACTTGATAATATATCTTCTTTATCTTTTGTTAAGTTTAAATTTACCACAACGTAAAGAACCACTAAGCCCTAAATCTAAACTACCATAAACATAAGATTTATAGAAACTTCCATATGGGTTAGCCTCAAGACTCCAATCCTCTAAAGCTCCAATCTGATACATAATACTATCTATATTATCAATAGGAATCATCGGTAAATCTAATTCTCTATTACTAGAATTGAGAAATTCTTCTATTAGTTGTTTAATCGTTTCCATCTAATAAGTTTCTTTTAATAAACTCTTCTTTTAAAGGAATAGCTAGTTCCTGAGCCTGAGGATGAGCTGCTTTATCAGTTCTAAGTTTAAAGAATCCTCTCCACTGTTCAATAGTACCAGTCATAATTAATTCTGTTTTTGTGCACAATGGAAGAATTTCTCTAGCCTCTTGAGCTTTACAACCTCTGTTAATAAGAGCTTTATAATTCACTTCAGCTGATTCACACTGAGATAAGAAAATGTCAACAGAGTCTCCTTCAAAATGTTTTAGTATGGTATTGGGAATATTATTTTTATCTGCAGCATCTACCCAATCGTTATCCCAATATTGATATCTAGCCTCCTTTAAATCAGTCCAATAAGGAATAATAAACGTAAGTTCGTTATTAAATTTATCGGAATTGTAATTGCAATATCTTGTTGATTGTTCCGCAAATGATAACACGCGATGGCGACAAAACTCACGACTTATAGAAATTGGAAGAATAAACTTTACTGTAATTCGTTTTTCATGATATTCAGTAGGTTCACAGAGATGTTTTAAATCGTCAAGCCAGCCATTTTCATATAAAACTCTGTAATTAGTTGTGATATGATAATTACCATAAGAATCTGTATTAATAACTGAGTAAGAATTAGAAAGGTATTGTTTAATTACCCAATTATCACCTATTATATTGGAAGCATGATCCTTATGAATATAAAGATATACAGTGCCATGTTCAAGCATTGCGGTATGCTGTCTATCCTTAATCATATTAACAAACTTCTCTGCAGAATCTTCTGTAATACGATCCTCTGATTTGTAGCATGAACGCCCCGCCAATTCTATTTGTTTATATATACCATCTAGTCCTGGGGCCTGATCAAGTATCTCAAAATTACTCTTAATAAACCTCACTATCGACGATATTTAGGAGCATAGGTCACAGTTGGGATCTCTATATACTCTTCTGCAAATGCAGGAATGTTATACTCTTCATAACCTACCTTACTGCGATCATTAATAAGACCAGTGATAGCTACAAAACCGTTATCACACCTGTAAATATTAGTAGTAATATCAAAGTTACGGTGCTTTGAAAAGTTATAATTTTCTACTACAATATCAGATTTTCCAAGTTCTACAGCTTTAGCTGCAGAATTAATAGAATAAAAATCATTATTATTAATTTCTGAGATAATTTCTTTTACTTTCATATTTAAAAATTAATTTTGTCAAGTTGTTCTGTTAATACTTCTTCAAAATAGGTTCCACCGTTATAGAACTTAAAAATATACCTATATTTACCATCATCAACTTGCTCTATATTAACAGTATTATCTTCTTCGGGTATTTCAGTATTTCTAATAACAAAGAGTCTATTAGATCTAGTTACAATACATTTAGGATAACCGTCTTTATCATAATATAAAGTATAATTTGGATGTTGCTCTTCACTACTAAGATTAATATTATTACAATCCATCCAAGTACTAATATCGTGTGTATTAAGTTCTACTATTTCTCCTATATGGGTTTCTGTATAGCTCATTTTATTTTCTACTAATTTTTTGTACAACATATCTAGTAAATCCTGAATTTTATCTAAACACTCATGTGGAGTATATTCAGAATTAGTACTATTTTCATCTACATATTTAATTTTAGAATCTTCTGTGACCTTTCTAAAATATAAGGAATAATCGCTCCAATGGTGGTACATATCTCCATTTATATCAGTAATGCATCCATCTGCATTAGAAGTATAAATATATCCTGATTTATAAGCAGTATTTCCACTATCCATTATAACTGTATTTATACACAGAAATTTATCTCCTCTTTTGATATCCATATTGTTATACTTTTATTGGGTGTTCTCTTACTTCTAGGGTAGAAATAATATCACCATATAAATAGGTAAAATACACATAATCTAGTTCATTAGAACTATCTTCATAGTTTGAGACTTCCTCTGTGTTAGAGTTGTTATCTCCAAACTCCTTTATTTTATCATTAACTTTACATTTGTCTGCTAACAATAAAGTTTGTATGATATTAACATAATCACCAACACTATCTCAATAGTATATTAATTCATATATTTTCATAATATTAGTGAATTCAATAAGTAGGTAAAGATCCATCAGGTAAACGAGAAATTTCTGCATCTAGTTTACATCTAGTACAAAAGTAAGCACCTGCTTCTATCATACAATCGTAAAGTTTTTGTGCTACTTCCTCAGCTATTTCTTCAGGAGCTTCTACATTTGCTTCCATTATATGTTACGAATACACCGATTCCGTGTACTCTCTTATAATTTCTTATAAGATCGGACTATATCTTATGCTAAATAGCATCTAGGCATTTCAGTTCCTCTTGGAACTTACGTCATATAGACTAGTCTCTGAACCTTCTCAATACTATATAGAGCTTGGCTGCTGATTATCTACGACTTTACGTTTAGACTTTCCAGCAATTAACCTAGTTTTACTACGACAAAGTTATTTATCGTAAGGAGTTACACAAATCTTTACTTTATTAAATAAATTATTTTCTCTTAAATATTTAAAGAAATTTATAAGACTCACTTTTGAACATAGTGCTCCTGAATTTTGAATTGGATAGTTCACGCTTTGTTTGTCAGAGGATGATCTTCTTTTAAAGAAGTTTTTAACCTTCTGGACAGTATAGCTTTTTGGATCGGATTGTTTAAGATCTCTATAGTAATCCCAAAATCCTTTTTCTTGGAAAGATTTATAATCTTTAACTAAGGCATTATAATCATATATATAAGCTTTATGACCTGTTTTTGGATTTAGTAGAATATATCCTTTTTCCCACCAATCTTGTTTTCTAAATTTTTGATATGCAGCAAGACCTGAGAAACCTGACATATACTTATCGTATACATCTTTTGCCTTTTCTGGAGATATTCCATAGTTCCTAACTAAAGTTGAATCATTACCAGCATAATTAAAGCAAAACTCATACCCTTTTGCTAACTGTCTAAGTTTGTGATACTTAGCTTTAATTTCGGTTATTGGAAAATCATTTGGAATTTCATCAAATACAAGCCTTGCTGTTAGAGAATGAAGGTCTTTACTTCCTTCAGTTAGTTCTTTGATCATTGCTTTATCATTAGCTAATGACGCCATAATAAAGCTTTCTTGCTATGCTTTGCACATTGGACTATCCATTTGCCATATATAATTATAATTATACTTAGGCAGGTAATTATAGTCTCTGCACCTTCCTCTTAATAAGAGGCTTGGCTCAGGGTTGAATTGCCATCTCTTTCCCTGAATTTATACCGTTTGCCCTTTTATTTTCATAAAAGGCGAGCCACTTTTCATATTTCCTTTTAAGTGAAATATGGGCATTATTATACATTAATTTTCCTAATTTAATCATGTCTTCTGTCTTATAGACATTAACATAGTATAATGGATTATTAGAATTTTTTATAGAATAGTGGATATTAATTCCATTTTTAATTAAGAAATTTCCTATTTGTTCTATAAAACATTTGGATGCTCCACAAATATAGAATCTTAATCCATTTTTATTTATAGTAGTAAATCCTCCATCTCCATCAAATATACCTCTTAATATATTTCAATTTAGCGGTATGTATAATTTGCAATTATAACTTTTAGAATAAAAATTTCCTTTTCTACGTAATCACTCTTCTGCTTCTAAATTTGTAATAGTTATTGAGTGCATATAAGAGCCGTTTATTTTTTGATAGATTTTAGTTATCTTTTGATTTGGAGATGCTCAATCTCTAAATGCTTCAATCATATAAGAATCTTCTTCTGACAATGATAAATTAATTCCATAATTTCTAGATACTTTTTTCTCTTTTGTAATACTACCATCAGTTAATAATAGTCCTAGGAAATAATCTGAATATTCATCATTTCGTTTAAATGGATTATGTTTACAGTATCGTAATATCTTTGAAGGGTCCCTTAATATAATTTTATTTCTTAAAAGAACCCGTCTAACAGACGTATTATAAATACCTAACATAAGTCCAATTTCCTTAGTATTTTTTCCTTTTTTGTATAGATTTATTATTAATTCTTCAGTTTCTTTCGAAAATTTATTTGTTGAAGGATATTTATACCTAGGGATATTATTTTTATTAAAATATCTATTAATAGATGATTGAGAAATACTATAACTAGAAGCTAATTCTTTTATTTTAATTCCATCATTATACTTTTGTATAATTTCTTTTCATAAATTATCATTTATTTTATCCATAAAAACTAATTTTAATTATTAATAATGACAAATTTACGAAAAATAATCAACATAAACTACTATTTTGTTAGAAAAAATTAATGTATAAGCAAAGTTGTTAACCCGAATAATCAATACTAATTCATCTATTTCCATCTTCTGCAATGAAACATGCTCTAGTTTCAGCATCTGCTGGAATATTAAGAAGATTAACTAACTGAGTTCCATTTTTTTCTTTACCGCCAGATGATATACGAAATGTGTCTGTGCCAATTGATTGATATCTACTTTGTACTCTGCCACTAACATCATTTATTTGGTCTAAAAAATTCTGTCCATAAGTAGAAGTTAATTTAACTGCTTCTTTATAATCAAGATAAATAGGAATAAGACTACATTTATCTTTCTGAGGTCCCAATACTTTTGCATTTAAACTATCTTTTTCTTCTCCTTCTTTTCCAGTTTCAACATCTATTCCTAAGCTTTTAAATATAGGGATAAGTTGAGTAGTACTGTTTCAATTAAGAGTAACAATAGGTTTAGTATTAAAACCTGAAAAAAGATCACCTTGAATATTCTTAGAAATGTATTTAGAGTGTGGCATATTAGAAATTAACCAATCATCTAGCATTTCTCTTGCTTTTTCCTCTCTTTCTTTATCTTTCTTCATTTTAGCTGTTCATTTATCCTTATCTAGTTTTATACCACAATACTCCATATAGGCTAAAGGCAGAATAAATGCATTTTCATATTTCACTGCAATTGTTAGATTTTTTTCCTTTAGTAGGGGTTGCTGAAAATTCATAATATCTTCTAGATAAGCAGTATCTTCTGCAGCATATTTAACTATTTCGTTTGTTAGACCTTGGTATATAATCTTTCCTCTAATAGATTTATCTAAATCAACTCCACAATACATTTGGCCTAATTTTTTTAAATTCATCTCTAGCTTATATGAAACAGCTCCAGAAGGAGATATGATTTGAGTGTATCTAGGCTCTTGAATCCTTTCTCATACTTCAGGACTAAGTACAATTGGATATCCATTTCACATAACTTTTTCTGCAATATAAACATCATATATTCTTTTTGGCCATATATTATTTCTATACAAAAAAGTTAAATCAAATTTTGCATTAGCATAAATTTGTAACCTAGAATCATCTTCAAGATATTCTTTATAATTAGAAACATCCACAGTTAAACAGTCTACAACTACTTGAAATTCTTTACATCCCAACTGAATAGTTTTAAGATGGTCAGATCAACACGACAAACCTGAAGTCTCGGTATCAATACCAACAGTCTTTAGGGGTTCTAGTAATCCTAAAGATCTTTTAACATCAATAATAGTGTAAGTATCATTAGTAAATAATTCTTGATTATTAGTAACTAAGTAAATCATTATACCTCATCATATGTTTGTTTAAATATATCTGGTTTACAAAGATAGATCTCTCCAATAATTCCTTTAATAATATAATCTCCAATATTAGCTTTTACAATACCTTTAAGAGTCGGTATACCTAATGTATTATTATTATATTTTAAAAGAACCTCTCCAACAAATTCTGTAATTTCATCAACATTATTTCCTATATACTGAGCTGCTTCGATTATTACAGGTTTCTGTTTATATTTCTTTATCATCTTCTATAGTATATAGTTTATTAAAGGTTTCCTTTCTAAGTCAAAACTCATATCCATTTCAATTACAAAAGAATCCATCTATCCACTTATTCTCTCTATGTTGTATATCTATTTTTTTGATTTGATTTAAATAATCAAATTTTGTCATAGGTTGAACTTCAATTGTAAAATCTTTAACTTTAGCTTTCATTAGAATAAACTACTAACTATTACTCCTAGATATAATAGATTATGTTGTAATACTATACTATTTAATATACACAATCTATTATATATCTTTACATAAGAATCGTAAATTTTTAACATTTTCCTATTGATTTTAATCAGTCTTCTTCAACAAAGTAAGACATAGGGCCATATTGATCTAACCAATTCTCATCATTAATTAAACATGAATGTTCATTAAAATCTGGATGCTCCATTAATTCTTGAGATTCGGGCCATTCAACAATCACGTATTTTATCATTTCTGTTAATATTTATTATAATTCATTTAAATCTGATTGTAATATCTCAGGATAATATTTTCGATAGAACATTCGTATTGTATCTTCACCTACTTGTAAATCCCTATTTTTATCCCTTTTAACAGCTTCTTTATATGGAACAACTATTTCCTTATATTCTATATTTGCATCGAAATTTGAGGCTATTTCTTCCCATTTAGCCTTAGTTTTTGGATTAAGATTAGTAGCATCAATGATGACATTATACCCATTAGTTAAAGCCTCTTCGATCATTAGTTTTTCATAGATACTAATTAACTTTTCTCTAGAAGGTACCCAATAATCTCCACACATTAATCTAATATCATCCCGATTTATTCTAATCCAAGTACTCTTATCTTTCACAAATTCTTTTGCAAAATAGGTTTTACCAGATGCTGGAGGTCCAACAAGTACTAATAATATCTTATTCTCGTCTTTCATTACACTCTTTCCACATTTTGTATATAGGCTCAGAAATCGTTATAAAATCTTTAAGAGGATTAACAATTTTTCCTTTGAAAACGTCAATTCTATTTACTTTAGATTCTTTGATAATCTGAATTCCCCATAAACATTCTCTGGTAATATCCATATCTATATTAGGTAAATCCTTATTTATACCTTGTAAATAAGTTACCCTGGCAATAATATATCTTCTAAGTTTAATAATATCAGGTTTTTCATAAATATTTACATATTCTTTAATCTTACCTGATTTAGAAAGAATAGAACATACATACGGTAACAAACTACCAGATTTCATTCTTAAAAATCAATCATCTAAGCTAAAGAATGTAACATTATCATTTTTAGAAGTTATATTATCTCCAACAACAATATATTCATAACCTTCTTTATAAAAAGAACAAGGAATCTTATATATAAATTTGATATCCTTGTTCTCTTTTAGTTGCCTTATTTCTTCTTTAGTCATTATACTAATGCATCAAATCCTTCAGGAACTGCTAAAATATCTTCAATATTCTTTTTAACATAATCCTCAACCTTTATAGTTACTAAACCTACAACTTTTAATTTAATTTCATCTGGGATGAGGTAGGTAAAAATAATAGTATTACGGTTATCTATTCTTTTATATAGTGATAAATAAACATTTGGTATATATTCTTTATTTTCATCTAACATAAGAGAAAATTCTATAGAGTAAACTTTATTTTTTCTTAGAATTATACTCATATCTCTATATCTAATATAACCTTCTTCAACAGTTCAGGTGTTTAAAATAGTAAGTATTTGTTCGTTTGTTAACATATTATTCATATATCTATAGTACTTTATTAAGTTCTTCGGCTCCATATTAAGAATACTACTAACTTAAGTTTATAAGCTTCAATTTTACCAGGATCCATTAACATCTTTACTAGTACTTGATTTCATCTGATACTACATCTTTTGGTACACATTTTTTACAATAAGGGCTAATCCAGCCTCTAGTTATATATTTAGCTTTGGCCCCACAACATATACATGTTCTTTCTGAAAGTTCTTCGTACATATTAATGATAGGATATTCACAACCATTTGGAGAACCATTAGAATACCAAGCAAGCATCCCAAACTTCTCCTTAATCTGCATAATCCTATACTTATATAGGTAATTATGCTTTTTGAGAACTTTCTTCAGATCCTTACACATCTGTATACCAAAAGCTTTCCTTCACCCAGTAGGCATAGCATCTAGTTCTGTAGATGTAGGGATAAAACAGATTCTGTTTATAATATTATCCCAAATAAAAATAATAGAATTGTACACTTTCTTATAGAACTTATCTACGCAAATTTTGAGTGTTTTAAAAGCAAATCCATAATTATACTTTGTTGTCTTATTTTTATGAACATGATATATAATATATGGATCATTAGTAAATATATTAGTAGAAGTAGTTATACCAGTAATAGTAAAGCCCTTTCCAACATGTTTCTGAAGATTAAATTCAAGCGGCGAATCAATGTATGTACTTTCAAATTTTAATATACCAGAAGGGGTTAAGTTAACATTGAAATTATATTTACCAACATCTCTAATGATAGAATTAAATTCAGTGCATTCTTTAGGGTCTTTATAAAATTTATATGATAAATTAATTTCAGTATAAGCTTTTTTGTAATATTTATTACTTAATTTCACAAGCCAATTAGGACTTACTTGATGTTTGTCTGTAAATCTATTTCTAGGGTATAAAAAAGGAAATCTAATACACAAGTAGACACACTTAGGAATTCTAAGTATCCTATTTATTTTATATTTTAATCTATGAAGGTATTTCATCTACACATTTTTTAAAATCTAAAAACATCTTATTCTCCGAATGATTTTCAAGTAATTCATCTAATGATGATGCTACATCTGAAACTAATTCAGAATTAGGGTCAGAAAGGTAATCATATAGCTCATTAAATGTAGAGAACTTGTTTTTATCTGAATCTATAGCATACAACCATATTAACTCAGAGTTGTATTCTCCAAAGTATAGTTCCAATAAAATACATACAGTACCACAAGCTAGTTGTTTTATTTCTATTAAATCTTTAGAGCACTTAGAATCTACAAACCGTGTTTTTTGAATGCATACTATTATAGCTAACAAATCTTCTCTGGTTAATTTATGTTTCATTATATATCAATTTTATATCTTAAAGTTTTCATAATAAGTAGTTAGGAATAGGCTTATCTGCGGTAGTATAATTAAAATATTTAATTATTACTAGCTTTATATCTGATTTCGTCCTTGCAGTATCTCTTAAATAAATTAGTATTAAGTATTATCATCCTTTTGGTATATAATTAAATCACTTGTAGTACGACTACAGGCTACATATTGTAACTGACGAAGTTCTTCTTTATTTGTACATCTCCAGATATTCTCCATATCTATCATTACAATAGAATATTGAGATGACTGTGATTTATGAGTTGATATACAATATCCATAATCTAGTGATTTACGTTTAATTATCCTATTATCGTATCTTAGATCAAAAGTAGTTAAAAATGATTCTGATAAATCATAATATTTACTCCATAAAGCATTAACTCTTTTTTTATATACATTATTCTTATCAGCATTAACCGCAGATAACCTAAGTCCTTCTAACCTATAAGCTAGATTATTAATATTTTTTTCTGAATTATCTTTAGATAATACTATTACTTTAAAAGTAGAATCATCTGATTTTAACCCTAATTCCCAAGCATTTAATTCTAAATACTTAGTTTTATTTACTGATGTTATAATATAATCACGAGAATTTTCTATTTTTAATCCTAAATAGTTAGTTGTGTCATAACCTGTTAGAACTTCTCCAACAACAAATTCTTCTTTATATCCTAAATATTCTCTAATTAATTTATTTAATGCGTTAATTCTATTATTAGTATAAGAAACTAATTTTATTAAATTAGAATCACTAAAATCTTTAGATATTTTAAATAAATAACTATACTTTTTAAGCATTTGTACAATATTGTTACATACTGTAATATTAGAATAATCATCAGAAATGCTTTTAAATTTATATAATGGCTTTTCTCTTAAATAATTTAATACTTTAGATAAACAACTTTCTTTTTGTCTATATATCTTATTTAGATAAATTGTTCTATTACTAAATGCTTTAGAAGGTTTATTTTCTTTTACAGAATAAAGCTGTTTAGGATCTCCTACAAATACTATCTTTGATGACTTATATTCTTTTAATAGTAAATCATATAGATCACTATTAATCATACTACACTCATCTACAATAAGAACATCATATTTATACACTTGATGTGATCTTTTGAAAGAAGTATCTAAAAAGTTAAATTCTAATTGTGAAGCATCAAAATTTAATACATTTAAATTAGGTCTAAGATTTAGTAGAGAATGTATTGTTAAAGCTTCTCTTCCTTTCATTCCTTTTGATTCTAATACTAATTTTGCCTTATTTGTTGGAGCAATAAAAGCAGTCCAGTATCCGTTATCAGCTAATATGTCATATAACATACTGGCAATCATACTTTTAGAAGTTCCCGCTGACCCAGTTAAACAAATGCAGTGTTCATCACTAGTTATAAAAGAAGTCAGATCGGATAATGCTTTTCTTTGAGCATCGTCCAATCTGACTTTGTATTCTTTTTCTAATTTATTTATATCATAATTCATTACTTACCTGTTGATCCAAATCCACCACGAGAATAGGAATCTAAATTATCAACCCATTCAAACTTGATTTTAGAAGTAAATAACCACTTAATTTTTTGCCAAATAGTAGCCTTCTGACTTAGTTGAATTCTAAATTGACAAATACGATCTCCCTTTTTAATAACAGTACGTTCTAAAGAAATTGCAGGAAATTTCCATTCATCATCATTTCCAGAGTAAGTATTATCGATAATTCCAAGGGAATTAGATTGAACTATTTTAAAATTCTTAAATGTACTGCTTCGAGGTACTATATGAGCCTCAAATCCTTTTGGAAGAATCATAGCAAATCCGAGTCGTATAAGACAACTATCAAACGATACATCTCTAAATCGCTTACCATTTAACTCATATTGTACCCCAGCTTGCGGTGCTATAAGTTCTACATCTTCGGCTGCATAGAGATCAATCCAATCTCCTTTTTCAATAATCTCAAATTTACTTCCTTCAGTAATTTCTTTAACTTTAATCTTCATATATGTGTTTATTTAAATATTTATTTACAACAGATAGTATTTCATGTAACGTGTCCCACTCATCATCATTTAAATCAAGATATCTATCACATACAAATTCTGCTGTATAATCATTATCATGTTCGTTATATCTGAAAATTAATATAGTATAACAATTTTCCTTTAACTTAAAACAGCTTTTGTGTACTCTAATAGAATGAGTTCCGTCTAAATAAAATTCACCCTGTTTTTCAAAATTTGCCTCAGTACCATAATAACTATTTGGATAATACTTTACAATTTCAAACGAGATATGTTTAGGTAATTCTCCAATATATGTACATGGCTTAAATTCTAAATTCTTAATTCTATATGTTTCCATGCTCATATTTTAAATAAGATATTAGTTACAACGACTTCAGCCACAGGACATGCAGCTTACACATCCTGAAGTAGCAACCAATGGTTCCCCACATTCTGGGCATACGTTTTTATTATCATGATTGGCATTTATTGAAGGTTTTGTATCTGGAACACTAATCTGCTCTTTTTGAGGAATTTTTACATTATCTTTTATAGCTTCTGTAATTACTCTTGATATAATATCTGGGCATGACAAACCATCAATATTAATTTTTCTAGCCTTACATGTACTACAAGCAGGGCAATTAATTCCTCTTATCTGATCAATTATCTCATCGACTTTAACACCACTTCTAAGATTAAGAGAAATTAATCTTGTTACAGCATTCATGTTAGCTTGACAGATACCACCTTTAGATGTATGTGTGAACACTTCTACAAGATTACCCTTATTATCCTTATTGCAAGTTATATATAATGTTCCACATGCACATTTTTTACAAAAAGTTGCACCATGTGTTGTACCAAGTGTTTTGCGTGAAACTGGTGCAATGGAATCAAATTTGAAAGATTGTTTTTCTTCTTCAACTTTAATAGATTCCCCTATAATAGCTGGTCTACTATTTTCCCTAAATATCGTTAACCCTTTTAAACCAGCTTTCCATCCAGCTAAATATAATTTTTCTACATATTCTTGTGATGTATCTTTCTTAAGATTAATTGTAGAACTTATTGCTGTATCAATATACTTTTGTAATGCTGCTTGAAGCTTTATACGATCATATGAATCAATATCATATGCTGTTACAAGAATATCATCATCTATAGAAGAATTAGGAACAGAATCAAGATATTCTTTTACAATTTTAGCATAAACATCATATACCTTTTCTTCTTTATTAAGAGATACTGTTTTTCTCTGAAATTTCTTCATAAACAGGGGTTCCAAACCGCCCGATACTCCAAGCATAGTTGAAATTGCTTTTTCTTTAAAGACGTTCACAACACGTCTTTTACATACTATGTACTCTATATTACTATAGAGATGAGACTATATCTTATCATCAATATATATTTTATTTACATTTTGTTTTGAATGTACAAAACTATGACATTTATTACAAAGACAAACTAGATTATCAATTTGATTGGCTTGAGTTTTATTGTCAAAATATCTGTAATTACGTATATGGTGTACATCTAATTGTTTATGTCAATCATTTTCTGTTACACCACAAATTTGACAGGTATAATTGTCACGTAAACGAGCTTCGTTTCTAAAATGTAATCATCTTCCTGTATATTTTCTTTTACCCCCTTTTCATGTTGGTGAATTTTCACCAGTATAAATTTCAGAATAATGAGCTGCCATACAGTTCTTATCGCAATATACATATTTTCTACTTTTTAGTTTAGCTGGAATTACTTCTAGTTCTTTATGACAATAACCACATTCAGTTTTTATTCTAATTTTACTATCTTCTCCTAGCTCTTTTCGACGAATCTTTATACAGTCGTCACAATATTTTCTACCACGCTGGGTAATAATTTTTCCACAGCGTATACAGTGTTTTATTTTCTTAGCAGCTGCGTATGCACACTTCTTAGAACAATAAGATAGTTCTTGTGAACGAATATACTCAAATTCTTTTTGACAATATGGACAAACTTTAGTTAGTCTATGTCCAGTTTCTCTTGCTTTTTGTTTAAATTCCTCTTTATATCTTTCATTAAGAGCTTTAATTTTTTCTTTCATTACAGATGTACATTTAGCATCTTCTCCTTTTCTTGTTTCAATATTATATTTTGCTAAATAACGACGAACTGTAGTTTGGCTAATATTAAGTTGTTTTGCAATATCCCTTGTTGACAGCTCTTCTTCAATATAAAGTTTTTCTAATTCTTCTTTTGTAAATTTTAGTTTCATATTTGATGATTTACCCGTTTCCATCAGCATACGTTTCTGATGTACTCTCTTTCGAGATAGTCGTTGAACGTTCTCCATATCCTTAGACTTAGGAGCTTCGCTGCTGATTATCTTTTATATTAAAATAATCCCTATATTGTAGAATTATAGTACAAGTATAGAACTATTTTTAATAAATTCCAAATTATTATTACATAAAAAATAGTTTCCTATTAATTTTTGTAAATTTAGAAAAAGATGTCCCAGCAATTAGGGTAATTTATACTGAGCCAATATCAAACCCAGTTGGTGCTATCGAAAGTAATGAGCAGTTTCTAAGGCCAAATTTTTTCATTTTTTCAAGTTCATCACTTGAAAAGGCTTTTTTCATTATACTAGACTCAAATACCTTATCTGAATATCCTGGAAATGTTCCAAGTTCTTTAGCAAGATCATATGAAGCAAATACAGAATTTCTGAAAATAAGTCTCATAATGTTCTCTGCAAGTTGGATCGATTCAGAACTCCCATATTTAATATTTAATTTTATAAACATATCATGAAGTCCCATAATTCCTATTCCAAGGTTTCGATATCTAGCGATTTGTTCTTGTTGTTCTTTAAGAGGGTGGTTATGAAGATTTTCATCTATAATCCTATCCATTTCTCTAACAATAATCTTTATATCTGAAACCAGTTCAGAATAATTAACTGTCGCAAATTTTGTAAAAGGATCTTTTACGTATTCAGATAGATTTATTGAAGATAAATTACAGGACATATTTTTTGGCAAAGGTTGTTCACCACCTAATTTGTTAATACTCGATTATTCAAGTATGACTGATCATTTCTGTCAGTCTCTTTATATTACTATAAAGTACAGACTATATCATCACCTCTTTTGAGGGATATTCGTACAAAGTTTTATATGCAAACGAAGGTAAAATATATGGTGTAATATTATCTAAAAATTTAATGTGATCTTTAGTACGAAGACATAAATAATAATATTGGTTCTGTTTCTGGATATTCCATTCTAGATCTAAATTATCTTTTAATGCTTTTTTTAATAATAATTGATCTCCATAGGATAGTCGTTTCATATTTAAAGTAATACATCTATCCTTTCTTTTACCTTTAAAACAAGTAGAACCATCAGACATGAATAGAATTGCTAAACATTCCCAATCTAACATTTTTAATGCATGAGGATCTAGTCCTTTATATTTATCTGTATAAATACGTTCATGTAATAGTGTTAAGATAGGATGAACTCTGGATTCAATTCTAATCTGAGGTTTACGATTATATCCATCTTGGTTATAATCTTTTCTATCATATTTTCGAACTTTAACTAAATTATTTAATATATCAATACAATAATCAATATAATCTTCATTATCTTTTTTCATATTCATAACAAATTTATATTCATTTGTATCAGCATTTTTATATAATCCTCCATCTCCCATAGAGATAAAGGATAATAACTTAATTAGTTCTTTTTTATCATTAATTTTTCGCATATAATTCTTTTTAGTCGTTACACACCCAATAACTGGTTAGCACGGTATTGTCCTTATTAAGGATGTTCACCGTTTTTAGAATATTTTTCATAATAAATCACTTTATTATGCCGCCCGACGAACAAACGGATTACTGGTATCTATTTGATACTCAGTAATATACTCCATCAAATTATAATTTCTGAATCTATTCATAAACATGACTCCAGGCTCTGCATGTTCATATGCATTTTTCATCATAAGTTTATAAATTTCAATTGGAGTTATATCATAATCAGGATATCCCTTAAACTTAGATTTAATATGAAGGGTTATAACTTCTCCTGTCTCATAAAACTTATCTACAGCATTCATAAAGTTATCATCAACTTCCACAGAAAGGTTTGCATTATTGATCTTTCCAAGATTGCTTTTAATAGTTATGAAATCTTTTATTTGTGGATGATCTGCTGAAAGAGACATCATTAATGCGCCTTTACGTGATCCACCCTGAGAAACAGAAGCAGTTACAGTATTAAATATCTCCATAAATGGAACAATACCATCTGTTTCATATCCTGAAGAAAGTTTTGATCCTTTTGGACGAATATCAGATAAAGATAATCCTTGACCTCCCTGAGCTTTGAACGTTAATCCTATATTTTTTGCCGTTTGAAGAATATCATCAAGATTATCTGCAATTTTACCAGACGAGTAGCAATTTGAGTACGAAGCCTGTCTGTCTGTTTGTCTGTTTGATAGAGTTCTTCCTCCAAATAAGAACTTTTTAGCAACAATTAACCTTCTTAGTTCTTCATTTCCACCACTAACTCTATCAAACCACTCGTCTAAAGACTCATTATTATATCTATACTTTTTATTTCAAATATCAATTCCTAATTGATCATTATTAAGCCATTCTTCAACAATCATATATTATATACTTAATTAATAATTTATTCAAACTCTCTATTTTTTCTTTTACTTATTCTCACATCTGCTTCATCTACTCCAAACACAATATACTGACCTAATTGAGTTCGTACTGAAGGAGTATATTCCATCTCAAAATCAATATCACTAGAATAGTACACTGTTTTCCCATATATATTCTCTTGACACTTCTTTATTAGTTCTTTTGATAACTCTATTGCTTCTGTTTTATTACTAGCAGTTCCTAAGAGTTGATTATCTTTTTGAGTTCGAATTTCTATAACCCGCTTAAGTTTACAACGACCTTTTCTACGGACACTGTTAATTTTAAAAGGATTTTTTCTAGTATCTTCAACTCCAGAAGCAACAGTAATAATTATACCTGCTCCCTTAAAATCAAACATACCCTTTTCCTCTAAAAAATCTGCAGCGTATATATTTAAGTCTTTCGTAAGTATAGGAGAGCCTGCTTTCTTCCAATTTTTTGTAGCATCTTGTACTACAGTAATACCTGCTTGAAAAGCTATAAGTTTTGCCTCCTCTAATGAGTGAGCTTGAATTTCTATCTTCTGCATACTAAACAAATATAATATCATCTGAATAACCATTCATCTCACAATATGCAACCATCTTAAGAAGTTTACAAAATTCTTTACGCCCTTGTTCTAGTACCTCCTTGTTAATTGGGTATACTCCAACACTATTAGTAGATGTAGTTTCAACAACAATAACATTACATTTTACAGTTCATTCTTCTGAATTGTATCCATATTTTTTTTCACAATATCTAAGTAGAACTCAAATATAATATGCGAATTGTCTTGAATAAGAAAATATTTCAAATGATCCACCAGGTTCCATAAATTGATATAATAAATGACCTGTTGTTTTTAAATCATTTAAGGTGATAATTTTATTTTCAAGATCAATTGTTCAATTATCAGCTTTCATTTTAAGCTTAAGAGTATGTTGATTACCATTATAAGATGCGTTTATATCAATAAAGAATGCTTCCTCATTATATGTTTCAATAGCATCTCCAAAGATATCAGTAGGATATAATAGATTATTTACTTGTCTATTAGAATTAAGATTATTAATACACTTTTCTACTGTATCTCGATCCTTAGAGGATAGAATAATAGTATTATTATCTGTTATAAGTTTAAGATTATAGTAATATCTAAACCCATCTTTAATAATACTTTTTATTCTAGAAGGGGTTAAGCTTACTTCATAATAATGTATCTTTTCACAAGCTTCTACTATGGCACTATATATAGGTAGATTCTTTTTTCGTAGCTTAAATATTTCATCAATTACTAGTCCTAACTTAGCTGAGGGTTTACCTATGTCTGGGCCTAAAGTAAAGACATCTTTCTGGAGTAGTAGTTCATGGATTGCACTGCCAATACTTAATGATATTGTGGTTTCTCCAGTAAATCCTTCTTTATATTTGCTTGGAGACCCATTTTGATTAGGATTAATCAACTTTAAACGAGAATTTGATATATAGTTGGTATATTTACTTGAAAAATATTCCTCATCAGACATTTTCTCACGATGGACACTTTCTAAATTAGGAGATAGTTTTATATCATTTAAATTAACTGTCATAATGTTTTATAAAGTGGTACTTATTATTAGAAATACCCATAAGAACTTTGTTAGCTTCTTCTACTTTATATTGTGAAACTAAATTATATTTAACTTTCAAGTTTCCTTTTTGGTCTATCATCTTCTATCTTTGTATCTCCTGTTTTATTCATATTAACTAAAGCAGTTAAAAATAGCTCGCATAGTCTCGCAGAAAGACCTAAATTTGCTTTTAAATCTGTGATTTTTGGTTCAAAGGAAGGTTTATAGTCCAAGTTTCCTTTATCGTCTAGACTAAAATCTAGAACGATTTTCTGTCCTGTGCTGTGAATAAATTCTACTTTACAAGTTTCCATATTTCTTAATTAATTCATAAAAAAAATCTTTCGGTATCATAACCACTTCTCCAACTGACCTAAATGTAGACTCTGTTGGTTTAATTTTTTTTCAAAAGATAACAAATGGTTTATCTTTAAAAGGACATGAGTTTAAAATTCCAAAATAATCTGGAGTATTAATAGTTGCTTTTAACTGAGGATTAAAAAATAGTTTATTTTCAACATCAACTAAATCAACCTTTCTATCATCCATACTTTTACTTTCTGATCTAGAGGTAACAACACCTGTAAAACCAAGGTCTCGTAACTCTTTTGCTATCTGTACCTCATAAGCATTTCCTCTAGCTCTATTCCTCTTTAAATTTCTTGATTTCTTCTCTTTCCCCCTCTGATTTTCCTTTAATATATTCTTTTGCGCTTTCAATTAGACTAACAGTTTTATCATGTTTATATTTGGCATAAAAGTCAGATATATCTTTAGCTTTATATTCTCAAGGTATTCATATTGGAATAACTTCAGGGAATTTCTTTTTAATAGATATCATTGCTCTCAATCCTGGACGATCATTATCATATAATAAGATTATATGTTTAAATCTTTCTTTAAGACGATGATATTGAGCCTCAGATAAGAAACAATTTTCTGATATTGGGGCTATTGCGGGAATTCCTAAATTATACAATGTCATTACATCTTTTAATGACTTAGTAACAACAAGATATTCTCCCATTTTTGGTAACATGTGAGATCCTTGTAGTCTTAGTGATTTTCAATTAGATATAAATTTATATTTTCTATTATTAGGGAAATAAATCCGTCAACGTTCAATATCTTCTCTTATACCTCCATAATATCCAAATACTAATTGTTTATCTTTAAACAAATGAAACAAATTATTATTAAGGAATACATTTTTACAAGAAAATACCTTGAACTTGTTTAGTGTTCGCAAATCAATACCAAACTTAGCCCATCAATCTAACTCATATTGTTCGAAATCTTTTATTTCAACTTGAATAATAGCATCAGTAGTATCTTCAAGTTTTGTATTAGAATACTTAATCTCCTGCGGTATATTATTTTGTCTGGGAATTAAACCTATATCACTTGCAACTATGTTTAATGCCTTATAATACCCACAGCCATATTTATTCATAACCACATATACTCAATCTCCGCAATAATTACTTCCAAAGTCTTTTATAATAATCCTACCCATGCGATTTTTATAATATGCTACAGTAGGTTTTGAATCGTTTCTTACTTTAGACCTAAAAAGACCCTTTTTTACAGGTTGCCCATAATAAGTATACATTAATGTTTCTTGAGAAACCTTAGATTCAATTAAATCTCTAGTTATAACAGCAGGAAACTTGTATTCCATATCTTACCTCTTTATACATAAGTTTACGATTATTTATAATATAATGTACAAGCATACTTCTTTCAGTAACGAAGAAGATATGCTTGTACATGCGTCATATAACTATAACTTATTTATTATTAGAAAGGCAGATCACTGTCGTCATTGTTCATACTATCTTCTTGAGGAGAAAAGTCTTCACGCAGATCATCAAGTTCATTATTACGTTGGCGCATATCAGTAGGCTTTGCATTTGCTGCACTGTCAATAGCTGTTTTTTCTTTTGCGGTTAATACAAGATCATGACCAATTATTTTTGTAGTCATATAAATTGCGTTATCCTTACTGAGACGTGCTACAAACCCAGGAAAACCTACAAAGTTCCCAGTAGTTGGCACAAGCTTAATTTGTGTCTGAGTTCCAACTTTCTTATCAAGATATTTCTTAAGAAGAGCAATGAAGGAGTCAAAATCTGGAGCAGCAAACTTATCTCCATCTGCTTCAATCTTATGTGCAAGTTCAGGATCAAGAGCATCAATTACTTGCTTGATTTTACACATAAACTGCTCAGATTCAGATGGATTTGTGCCATATTGACTTTGGGTTCTTTCTTCTGAGCGGGGTTCGAAAATTCGTTCATTGTGAATACCACTACCATCTACTGCCTCAAAACGAAGTTCAATTGCATTAAATCCATCCGCTTTATCAATTCCTTTAAAGATTACATTGTGAATTCCAGCACGAAGGAAATTATTAGATACTACCTTAGCGTCCTTGACGCCACCCATATTAAACATACTCATATTATTATTAAATTAAAGTTAATTCATTATTTTCAGTAATTAAACTAAGATCAGCGGGGATGAGGTCTGCCTCGTTAATTGGATCCATTCTAAACATCCCAGGTTTATACTCCTTAATTTTAAACAACTGACCATATTTAGTTAAGATTGTTTTCTGTGTTCCCTTAAAAGACACAGTATTGTTCTTGCTTACTTTATTACCAGCATTTGGATCAGCAAAAGCTTCCGCTTTACCAATTACAGGAATTGTAATTTCATTATTTTTTTGAATATAATTCACAGCAATTCTATCTCCATATTTGACTGACATAAGTTCTATTGCTTTAGGGGAGATAATTAGTCTACTATCTTCAACTTCAACAACTGGTAAGTTTATGTTATCATACTTAGGAGGTACATCTACTACCTTAACGTTAGTAACAGCCCGTGATTCTATATCAAAATCAAAAGATATTTTTAACATAAAATTTCTATTTTACAAGAGATGGGTAAATACGTTCCCAATGTGGTACAAATGTTCCATCTTCTTTACGTTCAGCAATAATAATATCTTTACCAGCTAAATGTTTGCATCGAGACCCAGTTAAGATTTCACCATTGTTTCCAAAATTAACACATAAATTACCATCTAGATCTCTATGACAGAACCCAATACCATCTGACTTAGCGGAAAGAATTCGTTTTGTTTTTCCAACAAGATCAAGATCTTTTACACTACCTTCAAGTCCCTCATTCAATGATATATCTTTTACATGGCCACATAAGATGATATTTGGAGCACATTTTGATACCATATCAATAATCTTTTCTAAGGCTAAGCGCGTCCACATATATCCCTGACCAGAAGGGAGATGAGTTACATCCGTAACATCGGCGTATTTATCACTATACACAGGAGAAGCCTTATATAAATTCAAAGCTAGAGGTTTTACCATTTCCTCTAGAGCAGTAATAGTATCAATCGTTATGTACTTATAAGGCTTCCCTGCATCGATAATTGCTTTACAGACCTCTTTAATTTCTTTAACTGTATTTACTTTAATCTTAAGTGCATCGATGTAATCAGTTCCTGACTCACAATCGATAATTAGATTGTTATCAAGAGTTGAAAGAGTTGTAGTCTTCCCGCACTTTGGCAATCCATAGAGAATCAAGTACTTAGGGTCTTGTGTAGATGCTGGAATTTTACTTTTTGGTAATTCAATAGCCATATTTAAAAACTAAATTTATTTTTATTTCTGATATCTTTTACTTCTGTATCTTTTACAGTTGCATCTTTTATTTCTTTTTCTCTTCATGAAAGATAATCTTCATAATTTATTTCATCAGATTTAGGTAAAGGATAGAACATACCAATACTACCTTTGAAAGCAGACATGATAATTCTATTAGAAATACCATATCTATTTTTAAGAATAATAATAGATCTACAAATATCTTGTAAACCATATCCTTCGTTATCATCCATTATTTTATATCCTCTATAACTTTTTAGTTGGGTTTTAAATGGACTAAATAATGCAATACAAATATCAGCAGCTTGTAATGGTTCACCTGACTGTTGAATTTCATCCGCAGTAGGCTCTTCCATACCAGCTTTTCTCCTATCCATAGTTGTACTATTTCTATTTTCTTGCATTATAATATCAAAACTAGTCTGACATAGTTCTCTAAATCTGACACAATAAGTTGATATAAGATCCATTTCTTCTTTTTTAGTTCTCCCTTTTTGAGGATTTACTAAAAGTAAATGATCAATAACAACATTAACTATTTGATTAGGATTATTTGGAGTATATATAGTTCTTTTTCCATCAGGACTTTTTTGAAAGGTTCCTAAACTTTTATGGAGTTCCATCATTTCTGCATAAAAAGAATCCGCAGAAAGCTGTTTATCATATATAATAAACTTATGACTTATAGATTCTAACCACTCACGAGCTTCAATTACATACTTATGTATATCATCTGGTAACTTATTAGTAAATGACATTAATTGCATATATGTAACTTCAATACCATAAGTTTCATATAAATATAAGCTTAATAATTTCGCCAACAATGTATTAGCACTTAGTTCAAGAGAAAAATAAACTATAATTATATCTTTATCTGGATAATCTTTTAAAATACGATATATATCTGTATATATAACAAAAGAGCTTTTCAATTTGTTATCTTACTTGCTTTTTATCAAGTAATTCTTATAGTTTCCTATAAGTTCAGCATATATTTTCATCTCTTTGAGATGTCGGATACTCTTGGGAAAATTATATTCTGTATAACAGGTTCATTTCCTATGCGTTACAATATAAAATAACTTTTAAATTACTTTATTATCTCGGTGTTAACATGCTTATATACAAAATTTGGATAATTATTCTGTACATATAGCTTAGCCTTCTCCGATATTACCCGATCATTATCTCTAAAATCACTTTTAGAGACGGCAAAATTATGATTTTTAAAACACAAATATCTATAATATTTCCTATTTAAATAAATTGTAGAATTTTCATAAATTCACTGTAAAAATTTAATACTATTATTTATATTACTTTTTATATCAAATATTAGATCACTTGTTTTATTTGCAACATATCATGTTCATGAAGTATTTGAATATACTTCTATATTTTGTAAAATATTTTTAGTTCCAACAATACAACATCTTGGTTTAAAAATATTTTTACTACCTCCATAAGATAAACATCCATCACCATCAAAATATCCTCTAATAAAATGTCTTATTAAATCTTTAGATTTAAAGATATTTTCATCTGGAAATTTTAAGATATAACTTTTATTTGGAACACATCCTTTTTCTATTAGAGCATCTTTAATATGTTTACAAGAAATAGCAAATCTACATCGTTGCAATTTATTATCAGTTCTTGGTAATCTGAAAATATTTAAGGCACTATATAATTTTTCTAGATGTTCAATGTCATCAATATGTAAATCACATGAGATATGGTAAGAATTTGTAGAAACATTACCATCAGCATATAAAAATCCCAATCAATATGCTTTTGCTTCTGTGTCTATTACATCAAAAAATGATTCATTTACTGTTTTACGATTTAGGTTGAAATTATGTTTTTTTAGAAACTTTGAAATAACACAACCTTGAGTATTATATAATTTACCTATTTCTTTCAGAGACATACCGTTATTAAAACAATCAATCATATTTTTTAAATCATTTAATTTAAACGTATATGATATCCTATTACTTTTATGTGATAAATAAATTCCGCATCGTTTAAATAAATTACCTAATGCAGCAGATGTACAATTGCACAATTTAGAAACAGATTTAAGTGATATTTCAGGATTTTCATGAAATTTACATAAGGCTTCTTTAACTTTTACATCATTTACTTTATGTTTTCTAACATTCTTGAAATAAAAATCTAAAAGAATTAAATCTACAGCTTGTTTTGAAATATTTAGTTTGTTAGATATTTCAAATGAATTTAAATTTTGTTTTCTTAGTTCTATTATTTTGTTTATCATAGTAAAAATTATTTTAATTTTTACTACAAAAATAACGCAATTTATTTATATTTACAAATATCTGCGTTGGAAATCATTAATGTTCTACCAACACTACTTTTGCTGAAGATAAGTTTATATACCCCCTTTTTAAATCCTCCAGTATAAAAATCCAATTTTAAAAGTCCTGTTTTAAGACCTATATTTTTACCTTCTCGCCCATCTTCTATTTTAGAATATAATTCACCTACCAAACTCATTAAGCAGTTGTATAAACATCATAAGTACTGGTCTTACCTTGTATTCCCTTTATTTTCATTTCTTCAAATTCGTTTCACTTACAAGAAGCAACAAATTCAATAATAGGAATATGAATAAGATCGTTCATCTTAGCTCATTCTAATATTTCTAATACTTCTCGATGTTTACTTATACTATGTCCAATAGTTGATGCGTATCAAAAATAAAATTCTTGTAGGTCTCTAAATTTCTTAGAAATATTCTTTAAACTTACAATCTTACCATTTAGATACAACGTTGTTGGATATGCGTCCATTAACTCTTGTCCTAGTTCTCCAGTTAATTTGAAATACTGTTTAATAAAGTTTTGATTAAACTCTATTTCATCAGGATCATAACAATTAGGATTATAATTTTTCTTAATAATACCTTTATCTTTGAGAGAATTAAATAAACTTTTTAATCGTTTATTACCACCGCCGTCATATCATTTTTTGAAATAAATACGATGCTCTTCGGGATTTCCATTCTCCGTTTGTGCAATAAAAGTTAAATATATTAACAAAACTTCATCAGCTGTTAACTGATATTTAGTCATAATATTTAAAATCGTATCTAACTTCATATAATACGATTAAAAGTAAACATAACGTATTACGTTAGATCTTTTAAATTAAAATCTATGCTCTATATCTATTATGCCTTTTTTGGGTCTAGTAGAAATTTCACCACCTTTTAATATAACATCTAACTGATCCTCAGTAATAGTTATATAAGATTGATTTTTATTAGCATTATTATACCAAGTTTCTTCTATAGAACCTGCAATCACTAATGTAAAAAACTCTGCAACTTTATTTTCTTCAGCTCTGATCACACGGCCAATACGTTGTAAATCAGTCACTTGAGAAGAATTACAAGTTAAAGCTATACCTACAGATAATCCTCTAACATCGACACCAGCATCTAAAGCTTTAGGAGAAACAATATTAGCAATATCTAATTGATTAAATGTTTCAAGAATTATCCTATTCTCCTTTTTCTTTTTCTGACTATGCAATACTAAAGCTCTGGATTTAAATAGCTCTGCATCTTTTACAGTAGCAGTAAACAATATACATTTCTTGTCTCGTCTAAAGTCTAGAATTTTATTTGCAACTTCAAACTTTTTAGGATGAGTCATGACAAAAGTTTTTCTTAGCTTTAAGTATTTCATAAACTGAGCTAAGTAACCTCTTGTAGCATTATCACTTTTCCCATATTTTTGGGCCCAAATTTTCACTTTTTTGGGGGATTTGACTAGCTCCATCACCAGTTTAAAATCATGATTAAAATAAGCAAATAATTGTTGGAATTTAGCATTATACTCTCAATATTTCTCCATATCAACATGTAGAAGAACTTTATATTTTCTGTATGAAGATACTCAGTTATTTTCTAATGCTTCTTGTAATGTAATTGTATCACAAACGGACATAAACTGTTCAAGATATTTTTCACTTCCGTCTAGACGAGTTCAGGTTGCAGTTAATCCTAAAAGATATTTATATTCTACACAGTTATAGATATTGATAAACGTTGGACTTGCAGATAAATGACATTCATCTACTACTAATAGGTCAACTTGATATTGCTGTTTAATGATAGTATTAAATATTTCTACTTTACAGATAGAAAAGAGTTGGTTTTTAGCCAACTCTCTATTTCACTGTTCTTTCAAAACATCTGTTGGAACAGCAATTAAACCATTAAATGCTGGATTTCTTTTTACAAAAGCTTTTATTGCTATAATTGCAACACGGGTTTTCAATTTTGTTATCTCTAGAGCTTTTTATCTCTAGATTCTATATCTTCATATTCGATATAGTTCAGCATATATTTTTATCCACTTATTTCAGTTGGGATATTGAATACTCGTGGAAAGATTATATTCTATTAAATTAATAGGTTCACTTTCTATGCGTTACACTGCTATTATATATTACTATAATAGTTAGCTCGGTATTCTCATCTCAGAGTTCACCGAAAATTATTCAAAGAACTCATTAAATTCCTTTAATGAGTGGCAAGTAATTTTAAAAAATAAATATCTATTATATTTTCTATCCAAATAAACAGAAGAATCATCATATATATTACTTAGAAATTTTAAAGCACTTTCTTTATTAAAATATAGCGTTCAAGTATTATGTTTATATCTTTTTTGTTTACTTAATCTAGTAGGAATTCCTAAAATATCGCTTAATTTTTCTAAAAATTCTTTAGTACCTAAAATTGATATATTAGGAGATACAGATTTTATATTTTTATAAAATGATAAAGACCCGTCTCCATCAAAATATCCTCTAATAAAGTGTTTAATTAATAAAGAATCTTTAAATATATTAATAGATGGAAATGTCAAAGTCAAACTTTTATTTGGAACACACCCTTTTTCATATAAAGAATGTCAGAAAAATTTATTAGTAATACTAAATCTACATCTTTTACATATTTTATTATTACATCTGACATTACTTATTGTAACTTTTCCAGGACCATTGTACTTTATAAACTCTTTAAATTTCTCTAAATGTAAATAATCATCTCCTTTTAAACATAATTCAAAAGTATATCTAGGTTTTTCTTCTTTAGAAAAAGATGCAATATATCCATCAGCAAAAATAAAACCCAATCAATAAGCTTTTTCTTCGGTATCTATAACATCAAAAATATGCTCATCAAACTTTACCTGATTTCATTTATTAATAATATCATATCCTTCATACATTAATGCCATAGCAATATCTTGTCTTTTTATTTTATATTTACTTTGCATTTTTGTTAAAGAAATATTATTATTATAATCTGTGATCAAATCGTTAATATCTATTGATAAATTTATTTTATATACTCTATACTTTGACAAAATATATTTAATAGTAATATTATGACATTTGTATTCTTTTGCAATTTTAGTTATAGATATTTTTTCTTTATACTTATTAACTATTTCTAATTCTTCTGTATTTGTAAATTTACTCATGTAATTATATTTTTAGTTAAAAATTAATTTTATGTAAATATACAAATTATTTTTTAAAATTACAAATATTACCGTATCCAGTGCTTGCAACTACACTTGCACGCCCCCCAGCATCTATCCATCGGAGAACACTTAATTTCTGACGTTCATCTCGGTTCATTAAAGATACAAAAAATTGATTAGATATAAAAATAAGCTACTCTTTACTTGTCTTTTCGAATATTGGTAATGAAATATTTCTTGCTTCAGCCACTCGTTGAATATTGGACATTAAAGTATTCCACTTATTTATATGATAATTTAAATCATTATCTAGTAATAATAATATTTTATCTCTTAATGTCTTTAGTGCTATAGTTGACAATGATGTTATCTTAGGTAAAGAGGTAAGCTGAACTAATGAACGAAATTCAGAAAAAGATAATCCTGTTGGACTAACTCGAAGTTTAATATCAGGATTCAAACATAATCTTTCCTTAATTACTTCCATTCTGTTACGTACTCTACCATTACTATCGACTTCAGTTAACTCAACTTTTTCATTATCCGTTAACCAGATTCCCTGTGCTAAAATAAACTTATCAGTAATCATTTTCTTATTTAAAATATCAAGTTTATCAAAACAAGCATCCATGAGACGACTAACAGTTACCTTTTCAAAAATAGGCTCAAGTCCGTTAAATAGAACTGAAATAGATTCATTAAGTATATCCTCTTCATGGGAGGATCTTTGACTATTTATATAGTCAAGAATATCTTTCTTTGTTTTTATATCAGTGTCGCAGTCATGTAAAAGATATCTTACAAATAACTCTGTATTACAAGCATCCCATGTTTTATGAATATTTTCTCGAACGACATATTTGCCAGGGGACCATGGATATGCATTGTATAACATCTCATAACAGTGCTTATATCATTTCCTAATATCCTCTTCAGGAGCTGTCATAAGTTTTACATCGTTACCACTTTTATCTTTCCACGTTAATGATTCAATAGAATCCATTGCATTTTGCAATTTTTCACCAAATTCTGTACACATACTATTCAAAATCAAATTTGTCTTGTTTACATATATCTTTTTGTTTAAAGAAATTTATAAAATAATTATTACTATAATTATAAACTTCAAAATCTTTTAAATTTTTGTTAAACCATTGAGTAATACCACCTTCTACATATTGAAATTGTAAATAACCAATATCACCAACTTCAAATGTGTCAGCAGTATCCCAGTTTGGAAGTCTAACTATTGTAACATATTTTAAATCGTCTGTTATATTACGATTTAGGTCTTCAACAACTATTTCAGTATATTGTCCTTCTTGAATAACTAAGACTTTACAATATATTGTTACTGCTTGAGGGGTCATAATATCTACAGGTTTCTCCAATGTTAAGTAATCGAAAACAGATATTATCTACAATTTGAGTATTGCTTTGATGGAAATGTCCGTAATACCAATTAGTAATATCATCTTTATAATCATTATAGACCATATCCATAACAGCTCTCTCCTCTTCTATATCCTTTAATAATTCATTATCGTATTGAGAGTATTCTTGTACAATACTCCCCTTATCTGTTGGAAAACAGAATGAAGGAGCTGTATGAGAACAGATAATATCTATTTTAGCGTCAACTTTAGGTCGATATTGAACAATCTCATCTTCCCAATACGTCTTAGGAGCATTTAGTTCTGCTGTTTTACAGTCACAATTGTGGTATTTCATATATCTAACTATATTAATAGAATCATTTTGCTTCCTAATAATTCTATCTACAGATGTAGCTCCTCCAATACAAAGAATATTAAGATTACAAGTATTTATTATAGTATAGTCAGGAACACACTTAACATAATTAGTATTAATAAGTTGATTATTGTAATACTTTGGGTTACTGTGATTTCCTCTAATCCAAATAAATATATCATTAAACTTTTTTAATACTTTATGTAATTCAGGAATTACATGATCTGTATAATGTTTCAACCGCTCAAATCCTATTCCCACATCTCCGCAGAAAATAAATACTGAATTTTTTATTTTATATTGTCGAATGTTATGTATAACTGAATTCCATTCTCCATGTACATCTCCAACTATGTAGAGGTCTTTAATTGTATCAGGAAGATTAATTGTCATAACTTTTTATATTTTAAACCCTCCAATTGGAAGGGAATAAATATTATATATTTTGTTGTTAATCTCTATATAATATCTATAAGAGTTAAAGATATTAATACAATAAAAGAAATCATTCTTATACTTAATATCACTAAGATAAAAACCTGATTCCTCAGGATTACTAAGGAGGTTTATATCAAATTTTAGAAGATATGGTGGCAAGATATTCACATTACTAACTCTAAAGACTATTTTTAGTCCAAAACTAGAGTTGAATTTAGTTTTTGGTACATATGCTAAAACCCCCCATTCCAATATTTAAACAGGCTTTAATATAATTAGGATCGTTTCTGTAGACAATTATGTTATGCTGTTCGAGCTCTAGTATAGACATATTAGTCTATGTCCCCCTTATAGGCATTCATAATAGATTTTTCCTTTCTAAGCCAAGAGCCCTCAGTTTCTGCTATATCTAGAACAGTACGGCTAATAGATTCTTCTTCTCAATTTTGTTATCGTATAGCTTTTTATCTATACTTCTTATACTTCATTTTGTATAAGCTCAGCATATATTTTCACCTTCAGCATTATCTGTTAAGGGTAAATCACTCGTGGGTTTATTTTATTCTAATCTGTTATTAATATTTTATAATTGTATATAGCGTTGTATACCTGTTTTGGAAGTATATTTTTATATTTGTTAGCATATTCCTTTAAACAAGTTTCTTTCTCTTTCTTATATGCTCTAAATGCTTCTTCAATTGTAGAAAAAGTTCCTATATGTTTTTTCTTATTCATATAATTAATTTGAGCAATTATTTTATTGTTTTTGATTCTGACTCCTATTGGAGTATTACCTCTACATTGAAATCTTCAAGTAATAGCAGTATTAATTTCCTTTGGGATAAAACAACAATAATTTGGAGAATAAATTTTATTCCCCTTTACCAAGAAATCTTTATCTATAACAAATGATTCGTTATAACAATTATTATAATATCAATCTGCAAAATTCTGAAAATTTAATCATTCTTTACAAACAGTAACTCCATTTCCTCCATAGTTATTATATTCAGAAACTTTTGGACAATAACATCTTCCAATCATTTCTTTCCAAATTTTATAACATCGAGTTTGTTTACCGTTTTTGTCCCTAGAACTATATTGACCTACTCCAAAATAACCTGTATTGTATACAGACGGATAATAAGGATCTTTAACAGAGCCCTTTTTTAGATTACCTAGTTCAGCAGTAATAATAGTACCTGTTTGTAAAAATTTTATTATTACATTATATGAATCAATATATTCTAGAATGATAAAATCTCCAGAACTATTTGAAGTCATAATTTTATTTTCATAAATTTGTTTGTTATTTGTCATATATCATAATATTTTAATTAAACATAGTACAAATATACAAATTCTTTTTCAGACTCACAAACAAATTAGGTTCAAAACCTATGCGTTACACTGACTTAATATATTACTATTAAGTTTAGCACGGTATTAGCATCTCAGCCTTCACCGTTTTTGATTTATTCTATTCTACTTATTTCTAAGCAGACAGGCAGAATTCTACCTGCTCGTTCACTAACATTCCTGTCTCTTTATCATGCCCGTTCAACCAGTTGAAAGTAGCCCAATCACCCTCATTAGCTGCCTGATCAACAATTTCATTAATCATTTGAGTAGTTTCAATTTCAAGATCTACGGTAATCTTAAAAGGATCTACCATATCTTCTACTTTCTTATCAAACTGCTCAATAGTAGGATAAATATACTCTGCATCGTTTTCATTTAAATATTTACGAATCCAGGAATGATGTAAGTATTCTTCATCTGCTCTTTGTTTGTAATACTCTTCAAGAATAACAAATCCTCTAACACCAAAGTAATTTGCAAAATTCATATATGCATTATGATTTTGCAATTCATGCTTAAGCTGACGAAGAAGTAGTTTTTGAATTTCAGCACTTAAAGTGCATTCACGCCTACTAACATCCTTTTTTTCTACAGGATCATTTGCCTCATTTTTAATTATCATAAATTAGGTAATTTAAAGTATAAAACATTTCTGCTATCTAGTAAATATGGATCCTATAACTCTCCTTATGAAAGTTAAAGTTAAATTGATTTTCTAATAACCAGTAAATATCAGAATATATTGTGAATTCATGATTATTAATTACAAATCTAAGATCAAAACTATCATCAGTAGTTAAATACCTAGTAATATCTTGTTCATTAAAATAGATAATATTTATACCCTCAAGTTCAATACCTAGATTCTCAAACTCTACTGTAAGTTCTTCACTTCCACAAACATCAATGATAGATAAGTACCTGTCAGTTTTTTTGTCAAATCCATCAATATACCCTCTCATGTGATTAACACAAGGATACCAATGATTACCAACTCTTTTCAAAGTTAATTTCTTTTCCATAGTTAATTCTGTTTAATATCTTCCTTTGGATTGATTACTGTTGCAGCAATATTAGCATAACAATCTGCAAGTTCATTAAATTTATTATTATTGTGGCCTTTTAATCAAAAGAACTTTACTTTATGAAAGTGTAATAGATTAACTATTTTAACTCATAGATCCATATTCTTCTTTGAATTATCTTGCTCTGCAATTCATCTATATACATGACCATTGTTAATACTACTAACAATATAACTTGAATCAGAATATATTTCTAAATTCCTAGGTTCCTTAAAATATTCTAAGGAGTATAGAACTCCCATTAATTCTGCTCTATTGTTAGTAGTATGTATATAACCTTGATATAAAATCTTAATTACTTTGTTGTCCTCAGTAATTATAGAGGCATAACCCCCTTGGTCTGTTGTTGGTTTGTAACTTCCATCAGTATAGATTCTAATCATCAATAATTTCAGCATCGTCAAACTCAATAACTCTTATAGTTCCCTTAAAGGCAGCCTCTCTAGAAACTAGAAAGTTATTAAAATCTTCTATAAATGCATCTTTGTTTTTATCTTCTATACTAATATAACCATTAAAAATGATGTCAACCATTACTCAACAAAATAATTGGAATTAAAAAGCTTAGGATTATGTCTTTTTAAAAGTTTCTTCTCCTTTTCTATCATAATACTCATGACTTCATCAGCATAGTCATTTCTACGACCTCCAAAGTTTTCAATAACATGAAACGGATTCTCTAAAGCATTACGCTCAGCAATCTTTCGACCAATAGCTTTATTAAAGTTATCTACAGGCTGACATACTGCAAGTCCAAACTTAATAGTATGACTATTATCATCATAAACTGCAGCTATAGTATACCTACGACATGGTTTAACATCATAAACAACAGTTTTCTCAATAATAGGATTCACAGAAACAGTGCCTTGATATACAGGAGCACTGTAATAATACTTAACTACTCTACTCATATCTTTCTTATTTTTTTTATGATTTACATTTTAAATTGTTACTTCCTAGAAAGCTTACACCTCCATTTTTCTAGATTTTTACCAAATCTAGCATCAAATATATAATCACAGTAACTATAATCATTAACTATTGTTCTAGGATTAGGAATATTACAATCAAAGTCTTTATCTTGAAGTTTAAAAAAATTACTTTTTAAGTAATTCTTTATTCTTCTTTTAACAATTCGATGATAAATATTCTTTATACCTTTATCCTTGTAAACTGGAACCTTATAACTCTTTGACATATTAAGATAATATTAAATATAATTAAGTTACTATATTTTTCATAAATGATATTCTAGCAATGTTTCGTAAATCACTAGATAATACTTTAACAACTATATCTTGTCGGCCATTTCTTTGATAATAAGTATATAAAGACCTAGACTTATCTATACTCTTATTTGTTACCTTAGAATCAATTAGTTTAATTATGTCAGTTCGTCTACATACAATTCAATCTTTCTCTCCTTCAAATGCTATATAATCAGCCTTTCCAAATAGTCATCCAGGATTTCCTCGAACATTTTTTAGTTCTACTCAGTTGATATTATAATCTGGAGTATTATCAGCTCTACGATTTTTTTTTGCGCTCTTGATGTCAAATGTAAAAGTTCTATTATTATACGTTCATATAATATCAATATGATCATACATATCTTGATACTTAGATGGAATCTGAACAGTTCCTCCAACCTGAGATAGTAACAATTCAGAAAACTCAGATTCTTTTATCTTTCCTAATTTAGAGCAATCTATATATTTATTCATAATTGTGACCCCATTTTTCAGCTTCTTCAAATGTACTAAAAACAAGATATTCTGGAATCATTGTTACTATATCTTCAAAAGCATAAAATATATGAGGACCAGAATCTAAATATGAGACTATAATATCCTTAACTGTTCTAGGAGTAGTATCTACAGTATAAGTATCTACAAAAACTCCTGCTTCAAATTGATGGGTCTTTTGACAAATAAATACTGTCTGCCCAATATCAAATTTGGTTTCTATACTAATTTTCATTTTAGTTATCTATTATTTCAATATATCTCTGTTTAGGAGTAGTAACATAAGGATTTTGATCTATAATAATAACTTCTATAACAGTATGTTTTCTAGTAAACCATCGTGGTAGAAACCATTTTCGTGGTTTAATAGGTTCTTTATGAGAACTTAGAGTTATATACTTTTCATTATTATACTCATTACTTAAAGCTATTGTTCCTGGATAGGAAAGGTGTAGACAACTTCTGTTTCATTTATCTACAATACAAGTATCTAACACAAACCCAGGTTCTCTAAATATTGTATCTCTAATAACAATAGTATCTTTCTTAGAAAAATGTTCTAATTGATATTGTAACGCTTTAATTTTATTATCCTTAACTTTGTTCTCATTAGCTACTTTTTTCATTTTAAGCATTAAAGAATCGCTAGAGTATTCTAATTGCTCAATTGAAAGCTTAAATACACGATTACTTTCTTTTAATCATGAATTTTCCGCAGCATATGCTTTTTCATTATTTATAGAATTATCTAACGCAATATTCAGATTTCTAATTTTATTGGTCATAAAAATTATAGCCAATACAAGTAAAGTATAACTTAATATTCTTAAAATTATTTTTTTCATTATATTAATTCTCTGCTAAAAGTTGAAACTACAAAATTTCGGAATAGAATTAAATCTTCTAGAGCATTATCTAACGATGCTACTTGTTTTTTAACTCTTAAATATTTTTCAGTAATAATTTGTATAATATTTTTAACATCTCTAATAGAACAAGGATCGTATTCAAACATACATAATCTTCTATTTAAAACACCAATAGGCTCATTTGTTAAAATTATAGGAATTCTCTTGTTAGATTGAATTTTTATAACAAAAGGAATAGATCCAAGGTCTACTAATAATTTTAGATATCTTATATCTACATTATTTGGAAATATAAATCCTGCCTGTTTAAGATTTCTAGTAATTAACATAGTATTAAAAAATAAGGCATTAGAAAACTAATGCCTTAATATTTTATTGTTTATTAACAGTGTATCCATGATGTTCTAAAACTAGTTTACATAAGTTTAAGTACTCTTCTACAGTTAAATCACTTTTAGAATAATTAGCTGCAGGAGTTGTAATACCTAAATTTGATAAATCATTCGACCCGCCTTTAGAAACTGGTATTATATGATCAAAACAATAATCATCTTTTTCTAAATCAATAGGAGTGCCTGTTAAATAGCACTTTGTTTTTGTGCCAAATTTATTAATAATATCTAAAGTCTTAATTTTATTTAAACTCTTCATTCCTCTATTTTGAAAATGTTCAATATATCTCCTTAAACGTTTACGTCATGTTCTATTAGAGATTCTTCTACATCCATGAGAGATTCTAGCACAAAAAGTACATAGTATAGATTTAATTCTCCCCTTAAGTGTATTACGTCATAATGAAGTAGATTTTCGTTGTTTACTATTAGTTATATCATTACAATAATATCCAACAATACTTTTGCTACATCCAAGTATCTTAGCAATTTCATTATAACTTTTATTATCACTTCTTAAAATAAGAATTTGTTCCTTTAACTTACTCATAATCAACTTATTAGCACGAGCTCTCCGATTCGAACAGAGACCGTAGGGTTTGGAGCCCTACAATACGGTTTTGCTTACCACTATAGTTTTCACTACCAGTTTTACTGTTTGTAGTCTGGACTATATCAGCTTGATATACAAGTGTGGCATTTAGTCTCTACACATTTATAGAGTAAAGTAGGATACATAGAGAAGTGTACGGCTTTAATTTTCGACCTACTAAGCACTCCGCCTATTTTACACGGCATAAACAGCCTATGTTCTCTACTGTATTTTACTCTAATTTAGCTCGGTATTATCAGCTATCCATATTTCAGGACCTTAGACTTTCTTAGAAAGCTGATTCGTATAGATTTTACCATCTTATTTCACTTTTACCGAATTTGCCACAATTTTCACGCCAAGCGTGCTCCAATTCGAAGACCGCTGTGCTACCATTACACTAAGCTCGCATTTATTATCTTTAGTTATACAGCAAAGATAACAAAAATCTGTGAACAATCAAAAATTTAATTAACAAATTATAAAGAAAATTTGCGAATTTTGGTTAAATAAATCTCTTTACGATATTGGTTAACTCCACCATAGTCACCATAACTCATCTGCACTTTACGAAGATGGTATAGCTTACCTCCCTCTAATTTTAATTTATCTGCTATATCCTTTGGAAAAGTAAAATCAATAACCTTGTCAACTGTTATTTTTTTATAGTTACTATCCTTTGAATTTATAACATATATTAAGAAAGCACTTAATATAAGCAGGTACCACTTAATTTCAGAGTAATCTGTAGTGGGTCTTAAAAATCTGAATTCTACAGTTTTATGGGCATCACCTGAAATTAAATGCATTATATTCATATTAAAATATCTACCGTGCACTTCCCACTTACGCTCCTCTGTTGAATCATATGAATTAGGTAAATAAAAACTTTGGTCATCATTATACTTATTACCAGTGAACCTTTCGTAGAATGTAGGGAGAGATGCAATACTCGGAAAAGGTTTATTGTAAGCTTTACCATTACTTTTATAGCGTTCTGTATAGTAACTATATCTTGGTATGTACATACTAATAGACCATTGAAAATGGCACCAGAACTTACACAGACGATTAATATAACTATTATTAATTGGAAAGTTACCAAAATGAATATGCAAAGAGCAGTTTTTATCGTAAAACGTGTATCTTTCAAGCAGTTTCAAATGCTGTTTAATAATAGGTAAATCTATATGTGTTAATGGAAAAGTTACATATTCATGCCCATTAATTGAACCATCATACAGTGGTACTAGATTTGTATCAATACAACTTAACCAAGGTATGTTTCCTGCGGATGTTTCATATTCAAGGCCAAAGGTAAAGTCTTCAATATATGTAAATTCTTTATCAGGTATTAATTTAATATCCTTAGGTTTTAAAGATAGTTTTGAAAAATTGTAACATCTATCTATTGGATAATTAAACACATATTTAGAATCTGTAATGATATTATTAGATAGTTTTAAATCTATCGTATAGCAACAAATATTATTTACCCAATATAATGGTATTTTGCAGTTCTCGCGTCTTTCCAAATAGGTAATTTTCCCTTCTATTACTAGAGGAATATTTAGTGGGTCTATTTCAAAATAACCATATTCTATATATGCGTAATCAATATAGATCACACCTCTTAGTAAGGTATCTCCAGTTTCCCACCTTTTTTTAGTATTATTGTACAGCATCTAAATCAACAAGTCTATTAGTTATAAACTGTAAAATCTGTGTTTCTAGTACTTCAAAATCGAATGTTGTATTTTCTGCATCATTCTTAAAAATCTCCAAAGCGCTAGGAGCATAGGTATATGTTGTAGAACTTACTCCATCTTTTACATTAACTTTATCAGGAGCATTAAATAGAGTAACATATGATCCTTCTATGTACTTCATATAATTGAAGTCTTTATCAACAGTAGTTAAGACACCATTAATAATTCTAGGATTATATGCAAAGTAATCAATAACTTCAGGACAATAAACAGGAAGAACATCATCTGTAAAAAGGTCATCTATATTTTCAAGGAAATCATAACTTTCTTTATTGGGTAACAATCGCCCATAGAAGAAGTAGAAAGTATGTCCATATGCATTAGAGCCAGCATGTGTTTCGGGTACTAAATACCCAGAAGGATAAGCTAGATATATACCGTGTGCTGGAATTCCATTTAACATATACGTACCTGTAGTTTGACTGTAATATAAGCTATCAGAGGTATATGCTGGAGAATTATTCTTATAAGAAACACCGTATACTGGTATGTAAAGTTCTCTCTTTAATTTTTCACGGTTAATATTTCTAACACAGTAAATCTTGTTATCCTTAATTTGACATAACTTATTTATAGGAAATTCATAGATTGGTTTTTTACAGTTGATGCAATATAGAGAAGCATACATTGACGAAAAATAAAATTTACCCTCGTTAATCATATAAACTAAAGGTCGCTCAGATTTTGTTTTGTTTTCATTATAACAAGAGCTCCCTTTGAACATGAGTACTTCTGGAGTCAAAGATCTATAATCTACCATTATAAGAACAGCACAACCTGTATATTCTTCTAGAACATCATATCCATGTTCATAAATAATTTCTGCCAAAATTTGAGAATCAGACATACCAAGAGTATTAAGTTCTGGAAGATATTTATTAGATAATTCTCCAATATTAAGAATAGTACCATTATGCATTAGTACAAACTCAATTTTGTTACCACGTCTAATAACAACTGGCTGAGCCTGATCTAAATTCACAGGATATCCAGGAGAGGCCTTTCGACAATGTAATAAAGCAATAGAAGCTGACTTTGGATAATTTATACTAGTAGTAAAGTTCCTAAATAATTTTCTGTCACTGACTCCATATTCTACCTTACCATCAATAAAAATACCACAACTATCTCCCCCTCTTTCATCGTTTAGGGTTCCAAGTATATTAAAGTGGTTTATGTTAAATTCAGTCTTTTCAGTAGAAATTATTCCAGCTAGTCCGCACATATTCCATAAAGTTTAATTAGATGTTCTGCCAGTACTTTATTAGATGTATTAATACACTTTTGAACTAAATCTCCTTCTGGCAAAGGAAATCCTTCATTAAACATATCTACAGCTAACATAGTTTGTTTATAAATCATTGGAAGGTATTTGTCATTAAGCATAAAGCTACTTAGACATCTTGCTTCTACTCCCCACTCAGGACAACGGAAACTTCCTGCTTGACCATATAGAGTTCTTCTAAAAGTATCTCTATCATATAATACAGAAGGAACTCCGCAGCATAGATCAAAGAACTTAATAAGCTTAACAGATGTATCAAAATCAGGGTTATCATATCCTATGTGAATGTGTGACAAAATTGTTATCTCTAAGGCTTTTTATCCCTAGATTCTATAGATCTATTGTATTTCTATAGTTCAGCGTACATTTTCACCATCAGCTTTATCTGTATGGGTAGTTCACTCTTGGAGATATTTTATTCTTATTTCTAAGTTTCAATCTCTACGCTTTACACTGTTTAGCCTTGTTAACAGCTAAATTAGCACGGTATTCAAGATATCTAATAACTTTATCTTTTTTACGTTTTAAAGAAATAGTATCTTCAGAATATAAAAAATTATAAAGTTTTCGAATTTTTTCTAGTTTGTTAATTCTATTTGCATGTAGACGTAATACATAATATTTACAAGTTTTGCCTTGGTGCTCATAAATCTTATAATCTAATCCTGTATTATTCTTTATAATATTTCCTATTTGCTCTGCAAACAGTTTGCTATTTATGCAACAGCTAGGATTAAATATGCTTTTGTAAGACTCATAACAACCATCCCCATCTCATAAGCCCCTAATAAAACTTCCATGATATTTAGTTGGAATTGTTTTAAAAGGGAACTGAAATGAAGAGTTATATGTCTTTCTAGGATGTATATTATACTTCTTTTCAAGAATAGATAATAAAGGACGAGATGTAAATCTATAAATCGCTTGTTCCTTTCTAAATTTTACTCCATTTTGATTATTTTTATAAACCACTGAATTAGCTATAAAACAATCTTTTATTTTATGTAAAATATATTCATCTTCTTTGGAAATATTAAAAGAGAATCTACCCTCTTTCCCAATACACCCATCTGCTATAAAGAAACCAAGAATATATGCTTTTATATCATTATCTATAATTTCTAAGAAATGATAATTTGCTTTACTCTGAGAAACTTTGTTAACATCTACTTTATAACGTCTTTTTATACTTTCAACTGTTTTATAGTTGATATTAAGTATTTTGGATACATCTATCATAGTGTATCCTTTATTAAGATAATTTAGTATTTGTTTTGTTGATTCTTTCATAATATATGATATTATACACCAACAAAACTACATAAAATTATTTTAATTTGCAAATATTTTGATACAATTCTCGTTCACCGTTTTTGAACTATTCTTAAGATATATTACTATACCTTCGGGCCCACATTTGACCTGCCACTCTTCTATTATCAGGATAACCTTGTGGCTTATCGTTTTCACACTCTGTATAAGCATCATAATCACTAGAACATCCAATTTCATTTGCTTTAGGATCAAGTAATTGATCTTCAGGCACGGGCATAGATGCACTACAACAAATATCAAGATTGTTATCGAATTGTTTAACCCAATTACGAATCCAATCTTTCATATATTTAATAGAATCTACAAATTCATTACTAGAAGTACAAGGTGGGATATTAAATTCTCCTAAAATACAGTCAATCTCCACACCAAATCCTTTTGGCATGCCTTTAGTATATGGTTTACCTTTTTCTCCTGGAATTATTCCAATTGCAGATACTACTTGGTTTGTTTTTGTATTAAAAATAAATAACTCGGGGTCTGCTCCAACTGTAATATTTTTAACTTTCATCTGCTATTAATTTATCAATTATTTCATTTATTCTTATAACAATTGGTGATTCAGGTCTCATATATTCAGGATGTCCTTGGATAGCCAAACACTTTGGAAGATTTGGTCTGTCATACAAAACAATTTCAGGTTCATAAGGAGGAGACATAACATTATCTCCCTCATATATACTTGACCGATAACTAGTTGAATAAAACAAACATGTCCAATACTTATATGGTATTATAAATGGATACTGCATTTGATGGTGTGTACTGGTAATTTCATACATTTTATCCGTACTTATCTCTGTAATAGAGTGAGTTATTCGAATAGCATGATTTTCCACATTCTGAATAAGTATGCCACCATTCATAATACATAAATATTGACTGCCTCGGCAGATCCCCACAGCTAACTGATCAGGTCTGATTTTCTCAAATTCTTTCTTTTCTGCGAGATCCCTTTGTAAATTAGCACAAGTAGTAGGATGAGGTTTACAGTTATACAAAGAAGGGTGTACATCTTCTCCACCTGTAAAAATAACAATATCTGCATCGTTAATATCATCTACTAGCTCACGCTTAGTAATAAAATTAGCATAGTGTACTTGATTACCAACGACATATACTTTTTTTGTTTTTAGCATAGTATTCATTCGCTATAAAATTAATTCCCTTGACAATTTGAGGTAATTGCTTCGAGTTAAATACTCGAAGCAAACGGCACAAACTATTATGTTTAGCTATAATCCTACAAAAACTTTCACTATAGTTAAAGTCCCTTCTAATTAAATTAAACTGGCACTTAGGATTAATGTTATAAAATGTTAGGTCATCTAATCCTGGGCAATGACATCTTTTTCCATCATGAAACAATGTAATATAAAGTTGCATAATTTGAGTAATATCCAATTCTGGAAAGTTTGCTCTATTTTGCCATGCAGAGTATAATAATAACCAAAACGGATTTTCGTATACATATCTAATATACATAGCACTATAGACAAAGAATCTATTGTCAGGAGCACACCTAATTTGTAATTTGTATGAATGTGTACTCTTTACAAGTGATATTAATGTAAACCCCAGTAGTCTTGAGATTTCCTTAAAGTACTCAATTAATGTTTTCGTATCAAATGTACAGTAGTTAAGCTGAACTTGTCTACTTCGAGGCCATATAATAGTAGCATAATAATAACCATTAAATTCACCTTGAGAACATCCCCTACTAAAACAAGCCATATTTTCATAAAAGTAATTACCAGCATAGTAATTACATTTATATTCTTTTCCTCTAAAATCTAGTATCATAGTACTTTTTTAAATGATTCCCATAATAAGTTATCCCAAAAGAAGCCAGAGAAGGAGCTGTATTACTTTCAACAATGATATAACTATCACCACCGCACAATATATCAAAGCAGGCAATTGTAAGGTTCATTTGCTTTAATGCCTTAATGCAATCACTAATTATATTTTCCCAACATCCAGGTAATTTGTGTTCTCTTGTTACTAAAACAAATGTTGAGTTGTCAGCATGTTTATGCCACTGTATTTCAGCATCTTGTCTCAACACCTTTTTACAGGCATAGAAACAACCATGATGAACATCAATATGTACTCTATATTCATTTGGGAAGAAGTAATACTTTTCAAACACGAAATCCCTTATATTAACATTATTACATAGATCGTCTAAAGATTTGGGATTATCAATATAATAAATATTCTTCCCTTTCGATGAATGTTTATGTTTTGCTATAAGAATTTTGTGCTGCATAAAAAACTTATAAATGCTTGCTTTGTTAGAAGAACTAATCCATTCACTATGAGATACACCCGCTTTGTCAAAGGCACGCTTCATTAATATTTTATTCCCAGAAGTTTTAACTCCCTCTATAGTATTAATTTCCAAATATTTATATTTAGAAATTAAAGGAGTTGTGCTCCCTAAACGTAGTAGTACTCTTTGATTAAAAGGTATACTACGTAAAGGAGCACAACTTGTATTTGGACTGAAAACTCGAAGTTTTAACATACTATAGTTCTAATGCCTTATTATAGCAGTACACAGCCAGTTCCTTCTGGGTTAACTTATTATAATCAGCAAATTCAGCTCCATGGTCCTGTAGAAGCTTTGCAATATACTGTAGTTCGTGTTTTTTTAGTTTGCCAAATTGAGTAGCTGAGAATTCTGCGATCTTCTCATCAAGAGCAATTAATTTGAGGAATACTTTTCCAAATGGTTTATTATTAAATTTATTAACATATACCTTTTGGTCAATATTATCCTCTACTGGGATAGCTTTAGGTTCAGGGTTAGGAACAACCTCGTCATATGGGATAATCATAAATTCAGGTACCCATATGCCTATAGATAGAAAATATGGAATATCTGGGTCATTCTTATCTACATCCTCAATAACAGCAACATTACCAAAATAGGGAAAATCAGAAAATAAGACATATTTCATGTCTTTGTTACAATAAACACCTTCTAAGTCAGGTGCTTCCTTGAGTAGATTATCCTTAAGTAAACAATCAAGATTTTTAATGATAACTTTGTCTCCTTGTTCAAACATAACTATTTTTATTTTTATTTGAAAAATGATAAATATTCTAATGGACTAACAATTCTATATTTAGTCTTTCTAAACTCTAAAAGGTCAAAAGAATCTGAATAACTCATCATTGACCTTAAGTAGTCAACGAAATTTTCACACCAATCTTGTAACTTATACAAAACTGGAACTGTGGTTTCAATACCCTCAGCAGTTTTGAGTTTTTGGTTTCCTATTTCTATCTGTGCTTTTTTAGTAGACATACCATAGTATTTACGCCTGAGTCCTAGATTTGGATCTGTAACAGGTAGTAACTCTCCACAGGCTTCTTGAGATTGTGCAAAGAGTTTCCCAACCATTACATAATCAGCTCCAAGAGCTAGTGCTTTAATAATCTTATCATAATTATCAAATCCTCCGTCCGCAATAATAAATGGAACACTTTTGTATGGATGAGTTATTGAGTTACAACCCAAGTAAAAACCAGAGTCACCCGCTATATTAACTACTTTTGTTTCTTCAATACATTTTTCTATAGCCCGCTTTTTATCAACAACTTCCTTAATTAAGGAAGCCATTGCATAGTGTATTCCACCATTAGCAGAAGTAGTACATACAGAACCTCCCCCTACACCTATCCGTACAAAATCAATTCCTGCTAGTGAATAATCAGCATAAGTATCAGGGTTAGCAATATTGCCCGCCATTAATGACAATCGACCTCCAAATATAGACTTTGCTTGTGAACATAAATCAATTAACTTTAACATGTGGCCGTTAGCAATATCAACACACACATAACGAATATCATTAGTGGTATCATATATATTTTCAAAATCTGTAATAAATCTTTCAAACTCAGATAAGCCAAGTGCAACAAACGTACTTGTAGACAACTCCCATCGTTTATCATAATCTACTCCTCTTGGAATAATTGTATTGATCTTATTTCTAAGAAAAACTTCATAATTATTCTCATTAATAACAGAATTCATAGGAGCAGTAAATAACGGTAGCATACCATCAAAGTTATATGGACTACAGTCTGCGCGATGTTCTATTCTACTGGTTCTAGCTGGTACTAAACAAATATCATTTAACCCATATGTCATTTTTAATCTCTCTTAATTAGTTTATTTTTCTGTTCCTCAGTATCCCTAAATTTTTTTATTTTTCTTTTCTTATTTGGACGAGCAATCTCTTCCTCGTACCTATTATATTTATCCAATTGATTACCTCGAATAAATTTACCCATGATAAAAACAGAATTTCAATTTTGCTTTACTGTTGAATCTCTAAAGTACCTGGTTCTAGTCCAAGTTCTTCCTCAATTTCTGAGACTGTTTTCTTTACAACCTTATTTTTTACTTTTGGCCAAGCAACATCCATTTTCTTATAGTCACTAAGCTTGAAACAATATGGTGTTGGAACAAAGATCTTCTTAACTTGATAGAAGTTACCATCTTTAGGGGAATCCAAGCAGCCCCTTAAATAACCTTTAATTTCTCCTTTATTGTTAGCATAAATAATAGTTCCAGAGGAGATAATAAATCCAAGGTATTCTTGGTCTCTAACTGTTAACTGTACTATTCGTCCTGGTAAAAACTCAGACTTAAAATCATCATTAAGATTAGAATCTGTTTCATTATCTTCAAGCTTATTTTCTTCTTTACCTAGAATTTCTTTAAACTGATCCATAATAGATATTTCGTTTGATCCTAATTTAGGTGAATCAAGTAATCGTAATAGATCCTCTTCTGACCTTAGAATGATGTTACTATATAGAGCAAGCTGGTTCTTTTCTATATTATTAATACCTAATTCCCTAAAGATAGTATTATGATCATCTGAGCAAAAAACATTACCATCCCCAGTAAGGTAATGAATATTTTGATTATATGCGACAACATAATAAGATTTTTTATTCGTATCAATTAAAATCTTATAAGGGTGTCCTGAAAGTAATAAAGATATACTTACCTTAGGATAGTTTAATGTATATCCGTGCCTGCTTAAGATAAATAAAACAGTATTTGTACTGTTACCATTATATAATAAATAATGCATAGTTTAATTTTTTATCACTTATAGTTTAGGAGCCATAACAAATTAGAGCTCACTATCTTTTACTTCTGTAATTTTATATACGGAATTTTGAGTATGAAAATGGTTTTTATCTACGATCTTGGTTACAGGAGAAGTTGAAAAGCAAAATCCAAGACAAGTTCTGAATCCTACGGTTATAGGCAGACTTAAATATCCTTGAGTAAGATATCCTTTATTGATTCCATTTGGATGACAACCTGGTTTATAATTACAAGTATTAGTATCTTTTAACTTCTCAATCCAAACTTTAGTTTGTGCGGGATAACTACACACCTCATAATATAATTCACGTACACTCCTCAAAGTTTCCTCATGGTGATCATCTGATTCAGGTATTGATCCTTCACAATCACATTTCTTTAATAGTAGCAATGCTTCAAAGTCGATATACTCTAAATTATTAACTAATCTTAAAATAGCTGACTTGATATCTCTTTGTTTTAAAATATAGAGAGGTTGCATGTGACACCTTACCAAAGAAAGAATAGCCCTCTTATATTGAGGCTTAATATCAGAGACGTATACATCTAAGATATGTTCTGCAATTGGAACTCCTTTAATAGCGTGGTCCTTGCAGTGATAAAGTCCATCTTCTTCCTTTTTTGTAGTAACTGGTTTACCTATATCATGTAATAGAGCAGCAAAGACTAGAATATTTCGATAGTCTATGTCTTGAAAAAGTACTTCATTACTATTTTCAATATGCTTCAACATACATTTTGTAACCATACAAGTATGGGTGAAAGCGTCTCCCTCTTTATGCCAAAGTATATTCTGAGGAGTTTCTGATAATGCTTTAAACTCGGGAATTTTTAAAAGTTCATCCCAAAAGACAATATTAGTTTTTGGATCATAAATCATATTATATAATAAGATTATAAGAGATAATAGTAGTAACAAATAAAATAGCTGAAGATTTTGCAAAATGTATAAAAGTTGAATCATACTCTGACATTATTAGAGATCCTATAGTAATTGCAAATAAAAGAGCAATTGACACTATAAAAATATCTCTATACACTTTGTATGTTTTGTTATTAGATACTACCCACCCTTTAAGTTTATATGTTAATATAGCACCAGGTTTGTTATGGTACATATGGTAATCTTCTGGAGTAGCCTCAAAACTAAGTATTTTATTAGTTTTTATATCTTTTGCAATAAGATACATCTTACCATTAGTTTTATAGCCTCCAGATATCTTTTCTCCTCCTATAATCTCACATTGATATGAATTAGTATTTACATAGTTACTAAATTCAGAGTAATGTAGATTCAAACTTATAAGTATAACTACTATAGAAGGAACCCAATAAGCTAAAATTTTAGAAGGTATATCCATTTTATATCCATGTTTTTAAAGCTTCCAAAAAAGCTGATTCTAAAGCTTCTTCATATGTATTATAATCTACTCCACTTGCCTCTATACTATGAGGAGGTCTTACAATTTTCTTAGAAGGATCCATCTGAATATCAACGATTTTGTATGTCCAATATCCATGAATAGTGGGAATTATTATAATATGTATTTTATGAATATCTCTTAACCATTTTTGAAGTTTAGATTGAGTTGGAGCTAAATAATAATTATCTGTAGGATCATAAAACTTACAATTCCAAAGCACTCCTTTTTCATCATAACAAGGGCTACAATTTACATATCCTAATTTTGGAAATAGTTTGGATATTCTATTTCCATCCATATAATGTTTTTCCTTTGCAAGTTTAGCAGTATCAAAAGTAATATGTGATTCCATTATTACCAAGTTAAAATTTTCTGAGTTATTCTTTTATAGTTATTTAATATTCCTAAGATGTTTGCTCGACCTACAGGATTTGCAGATTGACTTGCAAATTGTGGAAGGATATACCCTTCATCTATACATTTATCTACAATATACTTGGCTATATCATATCCAGATTTTTCCTCTCCTAAATCATGATCCAAGCAAATAGAGTCAGGCCATTCTTTTTCAAGAAAATCAATTGCTTCTTGATAAGATTGGGCCCATACAACTTTACAATTTCTTCCAATTGGACTGAAGTTCATTCAATCATCTTCCATTGGATTACGGGCGTCATCTACCCAAAGAAGTATTTTCATAGTCATCTAATTCTTAAATGAGAAAATAAACTAAAAATTATTAATATAATACAAGCAATAATTGGAATAAAATTTAAAGGAGTCCAAACGAATACTATAAAGATAAAATTACTAATATATTTATCCTCAGTATAGTATAAATACATATCTCCTAGAGTAGTTCCTTCTTTAGATTTTATCCTCCAATAAACATAGAGAATAATATGATTAATAATTATACATATAACCCAGCAATATAAGAATTCCATAAATTATATTTTAGTTAGATAAAATTTTCGTTACTTGATTATTCTTTTTCTATTACAGCTTAGGCACTTACAAATAGTATCACAATATAAGTTGGACATTCCTAACGATAATATTGAAGAAATTACTCTACAGACACCATAAGCTCCGTATCCATCTTCTGTTCAAATTACATGAATAGTTTCTTTGCGACAATTCGAGCAGTACGTTTTTATTTTTTCCATGTTATAATGTTATTAGTGCTCCTAACAGGATTCGAACCTGTAACCTACAGCTTAGCTTACCACTACAGTTTTCACTGCTATATACCACCAGTGGTATATATTTGTGGTCTGGACTATATCAACTTGATAAACAAGTGCAGTGTTTAGTCTCTACACATTTATAGAGTAAACAGAAACTTAAAGAAGTATATGTTTTTAATTTTTAACCTACTAAGTACTCTACCTATTTTACGCAGTATAGAAAACTTATATTCTTCACAGTATATCTACTCTAATTTAGCTCGGTATTATCAGCTATCCATATTTCAGGACCTTAGACTTTCTTAGAAAGCTGATTCGTATAGATTTTACCATCTTATTTCACTTTTACCGAATTTACCACAATTTTCACGCTTAAACGTGCTCCAACAATTAAAGGCTGTTGCTCTATCCAATTGAGCTATAGGAGCAATACAACTAAAGTTTTTGAATATTCTTCATAAAAACTCTAGTAATAATATCTATATTCATCTTACATTGCTCAAATATATCTATTTTATAAGAATCTTTCAGTGGGCTATCCTCTTTGTATGGCCAATGTGCAATTATAAATTCATATTCACATCTAGCCCAGTATTGATACATTAATTTTCTCGTTACAAAATCCTTACACTGCTCAAAACTTTCTTTAGAAGGTTTATCTGCTTTATAAGCATCATTATACTTTCTAACTAGGTAAGGCATTATATCATAATAGGTTGGTTTATTTTTATTATATTCTAACCATAATACTTTGAATGGTATCATAAATTTTACTATTACAATTTTTCACCTAAATAATTAACTTCTATAACATTTAAATAGTTAACTTTAAATGGATAACCATCAACTATAGTATTATACTGTATACAAACACTTTTTTTATCTGTATCATGAAAGCAAGATACAACATGATTGAAATTAATATTACAGTTATATCCTTCACCTATAATATTAATAATATTTATCTTTTTCATATTGTATTTATGTAAAAGTTCTTAGTAATAAAATCTTAACTTAAAATTCTAAGTGGTTTTTATACTTGGCAGCACATCGAAGAAACCTATATGGATCCTTTATAAAAATGCGTTTTATATTAGGATTTAAATGGCTAAGATCTGGGTAAAAACAAAAAAGGCCAAACTTACCTGTATCATCTAAAACAACAACAGAGCTCTGGATTTTATTACCTTTCATGTATATCTGAACGTCGAAATATGGCCTATACCCAAGTTTAACTAGACTGCTGTAAAATAAAAGGAATTGTTTAGATAATATTATAGTATATGGATATTCTTTCATTATAGTAGTGAATTAATTATTAAAATAGCTTTTTTACTGTCATAACGACCCTTGTAATCAGATTTAGGTATAATATTCAACACCTTATTGACAATATTCTCACCACTAGTAGCATATAATGCTCCACTTGGATGATAAAAATCATGTCGTAAATCTACAACAATTAATGTACGCTTCATATAGTTAAATTAAGCATAATAAAATTTGAATAAAGTGTAGACTTTGATCAATATAATATGAAGTAAAATCCTTCATATACTTTTTATAAAGTCCTCTACACTTCCAGTAATCAATAGCATAATGTCCAACTAGCAACATTATTAATTTCCAAATTGCAGCTAATCCCAAAAAGTGTAATGCAATATAAATACCTAACGCCCAAATTGCACAATGTACAAACAAGACATAATTATTTTCACATTTATACTTCTTACAAAACTCATCTTGCAACGGATAGTCTAAAACTAAATTTAGAAAGTAAAGTATAATAAAATTTATCATTATCTAATCTTTATTTTTGAGAACAAACTTCCAATATCTAAGAAGATTTGTATTATCAATACAATAGTATTTACTACAGGAACCCATATTAAAAGGAAGATCCAATCATTATCTTGATCTACATAAAAAGAATAAAGATCACCTATTGTGCTTCCACACTTGTCTTCTTCAATCCAATCAAAATACAGGGAAACGTGTAAATAAACAACTCCTATTAGATAAATACCTAAAATAATTAAAAATGTATACATATTAATCCAGTTTTTCCCAGCATTCTTGATCAAAATTCCAATGTCTAATATCACAAATATTAAACTCGAAACATAATCCAAGAATGCCGATATTAAAACAAAAGCCTGCATGATCCCCTTTATTATTATAACTAATATGGAAATCAAGCAAGCCAAATGTATTGATGTTTATAAACAAATAATAACAAATACCAAATAGTTGAATATCAAAGTCAAAAAATTTTGATAACTTAAAGATTTTAAATCTAATAGACATTTCTAATGATTTAAACTCTCCTATAGGGTGCACAAACACCCACCACAAAAAATCTAACTTACAAAGCTTCATATTTTTCTTAAATTAGAGTAATAAGCGGTTATAGACTATACTTCTAATTTGGGTTAATCACTAATATTATTGTAATACTTTATATCTTCAATATAAGTTTTCTGTGTATCTCCAGTAGGCCCTATCATAATATTAGGTTTTATTGTTCCGCATGATATATTAAGTATTACTAAGACTATTATAACTATTTTTACTATTGTTTTCATCTTTATGTTATTAATGTTTAGAGTAGGTAACAGGATTCGAACCTGTGATACAGCTTTTGCAGAGCTGGGCCTTAACCAACTTGGCGATACCTACATGTGTGGTAAGGGTGGGATTCCAACCCACGCAGCGATTTCTATACGCTCTAATGCATTTCAAGTGCATCCTCTTAAAGCTCTTGAGTACCTTACCAAATTTATCTATCTATAAACCTTCTAGTAAGTTATTTGCTGGACCGATAGGATTCGAACCCACGTTACCCAAATTAACAGTTTGGTGCTTAAACCACTCAGCCACAGTCCAGTACATTTTATATATTTATTACAGATAACTCTGCAAAAGTATTTGTAGAAATATTATAAATTAATTAGTCGAGAATGATAGTAATGCTCTATCCCCTAGAAATCCCAAATTTCTCGTGCTACTTCCACACCCCATTCTCGATAAACTATCCTTTATTCAAGGATAGCGTTTAATTTTGCAAGAACACCTTCGTTTTTCTTACGAATGTTTTCAAGAGCTTCTTTTTCAGCTTGAGCTGCTTTGATTTCCTCGTCTCTTGCTGCAATTTCTAATTCTGCAGAAGCATTTACTTCTTTAAGACCATCAATTGCAGTTTTGAAAGCATTTAAAACATTATCTACTTTCTTAGACAGATCTACATATGTTAGCCAATTATATTACACAACCCATATTAACTTATTATTGAGCCAGTGACAGGACTTGAACCCGCAACATACTGATTACAAAACA